CTCCCCTTCAGGGAGAGCGTGGTCGTCTTATTTAGAAGGTTCACGATACATCTTTATTAATATATCTTATTAATAATCTAATGAACCTTAAAAAGAAACGGCCGTTCGCCCTTTGAGAGGGCGAGGCCTTTCAGTTCCTTCATTCTTTTTAAGAACCATTAAAGAAATAATTTTTTTATTCAGTTTTTATTAATATTTATCTTTCTCTTTTATTCTCTATATATCTTATTCAGTCTTGTGAGCGTAAGCGACCCGTAATGAGCTATGTAAATAGCGAATGGAGGGATACACATGGGTTCCTTTGTCCTCATAAATAAGTTACAATAGGATAAAAACCTTATAAGTGCTATGAAGTTACCAATAAAATTTTACAAGTTTATCTCTAATATAGATTATTTTTCAGAGATACACAAATATCATAAACATGAGAATAATGAAGATATGATTATTGATTATATGATAAGTAATCTAGCTTTTCTTCTAACTCCTTCCAATTTTAACCAAAGAGCGTCTTATTGTTTTAATAATTGGTTTTCTATTCTCTTAGAAATAGATCCGATTAAGTATGGTTGGGTAAAGAAAGTTGACCTACAATTCTTAAATAATACATCTGTAACTAAACAACAGATTATAGATTGGGAAGTACTCAATTTTACAGGGAAGAATAGGATTTTCACAGTAAAGAGAGAAAAATGAAGTTTTGCTACTTTAAACTTCTAATTTCCTTATATGTGGAAAAAAGAGCCCCAGACTTAATTGTCCAGGGCATATTTGATTATTTACATAACCAAATTGAAATTGCTTTCAAAGTCTTTAATAATTTAAAGCTATGAGAAGATATCACTAAGATTCTCTCAAAAGTCATGAACACTGTAATGAGTATGACTGATGAATAAAACTCAGGTGTTTGCATTTTAATTGAGTTTTTAAAAGGAAGGGTAGTTTTAATACTATTCTTCCTTTGATTTCCTTATAAGTAATTAAAAAATATAAGACTATGGAAGAAAAGATCAATTTACCAGAGAAAGGAATAGTAGTTGGCTTTGAACTTGAGAACTTAGAGGATTACTTGAATTGTACAGAGCATTTAGTACAGGTTCATGGAAAGTTTGAGGTCCTAGCAGAGATCGAGAAAAAAGTGAAGTACGAAAAGATTAGACACCTCGCCAAATTTCTCATGACGGAATATAATCCAGAGTTAAAAAGGAATGTGGTTTTTAGGTTGTCTAAGTTTAAAGAACGTCATGAACACAACGGCGAGACGGTTTATATAGCTTATTATAGGTTTGATGGATTTGTATCACTTTAGGAAATATAGGGAGAGACTTTTAAGGTTTCTCTCTTTTTTCTTTCAGGTACAACAAAAAGAAACTACACTTATCCATCTCGGACCAGTGTAGTTTGATTAGAATTATAGTATTTTAAGAAGTTTATCTGAGACATTATCGATCTTTATAGTTTCGTATGTTCCATCTCCTTTAAGCCAAATTAATCTTCTCCCCAGGATCTTTAAGCCAATTGATTCTAACATTAATTGATACATGCTAAATTGTAGGGTATAATGTCCTAGGGGTTCATCTATTAAATTATCAAAAGGAGGATACATTGTGATTCCCTTCGACCTCTGATAATCTTTCGTAAGTTCTTCATTTGTTTTCCAGTCTCCTATAATAAATCCAGGGTTATCAGGGGAATCATAGTAGAATAGAAGGTCGGTAGTTCCACAAAATTTAGTATTAATTTCTGGGATATACTTTGATGACATCCTGAATTCTGCACCGACCGGAATTATCGAAGGCGGTAACTCAGAATAAAATTTGAGGATACTTTCTTCTTTAGGTGCGAAGGGAATTAACCAACCCTCCTCTGGAATATATTGCCTTCGGATATTGGTCGGAATTAATTCAGGGTAACCACATTTTATCCATGTCATTGCTTCTCCAAATTCATGATACTTCGTTCCTTGTGTTACTGATTTTACATTTTTATATTTCCATTCTCTGAGGACATCTTCTTGAGTTCTTCCATTCTTTTTTGCATATCGTTCTGAGATTGTATGTTTATCGAAGGGTCTAACAAAGTTTTCGATTATATTAGAAACTGGTGTATATTCTTCAGTTCCTATAAAATACTTATGTCCTTCTTCTATAAATGTTATATCGGAAAAATGTTCAGATATTAAGTTTCTTGTTGTTTGTATAATTTCTTCTGTAGTCATATTCTTTTATTTTATTATCATATATAAGATTCACTAGTGCAGAGAAGAGCAAAATCCTTACTTATGATATGAAAATAATGATAAGTTTTGCAGATTTTGAGTATATACTAGAAAATCGAGTAGAGTTTAATCTGCTAAGTAAATTTAATCGTACTAAAGATCCAGAATTAAAAGCTATAATTTCTTTAATTCTTCTTGCTGAATCAATATCTAATGGAGCAATAATAACTTTAAAGAAATTAACGTTTGCCACTGCTTTAGAGGGTATAGATTTATGGAGAGGGAAAGTTAATACTAGAAGTTATGCGAAGATTAAAATAATAGGGGATTTGAAAGAATGGTTAAGATGTAATTTAGTTGGAAAATTGATAACAATAAAAAGACATGGAAAAAACGAGGTTAGAGTTATTGATTTATTGTTATCAAGAGAAGAAAATTAAGATCCGACTTTCACAAGCCAGATCTTATCAGAATGATTTATATAATTATTTTTTATTTTTTTATGCATATATAAGAGTTTGGAGGATTGAGAGATGATATCAATAATAGATGTTTTAAATAATGGAGAAGAAATTGCAAAGTATTTAGAAGTAAGATTTCATACAATTAAATATGCTGATGACTATTACCATAAGTTTATCTTAATTCATTCTTTGTGTAAATATGCGAATAGTTTAGATCCAGTTTATCACACTCTTATAGTATATCATACAGAGTTGATTGGGTGGTCTAGTGAAATCGATCTTAATAGTATAGGAAGTATAAAAACTAAGGAAGATTTAGCAATATGGCTTAAAGATAATTTAGTGGGAAAAATAATAACACTTAAGAAATATGGAAAGAATAATGATTTCGTATCCTGAATTCTTAGAAAATCTAGAAGAGTATAAAAATAAATACTCTGATTCTAGGGGTTCACTTCAATATAGAAATAAAACAGAAATTATGTTGATTCAAAATTTAATATTTCGTTTGGCAGATATTCATCTTTATATTCTTAGTTGTTTAAAAATTCAAGGAGCTGGAGGAAGTTTTATTAGATTAAGTATTCCTAGCATTAATAGGATTATAGATGAATTAATAAAATTATATCCAGAAAAATATAGTAAGTGGGGATATATAGACTTAGACTCATTTAATCTACTTTATGGAAGTGATGAAGTTATCTTAAAGGAAGTAGTTAAATTTTTTATTGGGAAGATTTTTACAATTAAGAAAATAAATGAAAAGAAGTCTTATACCGTTTTTAGAATTTCTTAAGATATTAGATGATCCAGAAGTAAATTCAGCAGGACGTTTAAATCGATACTTTTCTTGGGGAGAAGATACAAAACCAGTCGAACGAGGAATGTTAATTGGGATAGGGCTACAATTAATAAACTCCTATATATTTTTTGATGAGTCTCATAAATTTTCTAAGAACTCACTTCAAAAAGTTGATAATATTATAGGTCATCTTATATCAACATTTCCGAAAAAATATTCAAAGTGGAGGAAGATGAGCCCTGAGATATCAAGAGTTTCTGAAAATCTCTCTGAATATTCATCAAAAGAGGAATTTATATCCGAGATAGCTTGGATATTTGCTGGAAAACTTTTTAAATTAAAAAAGACAAGAGTTTAATTCTCTTGCCTTTATTTTTCTTTTTGAAAAAAAAACAATAGAAGAATTTCAAGACCTTTTCATTTTACTTGATTATGTACTCTTGTAAAATTACTTATCTATTATTCTTCCATCTACTTGTAGGACTTTAGCATGAAATTAACTACTTAATCCTCCTACACTGTTAACCATATACAACAAGGTAGCTTATAAGAAAATGTTAACTATCATAAGCATATAGTTAATTTAGGTTAGGCTACCCGTGACTTCCGCCCGGACCGAACACCTAATTCTTTCATATATAAGAATTTCAGGGGTTTAGAAATTTCTTCTGAAAAAAAAAATGGTAATGGACCAAACTTATTTCGCAATCCACTACCTGACCTGATAAATATTCCAAAAAGTCGTACTTACTTTAAGTTCAATTTATCTTAGCTAACCTTTATCGCTACAAGGGTATATCTTTTTGAAGTTCTAATAGTTAATTTCTTAACTATCATGAGTATTTCCCAAAGATAATAATTACAAATACCTTTATAGAATTTTACAGTGACCTTAGAGGTATATAAAATTTCTATCTTCTACCATATATAAGAATTTCAGGGGTTTAGAAATACCCAAATTTTTGTAGATTATTTATTAATTCTTGTATATTATCATCTATCTTTTCTTTTTCCATGTTGTTCCAATTAACTCTATCATTTTGTTCTGGATTACCAAATATTCGAGTTATCCAATAGGGGATTTTAGTTCCTCTTATATTATCCCATCTAGATGTGTTTGTTTTTTCAGAAAGTGCCCATAATACTTCTTCTATTGTATATAACATAGATTGGTGAATATGTAATGATACTTTAAAAACAGATCTCATTATTCCTATTATATTATCTAGGAACATATTTAATTGATCTTTATTAGTAAATACTCCAAAATTTCTCGAATCTATATTATAAATATCTCTCAAAGTTAGTATTATTCCTTTTCTAAACTTAAAATTATTATAACCTCCGATATATCTATAAAGTTTATCTATGAATTCTAAGGCTCCTTTATTACTAATGATAAAGTTATTAACAATTATATCAGAAAAATCAAACATATAGTTATTATATACATTTAATCCAGATAAACTACTATAACTATTTTTAATATTTTTCTTGATAGATTTATAGAATTTACCTCTTACTATAGTACTTTTTCCATATTCATAAAAACGATATGTAGGAAGACCATATTTGAAGTACATATAAGTATCTCTAACTCTATCATCAATAGCTTTTTCATCATGAAAACTAGAATCAATTTCTACAATGAATTTCGCTTTATAAAAGAAATAATCAGAAAGTATATAATGTTTCTCCCAAAGTTCTGTTCGAGTTTTTGGAACTTTCTCTTTAGTTAATATTTCTTTCCAGAGCTCTCTATCCATTATTGGAACGGGAAATTCTTTTATATACTTTGTAAAATCTTTTTCTTGCGTTAATTCATTTTTTATTTTTTCTATATCTTCTTCAAACTTTTTTGAAAAACTACTTTCATTAGCGATAAGAGCATCTCTTCTATTTTTAATAATAGAGATGTGAGTGTTATCTTCTTTTAAAAGATACGTTGGAATGATATATCCTTGTTCAATCTCTTCTGCATAATATTTGCATCCCATAGCAAATATCTTAATTAGGTCTGTATTCATAAGTTATATTAATTTTATTTCTATTTATAAGGTTTAGACCTTAAGAGCCTTATATGTGTAGTTTATTACATGAAAAACAAACTTAAAAGAAATGAAAATTGAACAAGAATTAATCGATGAATCTTATAGAGGATTCGTAAGAAGAGACCTAGTAGATCTATACCAAAGATTTATAGGTGAAAGAAGTGGAGGAAAAGTACATAATTCATCATTATCTAATGAGATAACTCCTGATAATGATGTAAATGTTAGTGAAAGATTTTTAAATAGACAGAAAAGGAGGGGGGGATTAAATTACTAAGATTTCCGAAAACTATTCATATAATTAAAAGATGTTATGAAGAAAGGTTTGGTGGTTTTATTGAATCTGTCTATACTATTGAATATGGAATTTTGCATTTAATGTACTTTGATGAGAATGTATTAATTGAATTCTCTAAAACATTTCGATCTCTTGAGAATGATAATATAGATGTATTGAGAGAAAAACTCAGAACTGTATTATCTGGAAAAATTATAGGAGATAATAAATTCATTTCTGTAGATAGAATAGAAAACCTAAGAACCAGAAAATAAAAAAAATTGAAGGAGACTTTTTACAGTTCTCCTTCTTTTATTTTTCTTCTTAGGACATAAAATCTAGCTTTTTCGTTTTTACTAGATCTAAGTCATTAAATGGAGTACCTTCGATAAGATTTACTCCTGTTTGTTGTAAAATCCATCCAAGTCCGGTCAAGTTTCCATATTCATCTACTACAATCTTTTTATCCCATATTGTTAGTTTAGGGAAATATAATTTGTAGTCCGGGAAAATCATACTCCATTCATCTTCATTTCCTTCTAAAAATTTATCTAGTTCAGGGTGAGTATTTATTTTTTTTGTTCTCCCATTCCATATCACATCAAAACACGGCCGAAGAATATATGGACAAACTTCGACTCCCTGACACTCTCCTGGTTCTGATGTTCTAGAAATAACTTTACATTTATTTCTTACCAGAGTCATTATTTTGTCCATTGAGTAGTCGGCCGTATTAATTATCACTATCTTTCCGGTTATATATGTTGGATTCTTTGGGTTAACGTGAATTAGACTACCTACCGAAGGATCTATCTCTTCTTGTAAGTAAATAGCCTCGATAAAAGCATCTAATCCATTCCCATAATATACGGAATTCATTTTTTTATCTCCTTCCCTAGTAATATCCCAGCAAATTCAGTAAGATCTACATCCCTAACAAATACATCAACTGGCTTAATGAATATAACAGTCCTTTCTACTATTGTCCCATCTTCTCTTACTGCTGATACATTATATAGGTTTTTTGATATTTTAGGGAGAAATGATTCAGGTACATATTTCCAATCAATTGCCATAGCTTCATCATCAAACATCTCTGATACTAGGTATTTTTCTTGTTTCATATCTTATATTTTTTAAAGTTGATTAATAATTTGTTCAGTATATGCTACCGGATCGAATTTCTTAAGCTCTTTCAATCTTGTCTTGAGCTCTTTTATACGATCCGAAGTATCTTTATTTTTTCTAAGGTAACTGATAGGCTTTGACATAACAGAACTAACTATTTCCTGAGGCATTCCAAATACTTTCATAATCTCTTCGTCAGTTGCTTTTGGATTTTTGTTTAATATATAATCCGAAATTAATGGAATAGCCTCTAAAACCGCAATATCAAAAGTAGTTTTTTCTATCTTCTTCTGATTTACTTTTACAATTAGATCTATGTAATTTTTATAAGTATAATCTAACCAATCATATAAACCAATTCGAAACATTGTGGATCCAGTAGTTACGTTTGTTGTGTAGTTTGTAGCACTATAGCAACACTTTCTTGCTAGATCTTCAATTTCTTCAATAGATATTCCTCTTGCTCCTGGAACTTTAGATATTACCATTTTAGGACCATTAATATCAGTAAGATCTTCCATATATACTTTTCCTTCTTCTGCAAGTTTTTTAAACTTTTTAAAATTAGGTGTAAATAAGAAAGTATCTCCTTCAAATAATATTCCTGGATTACCAAAATCATCAGTTACTCTTGTTAATTTGTATGAATATATTACTCTACCTTTACCTGTTTTCCATAATCTATCAAGTTCTGAATTTTCTTTGTCAATTATTAAGTTTGCATTCGGTTCTAGGAGTAACGGGTTATTATTTATATAGGCTTGGTATAATGATTTCGGACTAAAATTCGGATAATCATTCTTAACACCTATGCACAGACCAGTTACCGATGTTTTCATGTAAAGACAAAGAGGTATAGGAAGTGGAAGATAAGATATTTCCATTGGTCCTACTGGCGATTCTACCATAGGAACCTCTTTCCACAATTCTCCAAGTACTCTATTGTATACATCTGAAACCATTTGTTTTGTATATCGAGGAGCGGCATACTGATTGTATACACCATTTATTTCCGTATATCCCCATGAACCGTGACCTTCAAAAACTCCAGTATGTACGAGATTAGCATTAAGTTCTTCAATACCGGAAAGACCATGAGGATGATAGTTTGCTACACTTGAAATTACTGTAGTACTAGGTATCATCTTCCCTTTTGGAAATTGAAGAGCTGAATATATTAATCTTCTATAACTAGGTTTACAACCATCTTGTATAAATGCTGTATGTCTTTGATTATTAATATAATTACCAAAATCTAAAAAAGCATCTCTTGCTATTTCTCCAATAGCTTTTTGTTGAATTAATTCTTCTTGTGTAATTTGTGGTAATTCTATTTCTTTCTTTTTTCTAGCCATATTATTCAATTATTCTAAATTCGTCTAAATTATACCAAAAATCTTCAGATACTCCTGCTTTTACTGAAATCGATTCTTCTGAATTAAGATTTGTTATTTTTATTGAGAAAGACATAATTCCTCCTCCAATTCCACTTTTAGATATAACTACTGGTGGATATTCTAGAAGAATTAGGTCTCCTTGTTTAATATCTCTTATAAATTTTTCAAAAGTTTTACTCGTACTGTAGCTCATTTCAATACATTTCATTGAAATTACCTGAACTGTATATTTTACTGTAGGTAATTCTTGTATATTGAAATTTCCCATTTTAAATGTTTCCATGATCTATTACTTGTATTTCTTTCATAGCATCCCAAAACTCATTAATTGCACTTTCAGGAACTATTATTGATTTATTACTTCTAAGATTTGTTATCTTAGTTCTTACAGATTTCATTCCTGACTGTGAATTTCTTTTAAGAATAGGAGGAATTTCTAGAAGAATTATATCTTCTGGGTTAATTCCATCTAAAAATATTTCCCTTTTCTTATTATTTATGTAGTAAGTATTTTTATCCATCTTAGAAATTACTTTAATAAAATATTTCATTGTTGGTAATACATCCCTACTATTTTCAATACCATTAATTTTATAAATCTGTAAATCCATTATCAATTATTTTGAATTTCCCGAAATAATAATATAAGATATTTAATTCCAGAGTGCTAAATTTCATACTCTTTTTATTCTCTAAATTAGTAACTGTGACATATCCTTGAAGTAATAATGAATATGAAATCATTACTAAATCTCCTTCATTCAGATATAAGTTTATGAATTCTTTTTTCTCCTTATTCATTAACCTATAAATTTCAGAATTTTTATTAGTTAATATTTTCTTAGCTCTATCACAACATATATTTTGTGGTTCACCAAGTAATATTACTATTTTAACTTCTGGAATATTTGGATATTTATAAGTCTGTGAATCCATATGGATTAGTTATAATTCCGGCATCAAATAATAGTTTTTTTCTTTCTTCAATATCTTCTGTCAGTTTCATACTATAGTCGAAACCATCCGGAGTTACTTGAATTAATTTTCTAGTTGCCGGATTATAAAAGATATCATAAATATCTTCAGAATTAAAAGCTCCTAGACCTTTTCTGCGAAAAAATGGTTTACTCGGATCTAATCCTATCGGAAATATTCCATTATCTTGTAATGGATCTCCAGGATAGAACTTTTTATCACCTTGTTCAAATATTGGTGACATTATTTGATAAACCATTCCAAAATCTATCAAAAATCTTCCGAATTTTCCAAATAAATATAGAATTAATTTTTTTATCTGTTCGCCATCAGGGTCCGCATCAACTGCGATAACAATTTTACCATAACGGCTATATTTTTTTATCAATTCATAAGCTTCTTCAAAAGATTTTGCATCCTTTGTTACGTTATTTACATCCATACCAAGTCCAATTACTTTGAATATAGTATGAATTTCTTTATTATCTAGTGCCTGATCTACAGTCTTATCTAGCACCGAAAGTATCTTACCTCTTAACGGGAGTACTGCGTGGAACTGAGTGTTATGTCTTCCACTTTTTAGTGATCCTGCTGGACTTAGACCTTCACAGAGGAATAATTCACAATCCCATCTGTTTTTTCCAGTTGCGTCACTAAAACCCTCTATTAATTCAACCCTTGACTTAAACATATTTCTTCCCTGAGCGTCATCAATCATTTTCTGCGCTTTTTCGGATGCACTAAGAGATTTCATTGAATCAGCTAAGTAGTTTAACCTAGCTACATGTTCTTGCCAATATTCTGGATTATTTCTGAATATCTTTTGAAATTCTTTAGTAATATCTCCAAAATCAGACTGTTTTACTTTAGATATTGATTTTAGACGTTCTTTAGTTTGAGAAGAGTAAACAAGGTCGCCAGCTATAACTATAATACAGATTCTAAGTCCATTCAGAAGATATCTATGTTTTATTTTAAATTCATTTTTTAATGCCTCTTCATAACAAGTCTCTATATATGAAATATGAACTCCTTGATCCACTGAAAGACCACATGCCGATCCTGCTTCTACTTTTTGTCCAAGTTCTGGATCAACTTCAAAAGTAGTATATACAGTTACAGAACTATTTTTACTTGTATCTGCTGGAATTATTGTTTTAAATATTTCAAACTGATATGGTTTAAAAGTTCCATTAACTAATTTTCTGTTAGCCATTACTTCTACTTTTTTCTTGTATAATTTTTCTTGAATAAGTAGAAAGTATTGAATGTTTTTAATGGGAATATTTGCACTAGTTGATTCAAATATTTCTGGATCAGGTTTAAACATTGTAATAGTACTAAATCCCCTAGGTAAAGGTTCATACGGTTGCCCAGAAGCTCCAAAGATCATCTTTTCAAGATTATCTAATTTATCACATCCTTCATAAAATTTTTTTCCTTTTCTATAGGCTACAATATAAAAAATATCTTTCTTAGATCTTGGGCCATAAGAATTCCATGCTTCTTCAACAATAGGCAAGGAAGTATTATAATTCTCCTGAGTTACTTTAGACATTATAATAAATTCTTCCGATGTTGAATTAACCGCAGTTAACCCTATCCCGTTTTGACCACTTCTAGCTATATTAGTATCTAGAAATTTGCTTCCAGAATGAGCATAACTAACTGCGGTATCACAAGAAGTTTGTCCTGGTTTATCTTTCGACATTGAAATTTGAATTCCTCTTCCATTATCTCCGACAATAGAATACCCATTCCAATTCTGATCGATAAATATTTTATCACAATGACTACAGCTTACACTCTCGTCCGCTGAATTATCCCAAACTTCTTTCATTAAGATATCTGCATTAGTAACGCCGCCGATATACATCTTTTTGTTAACTATAATAAGATTTATTATAGAACAGAATATAAATTTAACCATATTATTTTTTATGGTTAGTAAGTCTTTATTCGTTATACTAATAAATTACTTAGATAAAGTCTAAGACTATTAGCTTGGTATTAGATTACTTAGATACTAATTCTCTAAGGTCTTTCACCAAATTTACTTACTAGTAATTTAAGATATTACTATCTTAAACGGCCTGTATTTTGACCAGGGCGACGTCTAATCGCTTCAATAATGTCTAAAACTCTAATTTCATTACTATTTTCTTCCATAAAATAAAATTTAGTTTATTAAATTTTTTTTAATATTAAATATATTTTCATTATAAATAGTGGGAAGATATAATTATGTTATCTTCCCATCTATAAGGTTTATATGCCTAATGGTTGGTTGTTTTTAATATCATAAATTAATTTATCTATATTATGATAAATATAATATGGGTAATCATAATTTGATAAATTGGTATTTAATGAAATATAATAGATTTCAATAGAGTTATTTTTCGCAAATCTATTTTTTATTATATCATGTTTTCTACATATTAGAAATTTTTTATATACTTCATCTTCATTAAATCCATCTTTATGATAATCTATTTGCATAAAATGTCTAGGTCCTTGTACTTCTATTAGTATTTTTCTGTTATTATATATAAAATATAAATCAAAAGGTAATGGTCTTTTATCAATGCACTCAGTAAATTGTTTCTGAATTTCTAAGTTTTGTATTTTCAGATTTAATTTTATTGATTCGCATACATACATTTCCCAAGAAGATCCATATATTGATCTGGGAAATGATAATTTATTTAAAAATCCTTTATTTCTGCATTTTTGCCATAATCCTCTAAATCGTTTATTAAAATCACCTTTCCCAATTATATTATTATCGTTTATAAATTGTTGAAATTCTTCAATAGTATCAATATCTTTCCAATGATTAAATATATTTTTTGGTTTTCTTTTAAATACTAATTTATCTAAAATATGTAATTCATTTTTACATTTTCGAAATAATCTTCTATATTTTTTATGAAATTCGTATGAAGATTTTATTCCTTCAGAGTCAATTAAATTTTGTACTTGATCTAAAGTTACCGTTGAATAATTCACTTGAGGGTTTGGAAATATTATATTATCTTTTCTCGGATCTTTCCTAAAAATATTATATATACTTCCAAATCTATTTTGTAGATCTTTTTTATTTTTTATATTATTCTTATCTATAAAATCTTGAATAGTTTCTGTAGATAAGAATATATCATCATACTTACTCATTGTAGTTTAAGTTTTTTAATTAATTCTGTTTTTTCTTTTGCTGTAAGTCCTGAAGAGAGATTAGTTACTTCTATTTTTCGGCCGGCAGATTCAAGTAACTTAGATATTAGACCGAAAGAACTCAGGCTTATTCGGTCCTTTCCTTCAGTTACTATAATATCAATGGCCGAAGATAATAGTAACTTTTCTAATTCAGGCGTATCTTCTGAATCTAGTCCAATATTCTCTTCGACTACTTGATTTACTATATATCCTTTAGCTGAACAATATAGTAATAATCTCTCTTTTTGCTTTTCTAATTCTTCTTTTTCTTCAGAGCGCGTATATATAGCTATTGTTGGATTAAGTTTCTTAGGATCTTCTTCAATGACCCAGACTCTACCCTGTCTATCTGTTTCCATTGAGATTATACCTTTTTCTTTCCAACTATACACTGTACCTCTTGAAATTTTTTGAACTTTACAATACTCACTAATTCTATATTTCATAACACAATAAAATTAAAGATTAAACAACTCTGTACATATATAAGGCATGCATTGTGGAAGGGTAGCGAAATGTGGGTTATTTTTGATGTTTTTAGCCATCTTAACCTGTAAAATGAGCCAAAATAACCCACTATCCTAAGAGAGGTTGATTTTGCTCTTACAGATGGTTGAGTTCCTTAATAATGAAGTTAAAGAAAAAATAAAATCCCTAGAACCGTTTAAGTCCTAGGGTAAAAGAATTAATCTACTCTTTTATTTTTTAATTTATCACACTCTATTTTTGTTCTTGCCAAAGCAATAGCGTGATTGAATATATCTATGAGAATGTTATCATCCTCTAGAAATATCATCATTAGTGTCATGATAATTGCAATGATGATATGTTGAATAATTTCTTTATTATTCATAGAAATAATCATTTTAATTACACCTTTTTCTACGGATTAAATTTATTCTATGAATTTTTCTTTAACTTTAAAAAATTAATGCTAGCTTCTTTTGTATATCTGCAATATATACTTTAGGAGCTAGCTCATTTATTTTCTCTTCATATATAAGGCTTTGAAACATTTTTAGGCGGAACTAGTTTTTAATCGAATTCTATATCACTGTGCAGAAAGAAAAAATAATACCTTCTAAGAAACCCTATTAGCCTTATATATGTAATAAAAGATAGAAATATCTGATATTATCTAAAGACATAGTATATCTAATTTAAAAGATATATTATGTCTTTTTTACTTTTTGAGACAATAATAACGCAATGCCTGAAGCAAATAGAAGGCAAATAAAAATAATAATTATGAAAAATTTAAAAGAACTTTGGTCAGCAGTATTAGAAGGCCAAGAAGAGCAAAAGAACAATTATTATGCAACTCTAGTTCAAATTGGAGTTCATGGTAGATCAAAATTTTATGTATCAGAAGATGATATCGAAAATCAATTCGGCGAGAATTTAAGAGAACTATTCATGCCGAAAGATTGTAATAATCGCGTAAGATCGATTATTGTAATTAAAAGTTTAGATGAGCAAACAGAAATTAAACCAAAAAGAGTATGTAGGACACTCTTTATGTTAAAACATTCTCAAGATCAGGGAAATAACGAATTTACCGCTTGGTTGGAAACCTATAGAGGCGAAACCGTTGGAACAGAACTGACTATAGATGAGTATAGAGAAAAGTTTACAAAATCATTTGACATAACAACTATAAAATGTTGGAAGGATATTCTCGACTTGTTTGAAATCTAAAATTATTATGTATGGAGAGGAATAAAAATTCCTCTCCTTTTTATTTTCCTTCAAAGCCTTATATATGAGAAAAAACATACTCCTTAAGCAATAATAAAAAGCTTAGGGAGTTTTAAATTTTTATAGTATGAAAAAGACAAATAGAGAAAAAATCAGAAGAGAATTTCAAGAGTTAAAAGTTAAGTTTGAAAAGATTAATTTCAAACAGGTAAAACTTGAATTTGAAAAAGGAACAATTACTGAAGACGAATTTATTGAGAAATCAAGAGTGGTCTTTGCATTAAAAGCGAGGTTTAAAAAATTATTAGAAAAAACTAAGTACCTAAAATATCAAAGCAAGGCGATTAAGGAACTTTATGGGTCAATGAGAAAATATTGCATTAAGAGTGATATTATCGATCCTTGGTATAAAGAGATAATAAAAAATTTACAAGTTCCATTTATTTTAGGATTAGCCTTAGTAGCTAGAGATCGAGAACTAGTAAAATTCGGTAAATCATTTATTAATGGATTTAAGAAAGTAGTTGTTTAGAAGAGGGATTAATTTCCCTCTTTATTTTTCTCAGGTCATCAAATTCTTATATATGATATGAAAACTTATATAAATAAAATTAATTGAAAAAATTATGGGAATTGTAAAATCAATTTTAGACACTGATTTATACAAATTATCAATGTCTTATGTTTATGCCACGTTATTTCCAGAGGCAGAGGGTGAATTTACTTTTATAGATAGAAATAACCTTGAATTTGATGAGGATTTCGTGGATCAACTTAAACAAGAATTTTACGCAACTAAATCTTTAGCGTTAACTGAAGAAGAGTTTAAATGGTGTTGTAAGAAAATACCATATATAAGTGAATTTTATTTTGAATTTCTTAAGTCCTGGAGATTTGATCCAGATAAAATAAAAGTCTGGTTAGATTCTGAAAAACATCTTCATATCACTGTTACAGATAAGATGTATCGTGCGACTCTCTACGAAGTAATGATTTTGGCAATAGTGTCTGAATTATTACATAAACGAGAGAATAATACAATTAACATGGAAGAAATTATAGAAAGATTAGATAAAAAAATTGAAATATCTAATCAAAATTCCATGAAGTTTGGTGATATGGGAACTAGACGTAGATATTCTTTTAACATACAGGATGCCGTTATTAAGCGTGTGAAGGAGAAAGCAATTTATACGACTGGAACTAGTAATGTATATCTTGCAATGAAATATGGTATGACTCCTCTAGGGACTATTGCCCATGAACAGTACTCCTTTCATGGAGCTTTATTTGGATATAAGGAAGCCAATTTCTTAACTATGAAAAATTGGAATAAAGTATATCATGGTTATCTTGGAATTGCTTTAACAGATACATTCGGAAGTAAAATCTTTTTTGAGAATTTACCAAAAGATACTGCGCAATTAATTTCCGGTGTAAGATGTGATTCAGGAGATGAATTTAAGTATGTTGGAATGGCAATAGCACGTTTTAAAGAACTTGGCGTAAATCCACTTCACAAGGATATAATCTTTAGTAATGCTTTAGATTTTCCGAAGGCTTTAGAATTACAAGAATATTGTAAGGGTAGAGTTGGATGTTCTTTTGGGATAGGTACAAATTTAATGTGTGATATTCCTGGAGTTAAGCCAGCAAATATAGTAATGAAATTGTCAAGGTGTAGAATTAACTCTAAACGTGAGTGGTCTAAATGTATTAAAATTTCAGACGACTTAGGAAAACATACTGGTGATCCGGCCGAAATTCAGTTATGCAAAGATACGTTAGGAATAGAGTAAAAATAATGAGCCTGGGGATAATTTCCTTGGGATCTTTTTATATCAATGACTTATGTTAATAATATTAGATCCAGCAAAAATTAATCTTAGGGATGCAAAAATTTATACAACACAAGAAGAATTAGAAGAAACATGGAAAACGCCTTTAGATTCCATTCTTCCTTCTCTAGGTTATACTAGGACTTATTTTGAATTGATGAAGTTGAGTTTAGGAGGCGTTACAATAGGATCTGTTTATTATCGAACTGTGGAGGATCAAAATACGGCCGGTGATATTATTGAAAGAAATACATATATAAAAGTTCAAAATATAACTTATACATATTCGAGGTATTATGCTTTTTTAACAATTATAGAAGACGCGGCCGGAATAATATCTGTTTGTCAAGGTTATGTAGAGGCAGAAAAATTATTATCTGATCCTTGTATTGTTGAGATTGATAGAATTCCTATATCTATACGTGAAAGAATTATAAAACTTATTAATGTATGACAAAAAAGCGTGAAGTATATAATGAAATAAAATATGGTCTATGTGAGCTATTTCCGACAGAACATGGAAATTTCATGATTAATAATTCAGATTGTTCATTTACATATTCTAAGTTTTCTGATTCTGGAAAAATTTTATTTTATGGAGAGATGTCGATAGGTGATAAGATAGAATTTTCAGTATTTAGAACTAGGGAGGATTATCCAGATTGTATTGTTCTCTATTTTTCTTGGATGAATGTTTCCGAGATGAAGAGAGATGTACAAAAAACAGAAGAATGGTTGGGAATATTAAATAATGGATTTGAGCATGAAAAAACTAATAGAGTCTCCTAAAGAATGGCTTGAGTTTTATAAAAAACTAAATAAACTATACAATTTTCATCTTGAATACTATGGTCCAGAAAATGATTGTATTAAGGGATATACAAATCCTTATTTCTTACCAATCAAGTATCCTGTTATTATATCTGGATATAGTACTATTAGTGGTAGTGGTATAGATAATTGGACTACACTTACATTTACATTTATTTATTTAACTGACTTTTTTAAAGATGAAGACTGCTAAAGATTATATAGATTTCTTAGTACAGCGAGGATATAGTTCTGCAGGAAATCAATTTATATGTGGTTACTTAGAGTATACCGATTTAGAAAAGAAAGATACTTTAGGGCATGTTACATTATTTACAAGATATACAGAAGAATATACCAAAGAACTAGAATCTCTTCCTGAAGGGACTGAATTTGAGATTGATTTTTCGAGAGTAGAAGTCACAGGAGCATGGTTTAAGACTTTGATTACTTATCCAGAAAAGACTAATTCTTTTTGTGATGAAGGAACTGGAATAATAGTAGAAGGTAAAGAGTTCGAAGATAATTTTGAGAAAGTATTATGGATATCAGAGAACCCAACCGAACATGAATTAGGAACTATTAGAGCACATTATAGAAACTTAGAATACTTTATGAAAAATTTTAAACCAATTCTTATGAAGTATGATTTTTATGAGTGTTATGATTCATTTTGGGATATCACCGAAAGACATTCCTCGGCGCCTAGATTTGATTATAGGCATGTAAATACTAGATCTGATTTTGATATAGATTTTATATTTACAACTAATCCTATAACTGGAACTCTTGAATGTAATGCGCCGAGTAAATTATTCGGTGATAAGTCCAAGGATTTATGTAGTTTATCTCCTGAAGAATTTGAAAAATATTTAATCGAGAATTATTTTAAGGATAATTTAAAATTTGAATATATTCTCAGTTCTGATCCTAGATATACAAAAGATAGTTACATTGAGATTATGAAATTAATGTTTTCTTTGAGATATATGGAAGATGGAATAGGTCAAGTATATAAAGATATAGATTTTGGGAAAATACCAGAAAAGTATAACGATTTAATTAAAGATTATAATGAAAAGAGGTGATATAGGATTATTATCTATTGGAATTAAAAGAAGATTTAATCCAATTATAGGAATAGGATCAAGTCAAAAAAATATAGTAGAAGTAGAAAGTTTATTAAAAATTCTAGCCGAAGAAAAGAAAGTACAGAAGTTTATAGATTCTTTACAACCAGGAGATATTATATACTGGAAAGATCTTGATGTGATAGAACTTGCATGGTTTGAAGTTAAATTCCTAGAGGTATTTGACATAGAAAGACGAGAACTTCGAATACAAGAGATTCATTCTTTTAAACAATCTGTTAAATTAATCAGTGCTTATGATTATCTTTCAGGAAGTTTATTAACTAAAGAAGAATATGATAATCAGACTATATAATAGATAGAAGAAAGAAAAAGAGAAGAACAATTAAAGTTTCTTCTCTATTCTTTTTTTACTTCAAGATAAATTTTGAAGTTGGATCATCTCCGATCTTATATTGTAACTTTCTGAGAGATCTGATAAATGCTTTTTTAGAACCGTATGTTGATCCTCTTTCTAGTATCATTGTATCTTCTGTTTCTCTTTTCCATTCTAAAATTTCAGGATCATCTTGAGATATAGATTTTTGTGTTCTTGCTATCACTACATTCTTCTTCTATGCATTCCTTCCATTCTTTAAGTTGATTCTTTTTAGTGAATTTACTGGAACTATACACCTAGGATTAAGTACTAATAAGCATTCTACATCCCAACCATAAAGATTAAAACTTTTTCCGTTATAGTATAATCCATTATACTCAGGCATTCTAGTTTCATTTTGACCATTCTCTGTAAGTAATATTCCATCATAACCTTCGGATACCATCTTTTCAAAATCAATTAAATAATCTGAAAGAGCAGGTTGAAGTTTTAATATTCTTTTAAACGGTACTTGATATAAATCTTCTAATGTATCAATGATATAAATTTTAGCTGTAGAAGAAAGTTTGAATTTAAAATATGTTTGTAGATCTTTCTTCCAGGATTCCATTACAGATATTATAAAATCTCTCCATCCCCATTTAGAGTCTATCGGAGAAGCCCATAATCCAGCTTTAGGTTTACACCATCCTTTTCTGTTTTTAATTTTTCTGAATTTCTCTGGGTTAAATTTCTTTTTCCCATATACAACAAATTCTTTTTCCATACTTCTCTTTTATTTTGTACACTAATAAGGTTTTGAAGCGAAAAATAAAAACCATAGGATAATTTCCTATGGCATAACAAGTTCTTTCATAAGTACGTTGTATAATAAATTTATTATTTTCGGAAGGCATTTTTATACAACGTACATATATATTTCTTCTTTATTGGGTGGTGTAGCAATTAATTAATCTTTAGTCCTTCCTTTCCTTAAGATTTTATAATCGACCATAATATCTTGGATCTGGTGTTGACGAAGCTTCAATGATGTATGGAGATATTCTATTCCAATAAACGCCATTTCCCATATCAATAGGCTGTCGATATCCCCAAGGGTCACCATAGTAAGGTTGACTTAGATAACTAGTTCCATCATTTCTAAATATTCTGCTAAAATTATCTACTACCATTGTCAATGATTGAACGAAAGTAAATAATCTTCCACAAGTATCCTGAACATTTTTCATTTTCTCGACAATATTACTATCATTCCTATCTCTCTTTACTTGTTGGATCTGAGTATTGTTATTTGATTGAAACTCTGATCCTGAAGAGAAACTTGGATCGTCAGGAATACTTTTTTGTCTAAAACCACCATTTTGATTGCCATTATTAGTATTGATTTTATCTACACCAATAAATACAGCTACGCCTGCAACTGCTGCAACTAATACTTTGAAGCCAACGCTTAAGATTTTACCGTAATTCATAAAGCTACTAATTTTTTTTTATTAAAATGTTATACTACCTCTCAGTAGCTTTACTCGTGGCTTCTCGTTTACACTCACCCGAATTCATACTAAATTTTTAGCATCAATTTTACTTGTTTTTTTAATCACTAAATTGTTAATTTTTCTATTTGTTTTATAGACAGAAACTTTAGCGCTTATTTTTCGTCCATATATAAGAATTTCAAGGTTTATGCTCTTTTTGCTTTATTTTTTAAGTGAAAGCCTAATTATTGATAAGAAACTCTGTTTGAAGAGTTGATTAATAACTAAAAAATAAACTATCTAATGATTTATGGTTATATACGAGTATCTACAGAAAAACAAACAGTAGAAGTACAGAGGTACGAAATAAACAGGTATTGTAGGGAAAATGGAATTGAAGTAGATGCATGGATAGAAGAGAGCATCTCAGGGGCTATAAAACCTAGTGCTAGACTTCTTGGAAAATTAATATTAGATCGAATAAAGAAAGGGGATTTAATATTAGTTACTGAAATTTCTAGACTTGGAAGAAATGTATATATGGTGATGTCAATTATAAATCATTGTATGTTAACTGGAGCTGCTATCTTACCTATCTGGAAAGGGGAAATAATAAAAGAAGATTCCCTGTCCGTATATGAAACTTTCTTTGATATAATTAGTGCTCAAAAAGAAAGAGAATTAATAAGTCGAAGAACAAAATGTGCATTAGCTATGATGAAATCTAATGGCGTTAGATTAGGTAGGCCTGTTGGAATCCCTAGGAAGCGTAAATTAGATGGAAAAGATAGTGAGATTACGAAATTACTTGAAAGAGGATTGAGTAAAGCAGAAGTAGCTAGAAGGTTAGGAGTTAGTCAAACAACATTATCAGAGTTTATGAAAATAAAACATTTATAAATTAAAAAAGTTATGAATAATAAGTTTATTTTAAATTTGGAGAATCAATTTCATGGAATACACACGAGATTGAAAGAACTGCATTTCTCAGCACCCACTATGAGCATCCATAAATTAATTGATGATTTTGATGGTGAATTTCAGGATTTTGATGATGCTCTTATGGAAAATGCTCAAGCTCTCTGGGGATTTATTCAACCAGGAACATTAAGCCCTATTCTTCCAGAAGCATTAGAATTTGAAAATCTCTTAGTAGATATTAGAGGATTACTAACTGGAATAAAAAGAGAAGCTGGAGATGATTTAATGTGGTCAGGTATTATTAACAGAACAGATGACTTTTTCGAAACTGTTAATAAATATATTTACTTGATCAAAATATGTAAACATGACGCTGCAAAAAGCGAATAAAAAAAAGAACTAACCTTGGAAATAAAATCCTTGGTTAGTTTTCTTTCTCTTCTAAAATAAACCTTTTTCTCTAGATAGTTTAAGAATAGAATAATTGTAATTGCTCATATAATAAGCAGCATTATCATCTATGTTTATTAATCCCTTTTCATAATTCTCTATTATTGCTAAAGAATTATATAGGATGATTCTAATAAATTCTTCTTCAGGAATACTTGGTTTTTCAATAGTAATAATATCCGAATTAAGTTTTTTAAAATACCTAAAACTTTCTTTTGTTATTAAATCCAGTCTGTATACATATTTTGTCATATTTTTTGCTGTCCAGATTTTTCGAAATGGTTTTTCAAAATTACTTAAGGTAATTGAAATATAGTATTTACTTTTACCTAAGCGATTATTATCCTTTAAAAAACTTACAATCTTTGAAACTTCTTGAAGATTATTTCTATTTCCTATAAATGAAAATACACTAAAACTATTTGATATTGTTTTATATTCCTCAGAAGTTAGATAATTTTGAGCATTATGTATATCTACTAGTTTAAGAGGAGTTTCTATTATATAAACTCTAAAGTTTGGTGTGAAAGTTATCATGATAATTTTTATAATTATAATATAGTTCATTGAGGTTATCTATATCTTTTTTAACACTAAGAAGTCCAGTAGTAGTTTTTATTATTTTAATTAAAACTTTTCGAATATCTTCTGAGTTGATTCCAGATATAGTTTCTTCTTTTATTTTTACAGTATCATATCTTCCATAATAAATAAAACAAATCTCCTTATATTTTATATGGTGTAATAAATAATTAAATGAGATTCTCTTTAATCGATTTCGAAATAAGAGACTAATTCTATTATCTATTATTACAAAAGTGTATTTATTATTAGTCTTAACAGTGCAATAATAATATTCAATTTTTATACTTTTCTTATTCATAACAATTATAAGAGTTTAAATCCTTAATAATGTAATAAAATAAAAAAGAAAATGTTAAAAGATTTATTAAATCGATTAGAAGAAGCAGAATTTTTTAATAAAAAGTGTTACCAAGAAAACTTAAGAAAGGAAGTTGGTTCTAAATATGCATATTATGATATTTCTATATTTAATACAAGACTAACTACTATTCAATGTTCTCTTGAGGCTTTTAGAGGTTTATATGGGATTATACCAAAGCCAGAGGGATATGAATTAGCTGTTAATAATCGTGGAAGTTATTTAATCACTATCTTGTCAAATCTAACTACAAAAGAAAAGGTAAAGTGGATATTTAGAAAAACTAGTAGATTTGTTAATAGAATCACTTCCTCACGAGGAATAGTTGATGATGAAACAGAAGCTTATATCTTTGGATATTTAGTTTCTCAACAACTTTTAGATTTTATACACATAGAAGATCTTCTTTTAGGGATAGAGAAGAAAAAAGAAATTTCTGGAAAACTATCTAAGGGTGATTTAAGTTATGTAATGTCAACTTTTAGAACTTATTATGATAAAATAAATAAAAATATTATTAAGATAGCTCCTCCTCCAGTAGATGGTATGGTTTATTCAACTGCTGGAGAAAGAAAATTTATAATGATGATTCCAAAAAGAAAAAGAATGACAAAATCTGAACTTTTAAATACTTGGTCTCATGAATTATATCATATAGCTAGAAATTCTTTTGGAGTAATGAATCGAGAATATTTTTACCTTGAAGATATTTTAGTTGAATATATGGAGAAATCTTTACCAATCTTAAAAGAACTTATATGGAAACGGAGGAATATGTAAAAGTAACTGGATATGTATTCTTGTATGATCTAGAAGAAGATTTACAAGTTGTTACTGTAATAAGACTAGAAGATGAATTGTCTCGTTTAGTGCTTACTCCATGGAATAATGCAGATCCTGAAGAAGTATTTTTTGGGTGGACTGATAATCTCAATACATGTTATATTAGTATTTCAAGTTTTGGTGAAGTTCTACTCTTAGATGCTTTCTTAGATAATGTTAAAGATCGTCTAATGGCAGTTCCAGGAAAATTAGTAGTAATGAAAGATAAAACTTATAAAATAGAGATATGATGAAGGTTATAATTTATTTAGTATTATTAGTTGCATTTATCCTATATTTAGGACAAACAGAAATATCATTTTCACCGTTTAGAATTAAAATAACTGAGTGGTATAAGCCTTTAGGAATAATTATTATGATTATCGGGTTTCTTATTTATACAGGAGGAAGTGAAAGAAAATCATTTAAAGATGGTTGGACTAAGGCAAAAAATGAAATAATCAATGGGAATAGATAGTTGGACACAGACTAGAGTCAAAAATAAAAATACTGGAGATATAGGAGTTATTTACAGTAGTGGTTTTGATTCAAAGGGACATTATTATAAAGTATGTTGGGGATCATCTATACTTCCAGAAAGAATGAGTATAGATGATTTTGATAAAAAATGTGAAATTATAGAACATGATTATACATCAATTATCCCTCAAATAATGGAATATCTTAAGGAAGAAAGATTAGCCAGAATTCCTCAAGCAGTAGCAAGAAGGTTAGATCCAGATTATTATAAAGTAGGTGATATTGTTTATTTTCAGTCTCCTGGATATTTATGGGGTAGTGGTGAGTATGCAGAATTTGGACCAAAATACCCTTTAATAATTACAGAAATAAGACAAGATTGGGGTAATGAATTTAGATTTAATATTATCTTAGATAGATATCGTCCGGAATCACCTTTAAATCCCAAAGGAGAGTTTTCGATTTTTTTCGATCTAACTAATTTTTATAGTACAGATGCATATAATAATTTAGCACGTTATGACAAAGAATACTAAAAGGAGACTATACTATCAAAAATATCTTCCAGGAGATATAATTACTTGGTTCAATAATGATATCTATATCAATGAAATCAATCTTATTAGATTAGTAACTGGTGTAGTAGGTTTTTTTTGGAAATTTTAGATATGAAACTGTAGATTTAGAATTAGGACGTTCTTCAGAACATAGATATTATGGAGAAAGAACAAATATATTGGTATCTAATACTGATATAGTAAATAGTAGGTTGATTTTTCGATCTTTCCCAGGGATTTCTGATATAGTATGTAAAGAAGTATGTAAATTTTCTGGAGAATGTGATTTATGTAATTTCAAACCTTCTATCAGACCTAATAAATTCTTTTTCCCTGGAGATAAAATAAATAGCACTCTACTTATTTCCTATCCAGTAAATAATCGTAAAGGAATAGTTAAACGTGTGAGAATAAATGAAAGTGTTCTTATAGACTTTGTAGAGGAATTAAATGAAAAAAGTATTGTTACTTTGGATTTCATAAAAAATAGAATAAAAGAACTTGTAACTCTTGAAAATCTTGAATATGGAGTTTTTATGGAATATTCATCAAAGGAAATAAGTCATTTTTCGAAAAACCTTAGATTATTTCAAAGAAGAGGATATACAATAGATTCAGGTAAATTAAATTACTGTAGTCAATGTATTCTCTCAAAGGATAATTGTAATGAGTGTGGGATTGTGAAATATAATTTATTAGATAATTCAAAATCATTAATGATATGAAAACAAAAGAACAATTAATTAAAGTTTTTGAAGAAGTAATAGAAGATATTATTTCTAGAGAGTATGAATATAAGGATAATTATATAGAATTTCCAGAAACAGATAGACTAATATATGAATCAAAAATGTATAAGTCTATTCAAAAAGGAAATAATAAACCTAAATTTCAAACTCCTCTTAAAATATATGTACAGAATATAGATACCTTTGAAAAAGCAAAGGAATTGGGTTCAGAGTGTGCAGTTCTTAATATGGCTTCATCTAAAAGACCAGGTGGAGGAGTTGAAACAGGTTCTAGAGCTCAGGAAGAAGAATTATGTAGAAGAAGTAATTTGCTATTATCCCTATATTTATACTCTCCTGAAAAATGGGATGAATACTTTGGAGATTATTATTCAGGAAAAGTTCTTAATGACTTCTCCTACCCTATTCCAGTTTATGGAGGAATATATAGTCCAGGGGTATGCGTTTATAGAAAACCAGGAACTTATGAAACTGTAGGTAATTATTTTAAATGTAATGTAATTTCAGTGGCAGGAGTAGTAAGACCTGATATTGATAAGAATACTGGAGAAATGATGAAAAAATATGTTCCTGTTGTAAAAGGAAAAATAAGAACAATCCTTAGAATAGCTTTAGATAATAATCATACTAAACTTGTTCTAGGGGCACTTGGATGTGGAGCATTTAAAAATCCACCTTCTCATGTAGCAAGATTATTTAAGGAAGTTTTGGAAGAACCAGAATTTATTGGAGCATTTGAAGAAATATGTTTTGCTATTCTCGATGATGGAAATTCAGGAAGAGATCATAATCCAAATGGAAATTTAAAACCTTTTATAGATGTATTTGGAGAATATGAAAGAAGATGATAAGTTATTGTATGAAATTTGTAAAAGAATAAAATATAAACCAATTATCAAAAATTCTGATGGAAATTATGTTAGAATTTGTGGTGTAGAATTTGATGATGAAGAGAATCCATGGATTAAAATAATGGGTTCGAGTATATACTATACAAGATCTTACATAGATAAATTGGTTTTATATTCTAATAAATTTATTAATAAAGATATTTATGTACATGGAGAGGTAGTTAATTCATTTGTAGAGTTTAGTAGAAAGTATATATCTGGTTTACATAACGTCATAGATTCAGAAGTTACTATAAAATTATATAATAGTAATAAATTTTCTAAAGGTTTTGTAAATGGAATAGAAACTATCTCATTTATGGATTTAAGTTCAGTGGAAAACTCATTGTTAGGTAGGATGATTTTAAATAAAAATATGGTAGATTATGGAGATTTTGATAATAAATTAGAGGATGAAAATTTTGAAATTATAAAGGAACTTAATGATAATAACCCATTTTTATATTTTGGATAATGAAAACAAAACTATTAATCCATTGGCCTAAAGAATTTTCATTCTTAGGATGTAATACTTGTAAACATTTCACATCAAAACAAACATGTGAATTACCTCAAGATTATCCAGAGAGTTATATCGCTTCTGATAATACTGGTAGAAGATGTGAAATAGGGAGAGAATGTTGGAATTATGAAAAAAGATAAGATGTATGTAGACTGCGAAGGTGGTCCTAAGGAATGGTTTGGAATGTTTAGTCATTGCGATTTTGAAAGAACTATTATAGGTTTTCATAATTGGATTTGGAAGTTTCAGGTTATTAATTCTGAGGTAGTAATTAATTACTCTGAAGTTAATAATTATTATGGCAGAAGAGAGGCTAGACCTGAAGAACTCGAAGAAATAAATAAAATTCTAAAAAATTTAAATTATAAAATTAATGAAAATACAGGAAAATTAATTAAAACTTTGAGTGATAAGCAGAATATTTTGACTAAGCTTAAATGTAGAGAAACTTTGACAGAAGAAGATAAAGAATTTTTAATAAAATATTTAGAATCATCATGTTAACAACAGAAGAGTTATTTAGAGAGTATATTAAACTGTTTAAATTAATAGTAGAGACTGCTGGATATACTGTTAACAATAAAAGTTATCTAGAAGTTGAGAAAATATTAGAAAAAGAAGAAAAAAATATTAAGTTAACTATAGAACAGGATATTCCATTTACTCCATTTGTAGCAACTCTAATATTTTATGTAATATTAGATATTCATGGTATAGAAAATCTAGAAGGAGACGAAAAAATAGATAAAATAAAAGAGTTGATTGATGATTTTTGGGAGAGATATCTTAAAAGACCTACTAGAAAATTTACATCTAAGTATGGATTACCTAATGTTGGAGATTTACAAACTTATATTGCATGTATTAAAATATAAATTATGAAAAATTTTAAAGTAACATCAAAAGAAAATGGAAAAGAGTATTGGATCTCTAGAGCAAATGCAGTAGTAGGAATTGTATATACTAGAGATAGCAATGGTCGAGTAATGTTTTTAGTATCTAAAAGAGGTCCAGGATGTCCAGATCATGTTGGAAAATGGTCAGTTACTTGTGGTTATCTTGATTGGGGTGAAACAAGAAAAGAAGCGGTAAAACGAGAACTTTATGAAGAACTTGGACTTAATCTTGAAATTTATCCCAATGAAGCAATTGATCATTTTTGTACTATAGATGATCCGTCTCGAGATGTTAGAGAAAACATAGTTTCTAGATATCTTATTCATGTAGATTACATAGCTACTCGGAAAAAATTAGCTGATAAGGAAATTAACTGTGATACCGTATCAAGAGGTGGAGAACCTAATGAAGTAGATGATATTAAGTTTGTCCCAGCAGAAGATATTGATAGTTATGATTGGGCGTTTAATCATGATCAGGTACTTAAAGAGATTTTAGAATACTTAGAAACAGGTCGAAAACCTAAATATTGTGAAGAGTAAAGAAACTAGGGATAAGCTCTTCTTATGTTTAATAAAGATTAATAATCAGAAAAAATCCTAGTTAGTAATCAAACCCGAGGAGATAATTCTTCGGGTTTATTTTCCTTATATGTGATAAATATAAATATAAATAAATATAGAATTATGAACAGATTTATTAATTGTGATTGTATTAAAAATAAGAAAGGTGAATTAATACCTTTATGGAAAATAGATTGGAAATTAGATAGTGAGTATCTTGATAAGGATGATCTAGAAAATAGTTTTATTGTTCCAGAAGATAGGAATATTGGTGATTTTATAGCAGAAACTGATATTGTAAAAGCTTTATGGGATTTGATAGATAAAAAAGTAGTTCCATGTAAAAGAGTTATTAAAATTTATTCTGACTCGACAGGAAGGGTTGGATTGAAAGAGGGTGATGAAATTTATGTTAAACATAAATTTAGCTCTAATGAAATTTACCCAACTAAAATAAAAACAATAACTCAAGGAATACAAGAAAATGTTTATTATACTACAGAAAATCATCTAAAAGAGAACTGGTTAGGATCAGATACTGAAATTATAGAAGATGCTATATTAAATGATATTCCTGGAAATAATGTTGTTCAGATAATAATATATAGGAAACATTATGTTCTAGAAGACGGAACTGAAACTGATTACGATTATGATTTTTTTAAATTAAGAGAAAAATGAGAGAATTTATTTATGCTAGTTACCTTCGAATTACACCAGAAGAGTTTTTTGATTTAGCAGCTAAAGAGATGAGTAAAGCTTATGAATCTTATAAATCTAGTTCAGAAGATTATAAAGATCCTTTCCTTCAATTTTGGGTCTATATAAATCCTAATCTAATTCCAGATAGTTATATTGATACTTTAAAGAGGGTGTTAATTGATGAATATGGATGGAGGATTGTTGATATAAAAAAACAACTTGAAGAGAGGAAAATCTATATAAAAACTGAAGTATAATGGTAGATGATGAAGTCCTAGAAAAATTAGTAAAACTTGGATATAAACAACCAATAAAGAAAAAAGAGAATTGAGGTAGAAATAGTAGAATGGATAAGATTACATAAGGGTATTATCATTCTCGTATATCCATTTACTAATAAAGAAGAGAGAAAAGATTTATATTTGCTATCCCAATGGAGAATGGTTCATTGAGTAGTAATAATCTAAACTATCCTTCTTATGAACAAGCTAGATTAGAAGGAATAAAGAGCGTATGTAATGAATTATTAAGAAAGTAATTATGAAAAAGTTATTAATCATTATCAGTCTTATTATAGGATTAGTGAGTTGTGATAGTAAAGGAAAAGATTTACCACAATATAAAGTAGAATATAGTAAGGAATTAGTTATAAAATCTATTGATAGAGGATTAAATTCTTACGGCGTTAGTACTATTTATTACATCGCTGGGGACGAAATTGGTTCTAATGGAGATATTAGATTAAGTGAAAGAATTCCTAGTAGTAATAATCCAACATATAAAATAGGAGATAAGATATTATTTTCAATTAAAAAGATAGAGAAAAACAAATGAATTTTTTACTAGTCTTAATAGCATTATTATTAGTAATTGCAATAATTTTTAAAATAATAGTTATTATAGGAGCTCTCACTAGAAATAAAGAATCTGTTTCTGGATGGGTTTCTAGATTATATACACCAAATTATAAACCGTATAAGAAAATGGAAAAAGATAAAAAAGATCAACTTCTTGAAGAGTTGTTTATGCAAAAACTAGAAATAGATCTCGGAAAAGCAGATGGAACAAAAGATGAGGTTTATCTTGCTGATGTAGTTGAAGATGCTTTGGTTGATATCGAACTAGCCATAGAGGAAGAAGTTTCAGAGCAGAGATTTTTCATATGGCCAAAGGAAAGGGAGCGTCTAATTAAAACATGGGCTAAATTTATTCCTAATCCAGCTAATGGAGGAGATGATGATTTTATTGTATTTGATTCTTTCCGAGGTGAGTATACATTTGGGGAGAATGGATTTACTCCTTTATGTAGCTCAAAGGAATTAAACGGTTACTATAAAGACAATAACTTAGAATATATAATTAAACAACCTAGATATTAAATGAAGAGGAAAGATTATTTATATAGTATTATCTTAGATCAAAATACACCAGAACTTAGGAAAGAGTTTGAAGATCTAGGATATTCTGAAATGGTTGGAACTGGTTTAGCCTTTAATCCAGATAAAGGAAATTGTATTATTACTTGTGCAGAGACTGGAGAATATACAGCTATAACTCGAGAAGCTATTAAATTTTCTTCATCTGGAAAAGTATCTCTTGTAAAAAGAATTCAATGTGGAGTAACTAAAGAACTAGCTCTTGGGATAGCTGCTCTTAAAGGAGATACAGATTTCGGACAATGGTTTACTAATGGAGAAGATTGGATAAAAGATAATCAAAAGAAAGGTTATCATAAAGCAACCATAAATGAACTTCAAGATAAATTTCCTAGAGAAGGTATTCAATTTCTTAATTCAGCTTATATCGGAAAAGTTAGTAAGGATATAATTGAACTTCTAGAAGATGTTGGTTATTATGATAGTAAAATAATTGATGGAGCATGTGATATTAAAGATTGGAAGGATTTTTCAGATTGTGGAATATGTACCTCTAATCATGGAAGCTACACAATTATTCATAAATCATGTTGGGAAACAGCAAATCCTCATGTAACTTGGAACTGTGCAGGAAGAATTGATTGTAGGATTGATGAAGTTAGATTTTATCAAGTTATTACACCTAGATTATAATGGTTAAGGAGTTAGGTATAATTCGAAGTGGTTCTGGTGGAATAATTGGATGTAAATCAGCGGCAGATCAAGTATACTATTATAATTTAACTATAGAAATCTTAAAATATTTCTCAGCATTTCAGATAGATAATAAAATTATAGTTACTTATGAAGATGTAGAACATATAGATAGAGTAGAATTATCAAGAATTAGCTCTGGTTTTTACTTAGATATTTATTATGATTTATTTATTCATACTAGATTAATGATCTTAGATGATGAAATTCCAAACTCTCTTAAGTATAATTGGAATGTGAGAACTGAAAGAAATTTACATGAAACGATATTTATTTTTAATTAAAGAAAGATGTTAGAATTAAAAGCTGTAGAATTTTTAAAAGAACTGTTGGGATCGTATAGTCCTAGCGGTTTTGAACAGGAAGCAACTAGGGTATTTAAAGATTATTGTTCTAAGTTTGCGATAGAAGAGTTTACTGATAAAATGGGAAATGTAGCATTTAAGGTAGGTTCAGGGAGTAAGAAAGTAATGATTTCTGCACATATTGATGAACTTGGAATGATGATACAAAATGTTACAGACCAAGGAATGCTAAATATTATTAATCTTGGGGGAATAGATAAAAAAGTTCTCCCAGGAAGTATAGTTAAAATTTCTAAAATTGGTCACCCAGGAGAATATGTAACAGGTATTATTGGGAAAAAGCCAATTCATGTAGAGTATGATGATAATAGCAAAAATGAATTAATTCCTATTGAAGATCTTCTTGTTGATATCGGCGCTGAATCTAAAGAAGAAGCTATGAAGTTAGTAGAGATAGGTAGTAGAGTTGTTTTTGAAGCAAATTTTATAGAACATCTTGGGAAGAATCGATTTGCATCTAAAGGACTAGATGATAAGATTGGAGTATTTATTGTTGCTGAAGTCTTAAGGAACGTGGTGAATTATGAAGACTTTAAGGAACTTTTTGATGAATATACTTTTTATGGCGTGGCGAATACTCAGGAGGAAGTAGGTCTAAGAGGTGCAATGGTAACAAGTAAAAGAGTAAATCCTGATATTTCGATTGATATAGATGTTACTTTCGCCACGGATGAAGGTAGAGGAATAAAACCTGAGTCCTATGGAGATATAGAACTTGGGAAAGGACCTGTTATCATGAATGGACCTGATAAATCTTGGAATCTTCGCTGTAAAATGATCGGAGTTGCTGAGATTAATGAAATTCCATATCAACTTGCAGCTTCATATGCAGGAGGAACAAATACTTCAGCAATTCAAGAAGGTGCTTTTGATTGTGAAACTATGTTAGTATCTATTCCTCAACGAAATATGCATACTCAAGTTGAAGTATGTGATTATCGAGATGTGGAAGGTGCTATAAATCTAATCTCCAAGACATTATTAGAGATTACAAAATAAAGAAAAATAATTAGAGGACTTTTTACAGTCCTCTTTTTTTTATATTTCTATTTTCCCTAGATTAATAGGTTTTTCATAATTTCCATTTACTTTAGAATTCCATATATTATAAAATAATTCTCTATAATTTTCTCTAACTTGATATACATCTCCATAAATAATTCCTAGTACATTATAGTTATTTTCACCAAACATTCCAATCACTTTAACAAGTTTAGAACGCATTTTATTTTCAGAGAAAATGGATTCTTCATAATTCACAGGATAAAAATTAAGAATCCTTCTCTTATAAAACCCTAATTGTTTTTCTTTTATTGAGTTAAGAAAGTAAATAACATGTCTTCCTAATAATCTTTCTGAAAAATTATTATCTACTAGTATATTATCTCCAAACACTTTTTGATCTTTTATATAAAGTCCTAATACTGGATGTTGATCTACTGATGAAGAATCTATAATATATTTCTTCAATTCAATTCCATAAGTATTTCTCTTCTCCATCCATTCTTTCATGATAAAACTTCTAACTCTAGGGTTTAAATTTTTTGATAACTTAGCTTCATAACATCTAATCATAATTCTTTTATTTATTTTCACATATAAGGAACTTGGATTTCCTTATAAATGTAATAAAATAATCATATGAAAAAGAAGAAAAAGAAATTAATCTCCCTAGCCGAAAAAGTTAGGAGAGATAATGAAATTAAAGAAACAGGAAAGTTAGTATCCTTAAGACCTAGTATCACTCATAAAAGTAAAAAAGATTATTCACGTAAGTGGAAACTCGAAGATTATGAATAATAGGAAAGAATTAATAGAGTTAAATAAACTTTATAGGAAACGTTTAGTAGATTCAGTAATAACTAAATTACTTAAAGTCCTTGAATTTACTGGATTAGATACACTTGAAGATCTTGTGTTTGATTATAAGAGTTTAGAATCTAAATCTATATCAGGAAATATTCAAAAATTATATTATGTAAACAAAACATTTAATTATATTAAAGTTGATATGGATTATGGAGAGTACTCTAAACATAATTTGGATATAGAGGATTTAGATACTACAGATTTAGAGATTATTGTATTTAATAATATTATCGGATATTATAAAGAGAATAAATTAATAAAAATAGCAAAAGATTATGAAGATTAAAAAACCCTTTACAACTGCTGGATCTGGAAAAATCTATTTTATATCAGATCTTCATTATGGTCATGAAAATGTAATAAAATATGATTCTCGACCTTTTAAAGATGTAACTGAAATGAATAATTATATCTTAGAGGAACTTAAAAAAACTAAAGAAGAAGATATTATATTCGATTTAGGTGATATGTTTTGGAAAATGCCTGTTGACGATATAAAAGATGTCTTAAATCAGATTCCTTGTAAAAATATTTATAAAATTGTTGGGAATCATGATAACTATGGACTTTATTTTGATCAGGCACCACTTAAAGGGTATTTCAAAATAATCTCTGATATTCTTGATGTTCATATAGAGCATTCAGGAAGAGATTATATGGTAACTATGTGTCATTATCCCTTTGTATCTTGGAATCATAAACCTCATGGATCTATTCACTTATTTGGTCACGTTCATGGTCACCTTACTGAATATATTAATAGTATTTATGATCTTAAAGTTGATGTAGGTTTTAATTCCGAATTAGCAAAGTCTCTTAGAACCTTCTTAATACCATTTGAAGAGATTATCAAACATTTCGATACTAAAACGGGAGGTATGAATTATAAAGAATGGACACTATCTAAATGTAAAGAATTATGAGAACAGTTTGGATTTATTCATTACAAATATCAGATACTGGAAGAGTTTATAGAGATATTCCACCATCTGAAGCTGAAGTTGTTGATGAATTTGGTGGTATTCCTAGGATAGTAAAGATACTGAATAGCGGGAAAATAATAAAAAATTATCAACTTCATTATCATTTCTTTAATACTCCAAGTGAGTGTATTGAACATAGAAATAAGTATATCGAGGGTAAATTGAAATTCTTTGAAGATCAATGGAAAGCCACCGAAAGAAATCTTAAAAAACGGATAATAAAATGATAACACAATTAACAGCAGAAGAAATAATGAATCTCCCTAAGGATAAAACATTTTGGTATAGTTGTATTAGTTTTAGGGAGAAAACTTTTAGATGCTCTAGTATCATAAAACCAGCAGAAATTATTTTAAAAATTGATATAGATAATTTATTATATCTTCGAAAAGTTTCTGATAATTCTGTAATTGGATCTTTTCAGGGTTATAAAGAAAGAAAAGATTCAGAATGTAAATTTTTTGTGAGAATATTCGATACTGAAGAAGAATGTAAAGAATATTATAATGCTCAGATTCATAATACTGTAGATCGACTTCAACATTTTTATGAAGAAAAGCTTAAATATATAAAATCCAAATTAATATGATAACAAAAGAATTATTGTTAGAATATAAAGAAAATTCCAAGTCACTTTGGTATTTTATGTTAGAATTTTCTAGTAAATCTTATAAATGTACAAGGTTAGTAAAACCCATCGAAGTCTTAGTAACTAATTGGGATGAAAAAAGTGATTATTCTCTTATTTTAAAAAGTAAAAATAAAAATCTAGTTTTCAAAAATCATCACATAAGATTTTTTCTACCATATCTTTTTGAAACGAGAGAAGAGTGTGTAGAAGCTTATAATGCGGTTATTCAAAATCAAAAAGATAAACTTCAACACGATTATGAAGAAAAATTAAGATACTTAAATGCTAAAATAGAAAAATTATGAAACAGCCGGAAACATATGAAGAACTTGATAAACTTATAGGACAAACGTTCTGGACTTTTGGATTCTATATCGGTCCGTATAGTTATAAACTTGAAAATATAAACTCTCCGCAAGAAGTAGTTTTAGGAAAAGAAGAAGGATCTGGATATAGAAGAAACACCACCTGGTATCCTTTAAGAAACAAAACCACTAATATGATAGTTGGCTACTTTCAATTAACTCCTAATAGATATAACTTAGATAATTATAAACTATATGAATCAGAAGAAGAAGCCATTGAAGGTTGGAACTCTACTATTCAAAATCAATTAGATCGATTAGAATTTGATTATGAGAAGAAAAAGAAGTATCTAAATAAGAAAATTATTAAAAAATGAATAAGATAATAATTGATGGATATTATAAAGAAAAAGAGTGTTTAGGAAAAATCTCAGGAATTATTTTTAAAAACTGGGAAGATAATGAACCTATAGACAGAATTTCAATTATTATTAACAATTTTGATTCTTATATTCCTGGAGAATTTTATAAAAGAGAACTTCCTGGGATTATAAAATTATTAGAAAATATAGATCTTGATAAATTCGATACAATCATATTAGATTCTCATGTTTGGTTGTGGAATGATGAAGAATCTCTTGAAAAACCTAAACCAGGACTAGGAGCACATCTATATAAGAAACTTGGAAGAAAGAATCTTAATATTATTGGAATTGCGAAAAGTTATTACCGTGATAATAATCTACATACTTTTCAATGTTTTCGAGGAAATAGTAAAAATCCTTTATATGTAGATTCAATTAATCAAGATAAAGATTATTCTGAAGTTATTAAAAGTATGTATGGAGATTTTAGAATACCATATCTTATAAAATTAGCAGATACAGAATCAAAAATAAATTTCAAATGAGAATGATTTATGCAATAGAACAATTACCCAAGAAAGAAGATACTTGGGTATTTTTGGGAGGACCTATTCAAGGAGCTCCAGAGTGGCAAGAAACAGTTCCAGATATTCAGGGAGTAACTTGGATAAACCCTAGAAGAAAAGAGAAAATTTCTGGAGGTTTATCTGATGCTGAATATAAAAAACAGGTAGATTGGGAAACAATTGGACTTAGAGTATCAGATTTTATATTATTTTGGATCCCTGAAGCTGTTGAAGATATACCAGGAAGAGATTATGCACAAACTACTAAAATCGAACTTACCGAAAATTTAGTTAGAAAGAAAAATATAATCTTAGGAATTGCGCCGAAAATACACGGAAGAAGGTACTTGATCGAAAAAGCTAAAGCATATGGAATAAAAAATGTATATAGCTCTTTAGACGAATGTATATCTGAGTTAAAGAAAGAAATATCTAATAGAGAGTCCAGTTCAAGAGAGTTTTTTACTTCCGATACACATTTCGGCGCAGAAAGAACTTTGGAATTATCTAAACGTCCTTTCATGAATGTTGAAGATATGGATTGGACTATGGTAGAGAGATGGAATACTAAAGTTCCTCCTAAAGCTATCGTATGGCATCTTGGAGATTTTGGTGATAGAAGTTACTTGAAATATTTAAATGGAGATATTCGATTAGTTTGTGGAAATTATGAGATTAAAGAAAAATCTGAAAGAAATCTAGATATACCTGATTTTATAGGAGAGCTTATAGATTCTGGTTTTTCAAAAGTATTCCTAACTGAAGCAGAAACAAAACTCCTAGGAAAAGAGATAGCACTTGTACATGAACCTATGAATTCTACAAAAAAGTATAATCTTTTTGGACATATTCATGGAAGACAAATGATTAAGAGATTTGGATTAGATGTAGGTGTTGATGTTCATGGTTTTGCTCCTATGTCTGCAGAAGAGGTTGAATTTTTCTTAAATGCACTAGAAAAAGGCTATTACGACGCTGAAGTATTTTGCTAGTCTGATATTCCTTGAAAGCCTTATAAGTGAGAATAAAAAACAAACTTAAAAGAAAAGGAATATGATAGAAAAACTTAACACACTAATGACAATATTAAGTGCATTAGGATTATTAAGAGACGGAGTAAAAAATTACATAGATATCTCAGTTGAAAATAGTTTATCCAATGGAATAGTAGATAAACTAAAAGATAGTTATGACAACTATACAGCTATCTTAAACAAGTATGCGATTGAAGGAAAGGATTTTGATGTTCCTTCGATTAATAGAGATTACGTAATAAGAAAACTGCGATTAATAAAAACAATAGTAAACAGATTAGTCGAATATTATATCAATGAGCCAGAAACATTGAGAGATTATAAACAATCCCTCTATTTGATTGGCGCTGACATAGATAGTATATATCGAAAGTCTGTTGTTGATTATAAAACGTTTTTGCTTGCAGTTAAGTAAGAAAAGGGTGGGTAATTCCACCCTTTATTTTTCCACCGTCTAGAAAAGACTAAAAACCTTATATATGAAAGGAAAATAGAGTTCCTAAGAGGTTAAAATAATACCGTCTAAGAAACCCTATTAGCCTTATATATGTAATAAAAGATAGAAATATCCGATATTACCTAAAGACATAGTATATCTAATTTAAAAGATATATTATGTCTTTTATACTTTAGCGTTATACATAGATATAACTAGAACTTATAATACATACGAAAGGTGTGATGACGGAGTATTATAAGGAGAGACTAGGAGTTGCTAACCTAGAAGTCGTCAGAACGACTTTATAAAATTCATCACCTTGATCTAACTTATAATTATGAAATATAATATAAGGACAGGTGGAAGTTGTTATACCACTTGAGTAGATATTTAAATAGTATTAAAATATCTTTTACAAGGATAAGTTCTGAGCGTAATTAAATAAGTATATTAAGTTACTATATTGAATTATACTATTTATCAAAATAGAGAAAATACTTAATATAACTTAATAATTGATAAAGGTTGGACACATAACTTGGCAAGCACTAACAAATTTTATAACGTGCATTTAGCCGAGTTTAACAAAATAAATAAAAAATTAAATAAATTCCTTATAGTAGATAATATTATAAGGCCACGATATATTGAGATAAACCTGATAAAGGATTATCAAGAGGAATATATCAAAGACATGTAGCCAAATATATATGGTGAACTATGAAAATAACAAAGGACCTGTATAGTCTAGAGTTATTAGTAATAGGATGTGAATTTAGAGGGATTTAATATACAGTTAAATTATTATATATAACCTATGATAAATACCGATGAGGAAATTATAAAGATTATATATAATTCTAAGTTAGAAATCTTTAAGAGAGAAGCTTAGAGTAAAAACAACCATTTCTAAGTAATTTACTTAGAAAATAGAGACAAAAGAATATTAACAACAAAAAATTATAGAATTATGAAAGCAGTTGTAAAAAACGTTGGAATTTTTGTAGCAGGAATAGCAGCAAAAGTAGTATTTGATTATGGTTATAAGAAAACTAAAAAATGTTTAAATAACCGGAAAAACAAAAAAGCTGAATAAGCTAAAACAACCAGCCCGAGTTATGGATTAACTTGGGTTTAGAGACAATAATTAACAAAATTAATAACTTAAATAATAGGAGGAAAAATTATGAAACTAATTAACTCAGCAGTAACGAAATTTGGTGCAACAAAAGTTGTAGCAGTAGCAGCTGGAGCAGGAATGGTATTAGGAGTAGCAACTACCTTAGGATGTCAAAAAGCCTATAAAAAACTCAAACCGAAAGGTCTTAGAGATGAGGATTTGGAAAAATTGGTAGAAGAAACCGTCAACCTAAAACCGGATGCAGAAAAAGAAAAACCTGCTGAAGAAGTAAAAGCTGAATAAGCTAAAACAACCAGCCCGAGTTATGGATTAACTTGGGTTTAGAGACAATAATTAACAAAATTAATATATTATGAAAAAGATAACAGAAGTCATTATTTTTATGACAATGATATTAGCAGGAATTGCTTGGATATTAGGATTTGATATAATTTATTCAATATCAGCAATAATTATGGGAACTACCGGAATTTATTATTGGTTTAGATATATGATTCCGGAACTATTTAACAGCAATGAAGAAGAATTCATTGATGACTAACCGGAGGGATAACAAAATTTCCCTCCATTTTCATTTTTGTAGTTAGGTGAATTCCTAACCTGATGAGATCACGAGGTTAAACTCAAGATCGAAACAGAAATGGAAACTAAAGATTTCCTTTTGATTTTATATATCAAGAGACTATAACTAAACAAAAGGAAATTTACAAAGAAAAAAAAGAGGTCTTGACTTTAATTAGTCAAGTTGATCCTCTTTTTATTTTTTTTCTTCAGAATGCTAAGGAATTTGATTTTGTAGCATATAAAATTCATTTTTTAACATATCAATTCTACATTTGATATCAGCTATTTCACTTGCTATATCACGTAGTGGAGAATTACAGAAAAATTCTTGATTACTATTCCAATAAATATTATTTCCTGTAATAACACTATTAATATTAGTTATAGCTGTTTCTATATTATGTAATCTTTGCATTAAATTAAAATCTCCAAAGATTCTTTTATCTATAGTAGATACTAATCTCTCTTCATTATTTACTATTATCTCAGGATTATCCATTATTTTCTCTAGATAACCTCGAAGATAATTAATAACTATATCTAAAATCTCATCCGATTGTGCAGAGGATAGAATTTTTTCAACTACAGCTTTTACTACAGAATCAGAAATTTTGATATCATTACTTAATTCAATATTTGTATTACTCGTTTTCATTGCCATTTTTCAGTTCTTTTAAACAAGTTTTCTTAGATTCTAATTGAGCTTCAAGTAACTCTATTTCTCTTTTTAATGAAGCGATTCTTGTACTCTTAAGGGATTTATCTAGCGCCTCTATAAAAGAATCTTCAAATTGAGAAAATTTTAATTCCATATAGCAATGACAACTACCACCATAACCCCAATGATCTGTATACTCTAAACAAATACTTTTATCATTAATAGCATCCTCATTGTAATCATCATCTAACCAAAGACTTCCTCGAGTAGGATCATATTCATCATACCATGAATTAGTTAATCCATATTTTCTATAAACTTCATAGATCTTATCAAATCTTTCCTTACATATCTCAACAATCTTAGGTTTAACTTCTTCTGATTGTTTCTTTGAATCTCCTAGAAAAATACCTAAGAGATTAATTAATTCTTCTTTTCTATCCATAATTCATATATTTTATTTTACGGTAGCAGAACACAACTATCTACTACATCATTAAGAGTTTTAAGGGAAGAAAAATAAAAACTATACCTATTATTTTAAGTATAGTTTTATATAATAACTCTATTTATTATTCTCTGTAACTATTATATCCATTTTCCCAAAGAATATCAGCTTCTTTAGGTATACCACAATCATCTGCAAATGAATAATATACTTTTCCGATAACCCCGTCTATTAATGGCCAAATAAAATCAATAATCTCTCTATCGGTTTTACCTGCATCGTTAAGTTCTTTCCATTTATCTCCTTTACCATATTCAGTATACATATCATACCACTCATAAACGAAATTAATAAGATTGAATATCTCACTATTTCCGTATCCCCCACTATCCTCTTCTTTCTGATAAAATTCAACAGCACGAATTACATCTTCTTTAGAATTTATAATAATCACTTTATCAGTTATATTATTTTCATTTAGAAGATTTATTAATTTTTCTTCAATATCTAAGAAGAAAACTTGTGTACTCGAATTAGTAATTACATCTGAATAACTAACAATTAAACGTTTTTTGCTCATATTTTTCTAAGATATTTAATATATTTTCTGATAATTTTACTTTACTTCCTAGGTTACGAATAAGTGTTGTCTTACTTATAGGATTTTTTGTTATTATCTCAGAGTTATATATAAAATTTCCTTTTATAGTTTTGATATTACCTCCTTTAAATCTCTCTGGGGTAATTGCTTCAATATCATATGTATTTTTCAAAACTGTATGAAGAGTTAAGCGTTTTAAGATTGGATATTTTATATTAGTTCTAATGAGAATAATGTAATCTGTAGTATAAGTATTTTCATCAGCACTTCCTCCAAAAAACTTTAATAATTGTTTTGGTATAGTATTTTCGATAGAAGCTCCTAATTTAAAACAACATACAACAGCATCTTTATTATATCCTGTTAAATAAGTATAAAACCTATCCGTCATTAATCCAGAAATATCAGTCAAGACTCCATCCATATCTAAATCCTTTTGTTTCTAAGTTATCTAACTCATAAGAATAGTCTTTATCATCAGGATACAGTTCATAAAGTCTATTCATAATTTTTTGATTATGTTTAATATCAATATATACAATAGTTCCCTTTAATCTCTCCATAATCTTTGGTTTAAACATTTCCCAAATATCATCTTCTTTATCAGGGAATTCATTGTTCATATCAAGGTATAAGTTAAATAGATTTCCTAGTAGAGGTTTTAAATCCCATATTGAATAATTATGATTAAATCCTTTCTTTCCTTGAAATCTAAAGAAATATTCAACATCTTCCTCAGTTTTTAGAACAAGGAAATCTTTTTGATATTTTTTATATATTCCAGTACCAATCATCTGTCTTAATGCATCTGGTCCTTGAATTAAAAATACTTCAGTGCTTGAATTTGTAATAACATCTGAAAAACTAGTTATTATTCTTTTCTTTTTTCCCATAATTTACATAAATAAGAAAATGAGGGCAGCCATAATCTCACGACTTGCCACCCTCTGTCTTCAAATACTCTATATCTTTATTATCAGAACATTAATCCACCTCGATATAAACTTGGATTACCTTTCTGTCTAATTATCTTAACTAATGTTTCGCCATCCCCATATATATCCTTAACTAGAATAAATCCGTCTTCATCAGGATCTTCAAGAATGGTTCCAATACTAAGTTCTTGATTTTTCCAGAGACTTGAGAATTGAGATGTCATTCTAGTTTTCCAACCATCTAGGATATTACTACAATAATCCTCATTTGTCTTAGTATCTGAATCTTTATCTTCCATCTCACAATCTTTTCCAAGCCATTCTGGGAAATTAGCTCTTCCTGGACGAAGAATTTCCTTAATCCTTGTTACATCTTCCTCTGTTTCAACAGGGAATTTCATGATATCGAAAACATATTTAGCCAAAGGAATATTAAGGCAAGTATCTTCAGAAAGTTTTCCATGAATATTTACTTCATCAACAATCGAACCAAGAATATCAATAGTAGATATCTCAAGAAGATCAATTTTTTGAAGAATATTCTCTCTCTCTTCTGGAATTTTTAAATTATCGTCCAAATATTCGTTTATTGCTTTTTCTGACAAATTTCCGAATTGTTTGATATATCTAATTCTTCCAGGACGTCCAAGTAAATTCTCATTTACGTTAAGTGTATTTGTTGTTAGAATATATAATTTTCTTGATCTATTATATACCCCATCAATTAATTTTAGTAATACTTCATCACTCTCTCCTCGCTTAAATGTTTTCTCTGCTTCATCAATCAAAACAATACATTCAAAGTCGAGTTGTTGAATAAAACTTACCATTCCCTCTATTTCATTATCAGGAATGATTATGACAGGAATGTCTAATCTATTACATAATAGTTTAGCACAAACACTTTTTCCTGTTCCTTTATATCCTGTGAAAATAACACCAAGATTCTTATTCTCTTCAACAAATTTATCTGATTCCCAAGTTTTTTGAATTATATCAAATAAATTATCACAACCTACATCATATATTTTGTGATTAAATTCAAACTTTTCTGAGAGTTTTTTTAAACCGATTCTCTTATCTTGACCTTTTCCTTGATATAATTCAAAAATTCCTGAACCTGGAGTTGGATAAAGTACTGTATTTCCATCAATCGGAAATAAAGTTCCACATTCATCAATCCATTTTTGTGCTACTAAATTTTTCATTTTTCTATTTGTTATATTTTATACATTTATAAGAATTTCAAGCTTTCAGAAGAATTTAGAATATTTATTACAGTTTTTGAATCTCCTACAATTAAATATGTATCTTTCTTTTTAATTATATCGACTATCGTTTTTAAAGATATTTCTAATGAATTAATCTTTTTCCAATTTTTATCACAAATAATAGGATCATAAGAAGTATTCCCTCGATGTTTATCTTCGAGGTTAATAATTCCTAAACTTTCCATACGCTTCATAAGACATTTTAACCCTGTTTTCTTAAAATAATATTCAGGCTCAACTCCTAATTCTATAACCAATTTATTTTTCTTTCCAGGAACTATACTTGGATTCCTAGTATATTTCTTCGGAGTTAATTCTATTGTAGCAGAATATATAAGAACATGGTCGATATCAAAGAAATATACGCCCCATTCTCCTTTCTGTTCTAGGTTAATCATTAGAAATATATGTTAAGAAGTTGTCCAAGATCTATATAATCAATTCCTACTTTTTCTGCTGCTAATATATCTCTATTACTTTGACCATATAAACCAGATTCAAGTCCAATTTGTATGGCTGAATTCTTATCAAATCCACGAGTCTTAGAAATTACAGCATCCATCATTCTATCTTTAGATTGTCCAAAATCATTCTGTACTAAGATTTGACAATGATCATACGGAACTCTTAGATATTCTGATAAAGCACAAACAATATATTCTAACATTATTTTCCAAGAATCTGAACCATTACTACTTAAGATTAGATTTCTTGGAACCATAGCATAAACTTTATTTGGGTTAAAACATAAAATCTTATCCCAAACTTCAAAACGGAGTCTAATATCATAAATTCCACGTGGAAGAAGACCTGGTTTTCCATTACTCTGAAAAGTTTCTACTAGACAATCTAAGACATCACAAAATATTACTTGTTTCTGTCGATCAATTTCTTTTCTTCCATTATTTGTATTACTACTTCCCCAGGATCCTCCAGTATTACCACTACTACCCCAGCCAGAAGATCCACTCCAAGATCCTCCTGAGTTTCCCCAAGAATTTCCTCCTGCCGGTTTTGTTTGCCATGGATACTGTTGATTATTACTTCCTCCCCACGAAGATCCTCCTCCGTTATTGTTCCAAGATGGAGTTGATGGTTGACCCCAATTACCTCCACCTACACTTTGTCCAAATGGTGTCTGTTGCATAATTTTTTCATTCAATTCTTTTTGACCTTTAACTACTTTTTCTATTCTCTCATCCTCCTCTGCTTCATCGATTTCATTGATATCATCATCGTCATCATCTCCTGAATCATATGGAGGTTCTTCCGAAGAGTAGTCAGGCTTTAGATATTCTTTAAATTTATTATCTTCTTCCATAAGTTTTATAGTTTATGTTTATCACTTATAAGGATTTCCGGATTTAATAAAAGCTCATCAAGTTTAGCTAAATGAGACTTCTCCATATAAAGTCTCCATAATTCTGTTTTACGAGCTTCCTTAAAACATTCTATAACTTTTTGAGCATCTAATTCTACGCTTCCGATAATCATATATCTATTATCATTTGTACATTTCGGTTCTATACCAAAACATCCTTCTCTAATAAAAGCGTAGATAGTTTCATAAGATGGTCGTTTTAATATAACAGGAACAGTTATATTAATAGAAAGACCTGTACTTGTTGAAAGAATTAAAAATGTATCTCTAGTAGAATGTAATTTAAGATAATAATTCGATATAACAATATCTGCTATCATAGGAAATATTCTTTTGAATTATTTATCATATCTTTTAATATAGTCAATTGAGTGTCATCACCACCCCAAAATTTATCATTAAAAGCTTTCTTCATACCCTGAATTATCTTTTTATAATCTATTCCTTCTACTGTCCCTAAAACTTTAACAATTGATCTATTTGACATTTTTTCCGGTAACTCAAAATAAAACCTACCAAAACCAATAGATTCATATATATCTTTTCGTCTAGGTCTTTTAAGATAATTATAGTGTTGATCATCAATACATATGTAAATATCTAAATTTTTCATAGTTCGAATTATTACTTCTCTTAATTCAATCATATCGTTTGTATCAACTATTATCCCTGTCATGTAAATTTTATATTATCTAAGTTTTTACTAAATGTTTCAAATCATTCGCATAAGGACAATTTTTAGATCCTTGGATAAATGATTTTTTGAGTTCTTCTAGGTCAACACTAACTTCCTGAATGATTAAGCAATCGATCATATTTCTATATCGAAGATGTTCTAATAAAGAAGTATCATCACAAAATCGAAATATACAAAATTTTCCAAGACAAGTTTTTACATAAATTTGTTTAGGAGTTATTCTCTTAGTCGCTAACCCATCTAAATTATATTCTAAAATAAAGTTCTCTCCAAGAATATTTCCACTAACAATTCCAATATCAGTTGATAATTCTTTTTGAAGTCTTCTGTAAAAACTAATCTTCACCATCTCCAGTTCCTGCTTTAATAGATAAAATAGGTTTAATAATTTCCAAAATTTTCACTGTATCTTGTATTCCAGTTATTATTTCAGAAGGATCTTTATATACCTCGGGCGCTTCATCAATACAGGCGAGACATACAGAACTAGAATATACATTGCCCATACTTTCTTTAAATTCTTGGAGACTTAATCGTTCTCTTGCTTCTCGCCTAGACATTAAGCGCCCAGCACCATGAGGAGCACTATAATTCCTATCAGGATTACCAAGACCTTCGCAAATTAAAGTTCCAAAAGCCATGTTCATAGGGATAATTACTTTTTGTCCGGCGTAAGCTTGAATGGATCCTTTTCTAATTATTCTATCTCTTGGATCTATATAATTATGAATAGACTCAATCCTCTCAAGCTCTTTTCCAAGTCCAAGAGCTTTTTTAATTCTCTCTGATATTACCATTCGATTATATTCTGCATAAGCTTGAGCAAAAAACATATCCCCAAGATAACCAGATATATCTTCATGTGTTACTAAGAATCTACTAGGCGGAATTGTATATCGGCCGGAAGCATGAAGTTTTTCTATTTCTTCTTTGATTTTCTTCCCTTGACCTTTATACTTTTCCTTAATTCCTCTCTCGGCCGCTTTCATATCCGCCTCAATTATCCTAGTTTTCCCAATCTGTTTTTTCCAATAAGCAAGTATTTTTATTCCTAAATTTCTTGATCCTGTATGAATAGTAACCCAAACAGACTCTTTATCTTCTTCTACCTGTCCAAGTTCTATAAAATGATTCAATTTTGTTACTAATACTACTTTCAAGTATCGGATAGGTCATTTCTGCCTATCTCTAGTAGTTCTTTTTCCTACTAGTTCGGAGCACACCTTCTGACTTTTATGCCAGGCCAAGTCCCTCTGCTCTCTACGGGGGTATAAGTTTTAACACTATAACCTTCCCTCGGTGATTAGCATCTCAGCTTCTCCCGATATGGACGACTTTTACAACGAATGACTATTAATCATTCTGGAGGCAATCAATTTTTCTCACCTCCACCAAGAGTTCCAAGAGATTTATAGAAAATTCCCTCAGACATACCAATTCTTTTAAGGGTTTTTGATATAAATTTCTCTATCTCTCCTAGACCTTCATAACATACAAATTCAGGCCATAAACTTCTTGCTCTTTCAAGTTTTGTTTTAAAAAATTTCTTGAATTCTTTTTCTTGGATAACAGTTTTCTCATTAATCTCCATACCCATTGGAATATCTCTACGAATTCTAGCATCCCAAAGAGCTAATTCTGGATCTCCCGAAGGCATTTTATATTTTACACTTAACATACCGCAACCTTGATCACAGCCAACCACATCAGGATCAAGAGGACCACCAGAGTAGGTTTGAGTATATCCTACTACACAACCTTTTCCTGCATGACAATTCCCAGTAATAAAAGTTAATCCTCCTTGTTTAGCAATAAAATATCCAGTATTTGTCTCAATACAAACTAATTTACCGCAATACTCAACTTCATTTCTTTGAAATTTTGAATTATGTATTCCATTTCTTGAATAATTAAGTTTAGAATCATCTATTATATTAATATAATGTATTTGATTTAAACCATTATATCCATTAAAAGTCTTTAATACTATTTTTGACAAACCTTTATTGATTGTTGCAATAGCTGATATTAAATTTAAAGTATCTAGATCTTTGGAATTTATTCTATAACTTCCGTGATTATTGTTAATATAATTTTCATAGTCTCCATCAACTTGAATTAATTCTTCAAAAAAAATCTTTGATTGTTCTTGAGACATAAATATTAAATCAGAGGGAAATTTTTTCTTTAGTGTAACTAAATTAATATATTTCTCACTATCCTTAACAGATAATCTAATTACTGTTTGTTTATTATATTCACTTTTTCCATATTTATATCCTTCTTCATCAAATAATTGTATTATTCGATTTATTTTTCTCTCTTTCTTTAACCCAAAACGAATATTACGAGATATTCTTTTTGGATTATGTGTATTTGCTATTACTCCATCGCCAATAATCCAACATAATATTCTTATCTCGTTATCTGTATACTTATTTATCGGAGTACTAACACCTTTAGCATTAAATATGTTTTCTTTCATGAGAAAAGAATCTATATTTTCTGCTAATTCTCCCATATTATTCTTCAATGCTAATCTATGCCTTTGAGAAACTCTGAAAGAATATCCTCTAGTGTTATTATATTTATAAACTTTTTCATCTTTTCTTAAATCTCTAATAAGAATATTTTTTGGAGAATAAAATTCAACTAATTGAGTATCTGGATTATAATTAGCAACCCTAACAGTATTATCGAGATCAATTATCTTCTTAAACCCATTCTCAGTTAATACTTCTGTGTCCTCTGTTAAACAATCCTCCATAATCCTAACTGTTTCATTCTCAGTCATTTTAGTATTTAAAAGTTCGTAGACTTGAGAAACTGCTTCTGGTTCAATATTATCAGTAAAGACAATTGCTTTACCATATTTTCCTGTTATTTCCATATCCCTATAATTTCTTTGATAAACTATAAATCCAATGACGTCCTTCTTCAGTCCACCTCTTTACATTTCTTGGTTTTCCTGCCTTGTCAAATATAGTAACTATTTTTGTATATCCAAATTTATCAAATGGTTCCTTTAAGTACCATTTCTTTTTATCATGAGATCTAAAAATTAAATTATTCTTCTCTAATAATCTTAATAATTCTATATTAGATATTCCAAGACCCAAATCTTTCACTATATCTCTTGTTGAATATAGATTTTCTGAAGTAGTTAGGACTCGATTACAATAATCTACTTGAGGCTGTTGATTTTGAATAGTAATCTGTAGGTTAGTAATTTCAGAGGTTAATCTTCCAATTTCAGCGTCTCTCAGAGCAAATCCATTATTTATAATTTCGTCTAATTTTCTTAGACACCATACTCCAAATTTAGGACTACACCACATAGCAAAATGAATAGCTATTAATCTATGCATCCAAGTACCTTGATTCTGAGGAATACCTCCTTTAATAACTACTATTAATTCCGATATCGGAATTCCGATATCGATCGAGACCTCATTGATTAATTCTTTTGTCTGTTGATTACTAAGATAATGACCTAACTGCTTCTTACAAACTTTTGCTATCTCAGTAGCATTAATCATGACATCATTACTAGTCAATGCAAATGGAATAATACATCCATTATACTCAAAATTTAATAATTCATTCATACTTATATAAAATAAAGGGAGTAAATCATATTACTCCCCTAAAACTTATTTCTTTTCTTCAACAGCTTCCTGTCCCTGCGTTTCTTCTTTAGAAGGTTTGTCTTCTTTAACTGGACCTACAAACAATCCGCGAAGAATACACATCTTATTTTCTAAGGTACACTCTGAATGTTCCTTATTATAATATTCACAGATATCAGGGCAACATTTATCGATTACTTCGTCGAGATAAACCAATTTTTTATTTCCGGCGATTTTTTGTAATATATTAGGCTGATCTTTGAAAATTTCCTCAAGAGTGCCTTCTTTTGGAACCATTGAAGTTAAATCTGAATCTTCTCCTTCATTAGCTCCAAGATCATTACAAAAATCGATAAATGATAGTTCTTCATTTCCGGGATCTCTAGGATCAGGGATAAAAGAACAACATTTTCCATAAGGACATTCTTTATCACAAATTAAATGTGATGTTGGAATTTCCTCAATGGGTCTAAAGACTACCACTTTTTCTCCGTTAGATGTGGGAACTTTTACTGTTTTTAACTTTTTCATAATTTAATTCATTAATGTTATTTAATTCTTTACGCATTTATTTTCGAAGCGGATTCTGTATTAATTTCCGCTTCATATATAAGAATTTCAGGGGAGAAGAAAATAAAAAGAAGGAAGTATTTCATTCCTTCTTCTTAAATGTTCTAGTTTAGTTAGTTACTGCATAAAGAATTGTGTTCCCTTCTCTTCTAAGAGTAAATAGTCTTTCAACCTCATTATCACTTATTATTTTATAGTCCTCTCGTTTTTTAGAAACTAGATAATCTTTAATAAGTCCATAATTAAATGACTCTATCACAAGATGACAACCATTTGGAGTATTAATTTTTCCTAGAATATTAGTATATCCTGAGATAAATTTTTCTATATCATGTTGATAGAATTTATCTTCAGAATCAATATCTAAAATCCACCTAGGTTTATCTACAACTCCTTTTGATTGAACCGTTTCATTACTTAAGGCTACTTTCTTTGGAAGATTATGTATATTTGTATAATCATTGTTTGCTACTCTCTTAGAATATTCAAACATACATTGCTTTCCAAATTTTTCCAAAGATCTTGGTGTAATAGATATGTAAGCTCTTGCTTTATAATGTTCACACATCTCCGTTAATCGATTCCAGGATTTTTCAAGAACTCCTAAATCTGTCACCCACCAAGCATATCTCTGTATTTCTTGAAGAGGTAAATCAGGATTCTCTTTTCTTCTTTGTATAACTTGCACAAAATAATATATCTCCGGTTTACCTTTAGAAGATATCTTAAATTTTAGAAGACTTTTTACTGTCTCTAAATTATTTATTACTCTCATGATTTTATAGTATTTAGTAAAAATTTCCAAGAAACTGTTGCTGTATGATCTGAAGAAAAGATATCAACCGTCTTACTAGTACTCTCAATCAATGGAAAATGTTTATCATTAAATCTCGTTGTTTTTGACATAATGATCTGAAACTTTCTTCTTCTAAGCTCTTCATTATATTTAGTGAGATTAGTTTTCCATTCTTTTCGAATCTCTTCGATTGGCCTTTTTCCAAAACCAATAGAGTCTAAGAATACTTTGATTACACTACTTTTTGGTAATGCTCCTCTTTGATATTCTTTATACATAAGTTGTCTTTTTTGTTTTTCTCCAGGGATACCAGAAATAAAACTAACCAATTCCATTATCATTTCTGATTTTCTTGTAGCTTCTTTATCAGTTTCCTTCTTAGGGAAGTAATAATCTCCAACTATTCCAAGAGATTTAAGAAACTCTATTTTTGGATCTAAAGTTACCTTCTCAGGATAGTACTCTTGAATATATTCATTAGCTATTGCTGCAAGTTTATACTTAACTTCTAATCGAGAAAGGTAATAACTACTAATATCTCTAATTGCACACTTAGTTACCACTGGAAGAGATGAGATATCTATTAGATACTCTCCAGAAAACACTAATTCTGATTTTATTATCCCCAGTCGTTTAAATTTCCCGGCGAGTTTATTGGAAATCATAACTCCTATTAAAGACTGATTAAGAAGACCATCCTTTACTAAACATATAGATTGTCTTGTTTTATATGTTTTTTCGCCGGGTTCTATTCCGACTGTATTTTCTGGGATATTAACTACCACATTAGTATCAAAGCAGATTCCTAAGTTAGCTCGTCTTTTATTTCCAATCGTTCCTGTCACTTTCGCCCATTTATCTTTTTGGTAAGTAACAGCAGTATTACTATCCACTTTTTTAGGAGAAAGTCTTTTATATTCTCCGATCAACTCTGGATTAATAAGAATACTTGCATTATCCTCAATTAAATCAGTTATTAACCTACTAATTGAATATTTATTATAATCTGAATAAATTTTTGGATACTTAGTTTTTCTTTCAATAGGTTTGGGTGTATATTCGGAACGTTTAATAATATCATTAAGATCTTCAATATAATTAGTCATCCCTACACGACCGTACATCTCGTAAAAACCTTCGATAACTATTTCATCTTTTGTTGCTTGCGCTAAAAGTTCAGCAGTATCTAGGTATTCAAGTTTAATTGTACTTCCTAGAAAAGATAATATAATTCTAAGATCCTGGGTTGAATAAGTTTCCCCAGAGTATCTTTCAACTCTTTTTTCTCTTACTATTCCCCATGCAGATGCGTAATTATGAACACTAGGACTAACTCTTATTTTATTTTTTCCATAAGAATCCATTATTAACCAAGGATTACCAGAAGAACTAAGTTTATCTGCTAAAAGTACATATTGATACTTTAGATTTTTCTTATTTCTCAGGATAATCTCAGTACTTTTCCCATACTCATAATCACAGTACTTTACTAATTTTAATCTTGAACCATTAATTTTAATTTCTTTTTCCATAATTCTTATGTTTATTGTTATTTATTATTCATTAGTAAGAGTTTCAAGAGCTTCTAAAAAATCCAAGATATTCATTATAAAATTACGATAACTTTTATCTGGTTTATCTGGAAGTCTAAGAGAATACTCAATAAAACCTCGTAATTCTATATCAGAAGGACAAATATTCATTATAATATCTTTGTAAAGATTATTATGAACTGTTTCTGAGATTATAAGATTATTCTTAAGCTTTCTAAATAAACTTCGTTTTGTTAATTTTTTATAATTATCCTCAGAATGTAAATAAACAGGTAATACCATTACTAAATCTCTAACTTCAGAAGGACTAATCCAGTTCCCTATTGGAGATCTAGCTGCATTTAATTCTTCATAGTTCTTTAGAATATGATAATTCAAAAGTTTATTTCGAAGAATAGATATATTTTTATCATAAATAAATTTTATAAATTCTTCTCTATTAAATAACTGATTAAATCTGATATAACCAACTATAATATTTTTGTTATATCGTAATCTATAAAATTCAATACTTTCTATTTTTATTTTCTTCATAACACATATAAGGAAAATAAACCCCGACCTATCACAGGCAGGGGCTCACACTATAATATGCAATTCAAAGGATTTTCTCTTTTCCATTTATAAGGATTTAAAGCCTTAAAATTGATAAACAATAAGAATCATGGAAAATATTAATGAAGAAAAAATTAAAAAATTTAAAAAGATTACAGAATTAATTTTGAATGGACTAAAAGAAAGAGGAATAAATCCCATCTTATCTGAGGACGACACTTCCCCTAATGAAGAGTGGGGAAATAGTATGACAATGTCTTTCAGTTTTTCTAATGGAGGACTTAAATATTGGTATCTCGGAATTTGGGGATGTGGGAGATGGTCTGAAACTTACGATTGTGATAATTCTGAGGACTATATATCAGTCTTTCTAATTCACAAATGGACGTATGATAAATTTAGACCTAGTAGTTCAGATATAGAATACAGAATTACATTAAACGATAAACCTGTAGAAATATATCATGTAATTCAAGGGTTAGAAGAAATTCATAAAAATCCTATTCAAGAATATTATAAAACTTTTTGGGAACATAAAAGTGATCATGATATGCCTTGTCTTGAATATTTTAGAGATTGGTGGTTTCATGAAGTTACTTATCCGATTCAAGAAAAATTGAGATATAAATGGAGTGTAAAAATATTATATAATTTTCTTAAAGTATTATCATGGATTGACCCTAGAGTCTCACGAAGGAAGTTATTTAAAGAAGAAGGGTGTATTCCAATCTATACTTCCGGATTTTTAGCGACGGAATGGGCATCAAGTCGTGATTGGGCTTTTAATAGCTTTGCATGGTTATATGAAAAATTTCCATGGTGGTTATGTAAAATCTGTAAACATAAATTATTTGATGCACACTGGAACGTCGCTGATTTTCCGGAAGAAGTAACAAATACTTTAGAAAAAAGAATGTGGAAAGGAGTAGTAATATGAAAAAGTTTAAATTTGAGGAATGGTTAGATGAGAAAGGTGGAGGTTGTGAACTCATTTTAATATGTCTTTTTTGGAAATTTATATTTGATCCTATTATATACCTAACTACCAAAGATATGGATTGGGTAGTAGCATCACAAACTCCATTCATAATATTTATTCTAACTCCATACATATTATTTAGAACAAGAAAAAGATGGAAAAAGAAAGATTAGATTTATTATTAGTTTATGCAAATGATCTATATAGATATATTGCTAAGAAACTTGGAGAAGATTATGAGCCAAAAAATTTAATTGGTCTTTTAGGATGGTTAGACGAACATAACGTAATAATACATATCCAACCAGAATTTTATAGTCAAGGTATAAATTGGAATTGGCAAATTTCATTTTATAATCCAGAAACTTTTGATGATCCAGATCTTATGGATGGAACTGGATTATATGGAGATAATGGAGAATATCCTACTAGAGGAAAAGCTATGTGTTGTAGTATTGTTAGAGCACTAGAATTATATATCCTTGAGATGATAGATTCTGAAGAAATTCTAGGCGATTACAAACTTCCAATGCCTTCTGGAACAACAGTACAAGATCTCTTAATTTACATGATAAGAAATCAATATTCTGTAACAGTAGATGAAAAATGGTCGGAAATGAAAAGAAAATCTATTAATGAATACTTTAATTACTTAAAAGAAAGGATAATAGAATGTTGGGAAAAAGTTGTCTAGGATGTTTTATGTTCTTGGTAATAATGTTCTTAGGATGTTTATTCCTAGGATTTATAACTAAGATTGTATTCGCGCTATCAGTAGGAGTATTTATTCTTACAGCATATATCATTGGAATAATTTTTATGGCTTTCGTGATTTATAATGCAATTAAATTTTTACTTACATCATGAAATGGAGAAATTTTATACAAGATTTAGTTCTGATAATTATTGGAGTTATTCTTTCAATAATTCCAGAAAAATCAGAATTTACAGAGATGCTAACTACATTCTTCATAACAGGAGGAGTTGTTAAATTAGTTTGGGATTTTATAGTAAATAGTGATGAGGATTGATTATGGAAACTATAGAAATAAATTATAAATATAAACCAGGAACAAGATTATATCGAGTTACTTATGGAGAGCTTAAGTATTATGATGTTGAATGCGTAAATATAAACTTATCATTAAATCGAGATGAACCGCTTATAACATATCAACTCAGAGTTAATAATTCATCAGGAAACAGAGATACAACTTGGGATTTTGAAATTGATAAATATTATTCATTAACCCCAGAAGAAGCTTTAAAGAAACATTCAGCGGAGTTATTAGAAAAATTTAATTCTAAAGATAAATGACGATTATAGTAATTATATTCTCAATAATAATATGTCTAATAGGAGTTTATTTTCTCTTAATTGAGACTAGAAGAATAAGAAAATGGCTAGGAATTGGACTAATTCTTATCACAGCGTGTATTGTATCTACTATTTATACTGAATGGGTAAATAATAGAGTATTTCAGTATTATACACTTAAGATTACTCTCAAAGATAATACCGAAAAAGTCATAGAGTACGTTAAAGCCTCTGAGTTATCTATACGATTTGCTGAGGATTCAACTATTATAGTTTGTGATACTATTCCTAGTGTAGTAAAAATAGAATTAATTGAAGTAAAACAAAAACGTTATGGAGAAGTACATAAGAACGCTAATTTCTAAAGGAATGTCCAGAATAGAGGCTGAAATGTTTATAGACGGATTAACAAAAGTTATTCTAGAAAAAAGAGAACCAGAACCAATTAAAGCAATATTTCCTACATACTATAAAATTAAAACAATAGATTCAAATACTAATGAAGATCTTGGTTTCATAAAGTTTGATGTAGGATTTGATGCTAAATTTTTTGATTATGATACTGCCAAAAAAATTTGTACATATTTAAATGAACATGATATATACAGACAATTAGATTCAATCGATGCTGTAAATTATAATAAAAAACCATGGTTAACTATAACTCGCGATTGGAGATCTTATGTGAAATATATTACAAATGAAGGTAATGTTTTTTATATAGAAGTGAATTGGAAGATAGGACAAGCAAGTTGGAAAATAGTACCATTTTATGATTAGAATATTACTCTGTGGGTTAGCAATCCTATTTGTAATTGGAATTTGGACTATAGAATTTATACAAAGATTATATGGAAAAATACTTGGAAAAATTAAAAGCGCTTGGAGTAAAAGATGAAGAAGCTGCCAAGAATCTACTTAAAGAAATAATCAATGATATTCAAGAAAAAGACATCATACATTTGATCATTTATTACCAAACAGGAAGTTCTTTTGAAACGCATAATGATGTAGATATTATTGATTATCCTTGGAATAATATATCTATCGCAAAAGAAAATGAAGAAGCAATTCGACAGCATTATAAATTTGCAATGGATTTAGAATATATATGTACTTCTGAATCAAGAGAAAAACTTAAAAAAGAAGCTGCTAAGAATTGGTGGTATGTAGAAGGACAATACAGTAGATATTCTCTGAAGTTAAAGAAAAATGATGGAACTTTCTTTACTTATAGTACTCCATGGATTGGCTACTTTGAACGTTTAAATGACATAGAAATAAAAATTTGTAACAGTTAATAATATTAACTACACTAGTCTATTATGGATTGGTGTAGTTATTTATTTTGCTCCTTTAATAGGATGAGAATCTTATATGTGAAAGAAAATATTTTTTTATTAACTAAAACAATAAAATCATGTTAGAATTTAAACCAGAAAAAGAATTAACAACATTAGACAAGTACAAAAAGTTATATGGTTTCTATGAAGGAAATCTAAATTACGTTCCTAGAGGAGGAGATCTAACAAAACATATTGGATCTTCTTTAGCACTAATTGATTATTCTAGAGATGAAACTGGAAGATGGGACTATTCTCTTAAAGAAGTAAAAGTTGAGGATATAACTGATTATGATCCTATGACTACAACTTCAATTATTAAGTATAAAATAATTGGGGAAGAGGAAGTCAAAGAAGCTAGAATTATTCCGGAAGGCTTTAGTTTTGAAAGTCCAGAGGAAACGGGAAAATCATTGAGATTTCTTCCGTTATCAATGCACTTTAAGGTTCAAGAAGAGAAAGCTTTTTATGATAGACTCTTAGCGAAATTTGATAATGCTAAAACACTATCTATCGAAGCTCTTGAAAATCTATCAAACTCTAAAGAACAATCTGAACTTCTTGGACGTAATTATAATATTGCAGCAGTGATTAAAACTGACGAAGAGACTCCAGAAATTCTATACTTTAGAATTGATAAACTAAAATTAAAACACAATAAACAAGATAATTATGCGATTACTTTAACTAATGAAGATAAAGATAAAACGTATACATTCTTGATTGATTCTAAAGCAGAATATTATGAATTCTCTTATGGAAAAGAAAAAATAGGAGATCTTAAAATTTTAGATCTCCAAAAATTATAAAAAATAAACCCAGGCCCTATGTAAAATAAGGCTTGGGATTTTTATTTCTTTACACAAATAATGCTGGTTTACATCTACTTCTCCAATCTAGAAGATAACCAGGCTCAATCTCTTCTAAAAGTATTGAAGTTTCTTTTAATTGAATAATACAATCTAGACATAAATTTATACCAGAACTCTTACTTCCAAAAGCAAGATATTCTTTTTTCTCTTTTTCTAGCTGATTATATTCAAATCTAGAACATAGATCAAACCATGCTCCTTCTTCATACATATTCTTTCCACAAATTGCACACTCACATTGTCCTAAACCAGCAATAGGGAAGAGTTGTTCAGGATCTGTAAAAGAGTGGAATAAATGTTTCATAAATCTTTTATACTGTTCCGTACGATAAGCCTCCACAAGTAATCCAATTTCTCCGAGATCTGGTTGAAGAGATCCTTGTGGGTTCTTATTTTTTCTGTAAGCTATAATTCTTTCTGGAAGTTGTCGGTCTAAGAGTGGTCTAGGGAAAAGATATAAATAAATTAAATTTTTCTCTTCCACACTTAATACTGGATTTACTCTCAAAGAATTAATAACTTCGTGTGCATCACAATCTTTTAGTTTGTCAATGTAAAATTTTAAAGAATTCATGGTTTTATTGTTTAATGTTAATGATAATATATTAATAAGAGTTTGTGGGGAACAAAAAAGAGAACTTAAGATCTTCTCCTAAGTTCTCCCAACAAAACCATTTTCTTTATATTAAACTACCCAAGAAAGTATTCAGATTTTTCATAATCCTCTTTTCTTTTTTGTTGTGGAGTAGTTTCTTCAAAAATTGTACTTGTAAAAACGATTTTATCTCTTTTCTTTTCACGATATTCATCTTTATGATGTACGTGTTGTTCACTTACAATGTCTTCTCTAACAAAGTAATTTTCATTCTTTTCCATGTCTTTTAAGTTTTCCATTTTATTTAATTTTATTTACATGTATAAGGAAATTGGGGATTCTGAAAATACCTTAATTTCTAGTATTCTTTTAAATCCACTCTTCGGACAAGGAAGCCTTGATTCTAGAATATCAAAACTTTCCCTAAATCTAGTTCCATAAAATTCTTCAGGACTTGGATCAGGGTACACCAAGAAATTTCCGGTTGGATAATATCCTTGATTTTCTCTTATATCCAGGAGAAGAGGATTTACTTGATTTAATTCATCTAAAGATATCTCAGTAATCGATATATTTTCCTCACCTTCATTACAATCTACTTCTATGATAAACGTATAGTTATTATTTCTCTCAGGAACCATAATCTACTTCAATAATATGTTCTGGACTAACTTTTTTCACTAGAATAACTCCATTACCTGAAATAAATACTTCATCTTCTAATCCTTCTAAATCTACTTTAAGTATTGCTATCTCAGGACCTCTTCGAAGAGCTACATTTCTTGCTGTCAAAGGATCTGAACTTAGATGTACATACTCTCTACTCCCTGGAATTAATCCATCTCTAAATATACTTTCTAAAAACTTCCTTTGCGTTCCATGATAGACAATATTACATCCTGTATACTTCTTAAAATTAGCATTAATACCTTTAACACTATGACCTTGAAGTGCACGAATCTTTCTTAAGTCGGCCGATAATTCATAGCGCTTTTTATTATCAGTATCTACTATTTCTTTTAGTTCAGACATAGTCCAGCCATGATCAATCAACTTTTTTGTTTCTAACCAACCTTCTGAATCAAGCGCTCCTTCTACTTCGGCCGGATTATGTCTTAGAATATATGCTAACTCTTTTCCTCTATTCTTCTTCATATAATCTTCCTATTTTTATAAATTCTCCTATTAAATTTACAGTTTCAGTTATAAAGTTTTCATCATTATATGTTGATGTTGATACTAAAATCTGTTCAGAATACCCAAAATATCCAATATTATTTATCACTCTATCTCGAATATACTGAAAATTTATTTCACATTTATCTAGAATTGAATTTATGTAGTTACTTTCTGGATTAATTTTAATAAGATCTTCTAAAAACCTCATAAATCTACATTGCGTTCTACTAGTAAATTTCATTATTTTATCCAAAGGTTCTAAGTAATCTCGAAAAAGTTTTTCTAAGAAGTAGAATGAAAGCTCATCTATCTTCAGAAAATTTCCATTACCAGTATAATATTCTACTAAATAGTTAGAGCTATCACTGAGATCTAAGCAAACTTTGAAAGGTTCCATGAGATTTACAAAAGATTCATCCTCCTGAAGAAGTTTTCTGTGAAAATACGTATCTATATCTCTACATAAACTCAGATATTCTTTATATGTTTCTTTACATATTCTTCTTAGTCTATTCACATGATCTTCCATACCACCAGATTAAAAATTTTCTTAACTTTTCATCTCTCCAATTAGGTGTAAAACAATTAACAACTCTCCTTCTTATTTCTGTTCCAGAATAAGTTACATGCACATCATCTTTTTGATCAGGATAAATTTTTATATTATAGAATCCTCCATTTTCTTTATATCTCTCAGCTACAGAATCTCTAGAACCACATATATAAATTTCAGAATCTTGTGGTATTTCCTCAAGACTTTTTAAATAATTAATTCTATGATCTAGCGTTTCAACCCATTTAGGATAATTACCTAGATCACTAATTTTAAATATTTTCATCTTTGGATAGGACTCAAGTACCATTTCTTTCCTTGCTTCAAAAGGGAGAGGATCATGTGCAGTTCTTTCTGAGTTTTTTGTTTCTCCTATAAAAATAACTACATTATTATTTCCAAAATCTCCTCTAACTTTATCTAATAAATAGTTATGTCCTCTTGTTAGATTATCTACTTGAAATCTACCAACAATTACTCCAATCTTAGTGCTCATTTCTTTTTTCTTTTATTATATGTTCTTTTTAATACATTTGTTTTAAGATATTCTTCACAACCTGTAAAAATTCTTCCTAATTCTGCTTTATTATCATAAGGCATAACAAATTTCCTATTCACTAAAGCAGTCGGAACCTGGTGAAGAGTATACAGAGCAGTTCCTTTAAAGAATCTAGATCTTTCAAGTTGATATCCTACGAACCCTTTAGCCTCTCCTGATGTAGTAATTGATAAGACAAATGATATCTCTCCAACTACTTTAAAAACAATACAATAGTGAAGTATAGGTCCAATAGGAAGAAATGCTACATCACCTCTTTCAATAGTTTCAGGTCTAAGTCTTTCTATATACATCGGAAGATATTTCTCCCTAAGATCGGCTGGAATTTTCTCTTCTAACTCCTTTGATCTAGTTACTATCTCTTCTTCCCTTTGTGATATAGATTTTTCTTCAGAGTCTCCAGCCGTAAGTGAGGGAGTTATAAACTTCCGCTTAATATCTAAAATTTTTTCAATGCAATCCCTATCTTCAGGCTTTTTATACCAAATTTTAATCAAATCCATAACTTTATTACATCTAGTTCTTGTTGCCTCTGGACTAACTACTCCTGGACCAACCATGAGAAATCTAATCATCTCATCCAAACCTTCAGTAATTGTCTTCTTAATACTATTTTTGATACTCTTATAGTTATTTATTGATTTTCTAATATCACCTAATTCTGTAACAGCTTCTTTAATAGTTTCCATAGAGTTAATTTTTCATTACTTTATCTATTACTAATTGTTTTATATCATCTTCAGTTAAACCAAAATAATTACTAAGATTTTTAAGAATAAATACTCCTTTATAATGCTGAGTAAGATTAAGAATACTATCTAGAGAGGTATCACTATAAAGACTTTTATATTGTAAGATTCGTTTATATTCAACATTATCCTTTTCAAGTAATTTCTCTATATAAAATTTTTTTAATTTCGGATAATTTCCTAAGAAAAATTTAAGATCAATCTCAAGAATACTAAGATAATACCCATCTGTTACATTTAAATCCACTAATGGTTTACTAGATAATGCAGAGAAATCTATAGAATCTACATGAGAAAGAGATTCAATAACATCCACAATTACATCTCTTGGGTTATAAGTATCATCTACACCTACCAAAAGTTGCTCGATTTCTGTTCCTTTCATAGCAGTTTTCTTAATATCTAAAACTCCTCTAGTTATACCATCTCTTATATTATCTACATTTTCAAGATTTTCAGAGAAATATCCTTGAATAAAATCCTTTATATTATTATTTTTTCCTGATAATTTTTCTAAAATATTATTTCTCTTATTTATCGGAATACATAAATGTATTTCTCGATCTGATTCAATATCTAACCAATATGAATCAAAGAAATTTAAAAATATACTTGATACCTTTTCACGTCCTCCACTATAACTGAACTGTTTGAGCGAAAAAGGTTCAATATAACTTCCTAGATAAAGAACTAATTTCATCGGAGATAATGCATATACATATCCAGGTTTCCATTTTGTCGTTTTAGGTTTTGTTGCAATCAATTTCCCAATCTCCGTAGAATATATAAATGATTTATTTGTTGAATCTTCCTTTACTAATTTTAAACTAGGAAAACATCCAATATCTAAAGAGAAAGTTCCGTGTAGATTTCCATCAGAAACATATCTAGTATCTTGAAGAATCTTAAAAAATCCTTCAATAGCTACATAAATATAAACGTTTCGCCCTGGGAGTTTTGAATCTAATTCATCATTTTGAATCCTTACAGCTACTCTAGGTCCACCCTCTCCATACTTAACATTATATCTTCCATATGAAGAAAAGAGTGAATTCTCTGCTAAAGATATATGAAATCCAGAGTTAAGTACAACAACCTCAGAGATATCTTTCTCTTCCACTGTTTTGTTACCATTCAAATTGAAATTAGCTGACTTAACACTTATATACTGCAATGGTTTTGTTAAGTCCTTTTTATTTACAACTTCTGGAAACAAATCTGTTCCATGGTCAAAATAAACTAATGTTATTTCATACGGAATATTCAAATTTTTCATATTTTTTATTTTATTTTACATTTATAAGGGACTTAAAGCTTTATTTATGTAATAAAATTTTAATAAAGAATAATAATGAAAAAGAAAATTTATTTTATTTCAGGACATAGAGATATTACTGAAAAAGAATTTAAAGAATGGTATGTTCCTCGTCTTGTAGAAGCAGCGGCCGAAGATTCAGAATTCGTAGTAGCTGAATGTATCGGAGTTGATAGATTAGCTCAAGATTGGTTAAGAGATAATCTTAAGAATCATTCAAGAGTTACAGTTTATCATATGCTTGAAAAACCTAGATATTTAGCTTCTATGTTATTTAAAACGGCCGGAGGTTATCAAGACGATGTTCAAAGAGATTCAGCAATGACAACTATATCAACAGAAGATATCGCATTTATTCGGAAAGGTAGATGGACTTCTGGAACCGCACAAAATATATTAAGACGTTATGAAAAAACTAATTAATTGCTTCTTTAAGGGTATATTTGCAACTGTTATGATTGCAATAACTGGGCAACTTTACTGGAATTTTTATATAGTAGAGAAGTTTGGAATAGGAAAAGTAGTAGAAGATAGTTCTGTATTTATAATTGGAGCAGCTGTATTATACTCTATCTTTGCTCTCTTAACAGGAAGAAAAGATGAAGAAGTATATGAAAAATTTGATTGGATAGAATTAATATGTCTATTTATAGGAAATATATTTTTAATATATCTATTCAAATAAAATAATCAAAGAGGGAGGAGACAACTTCCTCTTTTTATTCCTTAAAAGCCTTATTAATGATGAGATAATAAAATATTAATGAAAAACAATAAACAAAAGTATTATGAATTCAAAACAATTTATAGCAATTACAACCGGAACGGCAATAGTATCTGGTATAGTAGGAAAACTTATAGGTAATAAAACCTGTAAGGAAAAAATGAATTATTACAAAGAAACATCTATTAAGCTTTTTCACTCTTTAGAAATCAAAGAAGAGGAGCTTAATAGATTAAAACAAGCTAATAAAGATCAAACTGAGATTATCAGAGATCTCACAGCAAAAAATGAAGAATTAAAACAAACTTACGAGATCCAAACTAAAACTATTAAGGATCTTGTAGAAGAAAACAAAAAACTCGAAAAGAAATTAAAGGTATCAATTTCAGTAAGAGGGAAATTATTGAATAAACTTAATGGTCTTCACAGGTTAGTTAAAAACTTAGAACCTACAGGAGACTTAATGAAACAATATCAAGAATTTATCCTTACACCGAAAAGAGAACATGATGCCATAAAAGACGAGGAAATGATGAAGGAAGGAGTTTGATCTCCTTTCTTCTCATCCTTTAAAAGCCTTATTAATGTAATTAAAACTTAAAAGAAAAGAAAAATGGAAAAGAATTATGAAAAACAAATATTTCCTTCTTCTGGAAATATCTTAGGGACAGTAAAATTTAAATTCCCGGGAGAAGGAGAATACAGTCTTGCTTTTAATGGCAGGAGTAGTGTTAAAATTCAAGACATAGTAAATAAAGTATGTCTAGGAAAGAGAATAAAAATAAAATTACAAAAACTCATTAAAGATAAATTGATGAGTAGAGTAATAACTATAAAAGATACTTACGAAATGACAAATAACCTATTCGTAAGAGTATTTAATAGTGAAAAGCAATTTATCGGATTTATTCATATTAAAAAAGAATTATAATCATGAAAAAGAATGAAAAAGTTTTAATTAAAGTATCTCCTAAGAATATATTTAAAGCAGGAATAGGGTTACTAGCTATTAATGAATACCGCAAGGGTGGATTTCAGGCAGGTCTATATGTTTTAATTGGAGGAGCAATTTTAGGATGGTTATTTTTTGATGAATAAAACCCATTAGGAAGGAGTGAGAAAGTTCATTCCTTCTTTCTTTATTTCCTTATAAGTGTATAAATAAAAATAAATAATTATGCTAGAATACTTAAAGAAAACATATAAAGAAAATCATGAACTTGGATATGAAAAAATCTATATTGCAGTAGATATTCATGGTACCATTCTTGAACCTTCATGGAATAAAACTGAGAACTTTACATACTTAGGATCCTCAAAAGAAGCACTTCAGGAATTATCAGCTAGAGAAGATACTATATTATTAATATGGTCATCCAGTTATCCTGAAAAATTAGAAATGTACCAAGAGAAATTCAGGGAAGATGGAATAAATTTTAAATACCTCAATCAAAATCCAGAAGTAAGATCAGGAAGAATTTCTTGTTTTGAAACTAAACCTTACTATGATATTCTTTTAGATGATAAAGCTGGATTCGAATGGACTGAATGGAAAGATATATTAAATTGGTTAGAAAATGAAAGAAGGTGATATTGTAAAAATTAATCCACAGAATAATGGATTTATAGGTTGGGCTGAATTTCTAGAGATCATTAGAGATTTTGGAAAAAGAGACCCTGAAGAATATTACGTCATCGATATTCTAGGGCCGATTTATTCAATTGTTCATTCTGCTCAAGATTCAGGATTTTCGGAGAAGACTATTAATACTTCTAGTCTTCGGCCCATCCCTATCGATGAAGAATTATTTATAAAATACTGTGCAGAAAGATGTACCCTAAGAAAGAATTGTATAAAAGGATGTGCATTAATAGAATACTCACCTAAAAGCCTTATTAATGTAAACAATAAAAATATAAACAATAATGAAGAGTGAAACATTAATTACTGCTTTAGTTACAGCAGGAACACTATTTCTAACAAAAATAATGTTAAATGATGTAATATTAAGAACTAAAAAAGATGAACTAGAAAGAAGACTCGAAGACGCTATGAGAAATTATGAAGATGATTCGAGAAAGCTTACAGAAAAAGAAAAAGATGAGGTTAATAAAGAGTACGATTCTTTATGTGCTAAACTAGTGAAGAGTTCATATAGTAGTCTCTTCTTAAATAAAAAACTAGAACAAGAAATCGATACTTTCTATTATAAATCTCGTAAACTTAAAAGTAGGGTATAAAATCCCTACTTCTTTTTTTTATTCTTGAGAACCTTATTAATGTTAAATAATAAAAAATAAATTATGATAGTACTTGGAATGAGCTGTGCAGATATGATAAAAGAGCACAAAAAAGACGAAGAAATAATTGATGAAAAATTAATGGAGATCTTAGATAATAACAAATATAAGATCAAGAAAATTTATGATAGAACAAAAAAGCCTGTACCTATAATAGATCGAAAATTGAAAATTAGAGGTACAAATTATAATATTGCAGTAAATGATATAAGTTCCCCAAAAGAAGAAATAAAGAGATCATTAATACAATATCATCCATATATAATAACTAATGATATTTGGTCTGGAAATAAAGTAGCAATGTTCTTTATAGAATCATGTGCGAGATACGAATCAAAAACACTGGTAATGTTACTGGAGCCGCATCTTATAAAAAGATATCGTGAAAGATACTTAGAATCAGTGCAACCAGAAAAAGTGACATTTGAAGACTTAGTTTCAACCTTTCTGAAAAGAAATCGAATATATTTCAACTTAGAGTATTTTCCCATTTTTGATAAGAAAGATCCAAAGAAGTTAATAGATATCAGAACAATAAGTAGAATGAAAGATGGAGTAGTGTTTGGAAGAGTTGAACCTACTGGAATTGTTAGATTTATTACATTTATAAATAATAGTCAAGTTAGAAAATCAGATCAAGGAAAATATGTAGAGAATGGATATTATGACAAAATGGTAAAATTATTTCAAGATCCGGAACTTAGAAGAGAAGATATAATTAAATATTTTTAAAAGGGAGTGAATATAAAACTCCCTTCTTTTTTTTATTTCCGGCCAGTAGATAAAGAAGCCCTGAAAACCTTATATGTGGCATAATAAATAAAATGTTATATTTAAATTGTATTTTGACTTATAAGCCCCTGGTTCGTGATGAATAGAGGGCTTTTTAATTTTGGCCGGATGATATAACTTGAAGGCCTTATATATGAGAAAAATAAATAAGTAATAATATACTCCTTAAGCAATAATAAAAAGCTTAGGGAGTTTTAAATTTTTATAATATGAAACTAGAAAAATTAATAGAAAAATTTGATCGGTGTTTAGGTACTGTTATAGTTATCTTAGGAATTATATTAGTAATTTCAATAGTAATATCACCTGCACCAAAGCCGAAGGAAATAATTTGGCAATCAGAAGAGGAGTATGAATATGAACAACTCCTCGACTCAATAATGAAAGAGGAAGAAAAACTGAAAGACAAGAAAACAGTAAAGGTAACTGCAACTGTCTATAATCCAGTCGAAAGTCAATGTGATTCTGATCCTCTAGTAACAGCAGATAATTCAAAAATTGACCTTGAAAAACTAAATCAAGGAAAACTTAAATGGATTGCTGTATCTAGAGATCTTAGAAAACAATTTAAATATGGATCAAAAGTAAGAATTAGATGTAAATCAGATCCAAGTATCGATGGAATATATGAAGTTAGAGATACCATGAATGAAAGATATAAATTTTGTATAGATATCTTAAAACCCGTCGGAGAAAGTAAGGGGAAATGGCATGACGTCGAAGTAAGTTCAATATAAGAAAGGGATTAATTTTCCCTTTCTTTTTTTTATTCCTTAAAAGCCTTATATATGTAAAAAAAAATAAATGAGCTAGCTCCTAAAGTATATGTGCGAAATATACAAAAGGAACTAGCATTAATTTTTAAGATTAAGAAAAATTCATAGAAAAATACTGGCATTAGAAAAATAACCCAAAATAAACTAGACCAGTATTATGAATAAAAATGAAATTATTCAATATGCTATCATTGCTATAATTATAATCGCAGTGATAGTATTTCTAGAGGATTCTGAATTAAAAGATACCCTCATAGATATATTCAATGATTCTCTGGCACAAATGAATGTAGACAGAGAAAGATGGAGGTTTAGACGAATGTTTGACGACTGACTCTAAACCCACTACAACCCTGAGATAGAAAATATCTTGGGGTTTATTTTTTCTTAATCTTCATATATTAGAATCTAAAGGATCCTAAAGAGCAAAATGTAACTTATTTATGAGGACAAAGGAGCTTCCCTTATATTACACCCCTTATCGCTACCGCTAGGGGTGTCTAAGGAAGAAACTTTGAATAGATATATAGAAAATAAACCCAGAAAATGAAGATGTTATAAAGATTTTATATTATTGATTTTCGCCTCTCCAAGGAGGCGAATCTAATCTAAATATTACAACTTTTTTTTAGGATAACATATTCTTTCATTATTTGTATTTTTACTCCAATCTAAGTTGTTATTTTGCTCTTCTAATAACTTTAAACTCTAATTAATGAAAAAGGGAGACTCCTATGTCTTCATTTTTATGTAACTGGATTCTGTATTGAATTAAAAATAACAATTAAAATATTTAATATTTATGATCAATAAATTACCTGATATCATAGTACCTAGAGGTATTAGATATATTTCAGAAATGGATAGTTTATTTAGATTTTATAAACTACCTGTAAAGTGTATAATTAATAAACAATTACCTGGATGTGGATTTACAGAATATTGTTTAAGAGGACCTGAAAATGTAATACTTTGTTCTCCTAGAAAGATGTTACTTAAAAATAAAAAGGATCAACATGGTAGAGACGTTTATTTAGTTATAAACGAGTTGGAAAAAGAAGTACCAATTGATAAAGATCTTTCTAAAATTGATAAATCTATTAATAGAGGAGATCAATTTATGGAGAAATTAGATGAGATGGTTAATGGGAAAAATACTGTCTATAACCGATTAATGAATGAAATTAAAGATTACCTAAATGAGAGAAAATACTTAGGAGATAAACCATGTAAAATTCTAGTTACTTACGATTCATATAGAATAGTAAAAGATATATTAACATCTTTAGGTATATTTCAAAGTTTTTACACTATAATAGATGAATTTCAAACTATCTTACATGATGCTAAATTTAAATCAGATACTGAATTAGATTTCTTATATCACTTACATCAATCCCATTCAGCTCTATTTGTTAGTGCAACTCCAATGTTAGAGGAATATTTAAACATGCTGGATGAATTTGATGGTTTACCTTATATAGATATGAATTGGGGGAAAGAGGACCCATCTAGAATTCTTAAACCTGCTTTAAAAGTGTTATCTATGATGAGTGTGGGGACTAAGTTACCAGAAATTATTCAATCCTATAAAGAAGGTAACTTTGAGTCTGCAATTCGAATGGTTAATGGATATCCTACTAAAATAATTAGTGATGAAGCTGTATTTTATGTAAACTCTGTTAATCATATAGTCAGTATTATAAAGAAATGTGATCTTCAATCAGAGGAGGTTAATATATTATGTAGTAATACACCAGATAATCTCAAAAAAATTCAAAAAAGATTAGGGAAGAAATTTGTGATAGGAGAGGTACCATTGAAAGGGGTTAAACCTAAGATGTTTACATTTTGTACTAGGACAGTTTACCTAGGGGCAGACTTTTATAGTTTATGCGCTAGATCGTTTATCTTTAGTGATAGTAATATAGACTCTTTAGCTGTTGATATTTCTGAAGATTTACCTCAAATTCTGGGAAGGCAAAGATTGTTTGAAAATCCATGGAAAAACGAAGCTACTTTTTATTATAGATCTACCTGTGATTATAGAAAGGTTAGTCAGGAGGAGTTTAATAAGGAAATAGAAAGAAAAAAGAAAGCTACTAGTGACTTATTATCTGCATTTAGTACAGCTTTAGATGATGTTAAGTATAATTTAGCTAAGAAGTATCAAAGTGATGTAAAAAGTAATAATTATAAGAATGATTATATAGCTGTAAACGAACATCAGGGTGGAACTTTAGTACCTGCTCTTAATAATTTAGTATTGGTTAACGAGATTAGAGCTTTTAAGATACAGCAAATAGATTATAAAGATAGATTTACTGTATTCTCAACAGTTCATAATACTTTATCTCCGGATGATATAGTTAATAGAAAGATATCAGATTTTTTAAAGGAATATCAAGAATTAGGTACTTTTAAAGCCAAACTTAAACTTCTTTGTGAATATAGTTTTAATGATCAAATTATAGGAGTAGTATTAGATCAGATTGGAGAACATGATAATATTAAGTCTTACTATTTAGCACTCGGACCTCAAAAACTCAGAGCTTTAGGATATGATAAATATAAGATTGAGAAAGAACTTGGAGTAGTAACATTTAGTCAAGAACTTTTAGTTAATACTATTTATTCAGAATTTAAAGTTGGAGATAAATTGACATTAGCTAATATAAAATCTAGACTAGAGTATCTTTATCCATCAATTTCCTATACAGCTACTCCTAAGGCAAAAGATTTAGAAAATTATTTTGAAGTTAAATTGATATATGTTACAATTTTAGATGAAACTACAGGAAAGAAGAAACAAACAAAGGGTTATGAATTATTAAAAAGAAAATAAATATAGAAAAAGAGGGAAATAACAAATCCCTCTTTATTTTTCTTCCTCTAAACCTCTAAAACACGTATCCCAGAAGGTGTTACCCTAATAATTGAGAGAAAATTTCAGGTTCTCTCAAGGTTTATACTAATTAATTAAAAATAATAATGCTAATAAAGAATGGAAGACGATTATTTGTTAGATGAAGAAGAAGAAGACCTAGAAAATCAAGGATATCTAGGTCCAGACGAAACAGGAGATGATTCTGACGACGATGACTCTGAAGGTTCTGATGAGAGTATTATTGGAGATGACGAGGATGAGAAGAAAATTAAAGTAGATGAGTCTCAGTATGAAGGTAAGATGACTAAGGACGAACTTTGGTTATCTACAGCATACGATGACATAATAGCAGCAGGAAAATTGGATAAAGATAATGCAATTGAAGATGCTGTTACTACTATAGTTTGGGCTAATCCTAAACATACTTCAGTTAATACAGTCGGAAATATTATTAAAGATTTGTTTCATAAGCAAGGTCACTCTCGTATGGTTAATAGCCTCTATACACCTGATACTCCTTTACGCGGAGAAGATGTTGATATAGACTTTAAAGATGAGGATGATTCTGGATTTAATAAGAGATATGCTGAAGAAGCGAGAAACCAAATAGCAAGATTCATAGAATTTTTGGCTACTCGTGATATTAGCAAAGACTCTATTATATCAAAGCGAAGAAAACAAAGACAAATTCCAGCTTTTATTATTTTCTTATTCTCTTCTGGTATGTATGACTTAATTGTTGAATGTCCTACTATGCCCGAAGAATATGCAACTCAGATAAAAGAAGCAATGAGAAAAATCCTAAAAGCTAAGTATGATATCGTCGAAGAATTAGCAAAGAAGTACGAAGAAATGGGTAGACAGGCTGTGGCAGATCGAGTTAGAAAGTTACAGTTATCATGGTTTAATAAAGAACCAGCCGAAATTAGATCATCAGCCGAATACTCTGATCTCGAACTTACTTATGACGACGTATTGGTTTATCGTGAATATAGATCCAGATTTACTAATACATCAAGAGCTATTACTCAAGATATTATTTCAGATATGATTGAGGTAGTTATAGATAAAGAAGCAGGAGTTTATGAAAGATTAAAAGACAAGACCAGATCAGATGCAATATCAGATGTAAAACAAGTATATAAAGATTGGTCAAAAAATAATCCTGACGATTCTGAACTAGCTACTAAGATAATTTGGAAAGATGTCGAAGGAATGGTTAAACAGTAAAAATATTAAAATTTTATGTCAGTATCTCTTGAGTTACTAACCGATGAAGCTATCATCGATTATACTAAAAGTGATGGAAAAGATCAAGTTCTATTTAATCATAGAGACTTGGACCTGAAGTACAATGGAATACAACCTATCGCCGGTGGAGTCTATGATGTCGATATTTTTGGCTCACCCATGGAAGATAGATGTATTTGTGGAAAAATTCGACAACCCTCTGCTGAACCTTGTCCTCATTGCGGGGCAAGAGTATTTACAAGAGAAGAGGGATTGAGAAGATTTGCTAGAATTGAACTTCCTTTCTATTACTTGAATGATTTACGTTTTGATATCTTTAAAGAACTTTTCGAAGATATTTTTAAAGATAGTAAAATTGTATTAGATTTCTTTGGAGACGATCTTCGAAGAAATGGTTATAGTGCAAGAGGAGCAAAGAAATTAGGTATTAAAGTTTTTGATACCTGCCAGTTCGAATATAATCCAACAACAAAAGAACTAAAAATATCAGAATTTATTACTGATGAAGCTCTATGTTCTTACGAAGGATTAATTAAAATTATTGAAGAACATTTTCCCGCTCGTCTTACAGAATTTAAAAAATTAATTAATCGGTATTACCTAGTACAACCTGCTATGATGAGACCTTTTACTCTCGGAATTAAAAACGGGAAAAAAGTAATGGGATCTCATAAACTTAGTATTTGGTACTCTATTATTATCAGACTTTGTTGCGTAGAAGATAAAAAATCTAATGACTTGAACTATGAGGAAGTTACATCTAAATTTAATACCCCTGGAGAAAGAGTTAGATATACAGCCCTTTTACGTGCTCTCCTAAATGCTGGGAAAAAAGAAGCTACAGCACTACTTAATACATCTAAAGAAAATCTAGCACGTGACTTGTATTCTGTCCGTACTAAAAATTCTGCTAGATGCCCAATTATACCTAGTACTACATTAGCTATCGATGAAATCTCTGTTCCAATACATATCGCTTATGAAATGTGTCGGGAAGGTTTCTTAGATTACTTAATGAAAGAGCTGAATTTTACCAAAAACGAAGCACTCAAAGCAACAAAAGAAGAATATAATAATCCGGAAACTCTGAAAATGTTTAAAGAGTATGCGGAAAAACAAATCGTACTAATGGTTTCCTAATTGGTACGTTAGGTGTGAATCCTAGAATATTACAGTACCTGAAAACTGTAGTATTAAATTTTGTGTATTGCTGGGAAGAATCTTATTTCTAATCAGCAGTTGAAAGTTATATTTACAAGAAAACAAAACCCTAAAAAAGAAGAGCTTATGAAGATAAAAAGAAAATTATATTCATCTTCGCTATCTTCTAACAGCCCCTGGAATCGTTCCGAACATATGAAAGCGCTTCACGCACAAGGACGATATACTGGAACTTCTAAAATTGGGCTGTGGAATTCTAGCGAAGAGAAAAGATTAAGAATGGCTCAGATTATGACTAAAAATGCCCTAGATAAAAATGCTAAAGGGTATGGATCTGAATATGCAATGAGAGTAAATAACCGAAACCTCCTTTTTAATAAATTTCAAGGAGAACAAGGATATATGTACTTCGTTAAATTTCCTAAGTCAGTTAAAATCGGATTCTCTAAGGACTGGGATAGGCGCATAAACTATCAATTTCCACACATGAATCATATCTTGGGTGGACAGGTTATAGCAATCATCTCTGGACCTACAACCGAATTAGCTGACCTAGAATTTGATACACTTATTAAATTTCAAGATTATACGAAACTTAATGAAACCGGAACAAAATATACTGAATTTCTAGATCTAAAAGTCAAAAAACAAGTATACGACTTCCTAAAACATAGAGTTTCTGAAAATAAAGACCTAGAATTTTTAATACAAAACTCATTGTAAATATAAACTATTCAACCCAACGACTATGGACAAAACCAGGCTAGTGTTGTGATAACCTAGTTTTAACCATGGAAAATATAGTCTTTGCAAGATAGAATTATATCTTGGGTAATCAATATAAGTTGGCTAAAGTATTGATTATCACAGAGTTAATCGCCAACCGAGTCTCCATGAATATTCGATTTTTGCCATGAAATTGAAAATCCATGATGACTATACAATACATTTTCCCATACAAGTTTGTGAACCTTTAAATGCTGACTTCGATGGTGATACTGTTTCTATTCAATTAGTACCACCCGAAGCTTCCGTCGAAACATATGAGAGAATGAGTCCTTTGGGAATCTGGGGTCTCTAAAATTTCAATAATTGCTGGAAATATTTATAATAAAAATAAATCAGCAGGGGAAAGTAAAATCCCTCCAACGACTATAAATGAAATCTCTAAATGAAAAAGAGAATTATATAGTCTTACTAATATATAATTTATATTAGATAAAAGCGATATGTCACGATTTATAAAAAAAATAATGAACCTATTTATAAATTTAATCACGAAACGCTTAACGGATTTTCTAATAAAGTCCGAAGTTTGAGATACAACTTAAGAATTGTTAGAACTGCTAGAAAGGTTATTAATACCCAATTAGCAAGAGGAATTATCTAAAATTTCTCTCCAACGACTATGTGAACAACTAAAGAAGATATAGTCTAATACTAAAAATATTAGAAATAATGATTAGTATTGTAGCGGTAGCGACGGAATATGTATTTGATGATCAGGAAGAGTTAAAGAGTCCGAGATATTTTTATACAGATTATGTCCAATTACTTAAAGATGCAGAAATAGATAAGAAAATAAAAGTAGGTACACCAATTGTATTTACTGGAAAAATAGGCAATGTGGAGTATCAATCAAAAGTTACTTCTTATGGTCGCCTTAGAATTTCGAAGATTATTGATGCAGATATAGATAAGATTGGAATATTCTCTAACGAGTTTGAACGTATCGGAGCAAAGAGCGCAACAAAATTAAGCCTGTACCTAAATCAATTCCCTGACGGAGTTGAGAAAAGAAAGGCTCTTACAAAATTTGCGCTTAGAGTCGTTACGTTAGCAGGTGTCGTAACTTTTGATTATAAAACGTTATATGCAGATTGTGACACTGAAACTTATAAGAGAATTTGTAATGTTGCGGATTCAAAAGATCTTACTGATAAACAGAAACTTCTTATAATGACAGAGGAATTTAAAAAATATGAGAAAGAAGTTTCTGAAAGTTTTAGTTCAGACTTAAAGAATGAACTAGCACGCGCAAATCGTGTAAAACTAGCCTCAATTGTAGCTATGAGTATGCCCCAATTTATTACGTCAGGGGTAGATGAACGTCCTGTTATAACTCGAGGAACTTTACTCTCGGGATATACAGAAAAAGATTATCAGCTTCATGCGATCTCTTGATTTGACCTGATCTTGGTCGCATTAAAACTCTAAAAAATGCTGGAATAATAAAAATTGAATCAGCATCTTCGGTTAAATTCCGAAGTTCAACGACTGTAACTAGAGGTAAAATGATACAGTCTACTATTAAATTCGTTAAATTTAATTATAAAAGTGAGAATAGGTCACTGCAAAGTATCAAAGTTAGTGGAGTTAGAAATAAAACCTGAACTTTATGGTAGCCCACTATAAATAACAAAGAAATGCTGGAAATAATAATAGACAGACGAAGTCAAAGTTTTTTAAAATCAGCAACTTATCAACGAGAAAAAGATGAATTATTAGTACTTTTTAAAACTTAATGTGTAGATTTGAAAAATTCTTAGAAACTCTAAGGCTTGTTGGAAGTATAGCAAGAACTATACTCTCTGGAATTGAAGAATATAGAAAAATTCAAGAAACAAAAGCTTATCGAGAGAATAAGAAAAATAATGTAAAATATCTACCAAGACCAAAAAGGTATAATAGTAGAAGAAAACAAAGATAAGATCAACGACTATGTATTGTTAGATTAAGGAAACTCTTTAATCATGATATAGTCTAATCTTACGTGAATAAGCGTAAGCAGGATAAGAGATTAGAAGACGTCTTTTAAAAATTATAATATCTAATCTCTTTGAATGGCCTAGTTCAGGATATTTAACACGACAAATTTCATTCCTTTTAAATAGTTTTATATATCATGAAGGAGAAGATCCAAAAAACACAGGATTACTCATTCCACGATATAAAGCATTAGGAAGAACAGCACCGAACGGAAAGGTATACCCAGACAAACCAATAGTAAATGGTTCTGAGGATGATCTTGTTCCAGTACGTTCGATTGTTACAAAAAGAACTGGAGATTTAAGCACAATTACACCAGACCTGATTGGAAAGAAATTTAGTTTTACTGATGGAGCAGCAATAGGATAAGTTTAGAATTGTCCATAAAAGTTTGTTATAGACTTTTATTAAACTTCAAGAATTGCTGGGAGTATTATCGCTATTTATTCTTCGCCTTGTAAAATAAAAAACTTAAGGCGAAAATTATATAGCGAGAGATAATCAGCAAAAGATATAGAAAATATATCTTCTTAACGACTATGTGTGAAGGAGAGATTAAAACACTCTTAAGATATAGTCTAGTAATCTATATAAAGTTTGTATAGGTTTAATCGTATCATTTGCTACATCATTAACTGAAGGTACTACTCAATTAAAATTGGTTGCTATATAAAATAGTATTATATAGAAAATCTTTGTAAAATGCTGGAAATTAAAAAAAATAATCAGCATCAAGGAATATATTAATAACTTGTTCAACGACTATAAAAAAAGATCTTATTAATTTAAGAATGGTATAGTCTAAATTCATTCTAAAAGGATGAATAATCTTGCAGCATTAGGTCTGAAACATGGTGGCCATAGATTATATTTGTGGCGTATAATTTCAATAATTGCTGGAAATATTTGTAATAAAATAAATCAGCAGGGGAAAATAAAATCCCTTCAACGACTATAAATGAAACTAGATGAATTTCTGGATGATATAGTCTAACTTATAAATTATATTATAAGAGTAATTGGAACGTGTGCTTAACTTAGAAGGCTTATTGAAAGCACCAAAACAATGTGAGTTTAGAGAAGAAGGTAGATGGATTTACCTAAAAGTTAGGGGAGGAGAGTTGAAGTATCCTAGACCTAACAATTGGGTAGGAGTAGGTAAAACAAAATTCGAGAAAGGTGACTTGATCGGAGGAGCCTATAATACTACCTCGCCCATTTACAAGTTGAACGCTCTCATTAAGCTTATGCGTGCCAAAGGTGAATATAAAATTGCCGTCTAAGGAAGTAATTCTCTAGATTATAAGTAAGTAAATTTGGTGAAGCTAGTAACTAGTAATACCAAGCCTTGGATTAATAATTAGAATCTTAAGGTATAACGAATAAAGACTTACCAACTTTTTTATAAGTTGAATTTATATTCTAAACTATAATAAGAAAATTATAGATAAATTGAGTGATGGCACAAGATATTTTGAGAAGGATAATGTTATTGTATCTGATTGTTATGCTTTGAATGATGGGGTTATTCATTACAAAGAGACTAAGGAAGGTGATATTGAAGTTTGGATTGGAGATCGTCAATATGATTATAATCCAGATTGTATGTATTACTTTCCAGAGGGTACGGAGGTTAAGAAGTTTCAAAGAATTTCCAGCGGAGTTTGCAATATGAATCATGTTATTGCAGAGTTGGGTTCTAATATTAATGATATTTACTTAATCTTCAGAAAGCAATTTTACACTTTAACAGATGGAGGTTTTGTATCTACGGGTTTAACAGATCTTCACGCTACACAGGAAGAACTTATTGAGCTTTTGTTTACTGGTTTGACTGATGTAACTGTAGATCCGGAGACTGAGAAGATAGAAGACATTCAGTATCTAGGGACTCAAAGTGGTGTTTTAAATAAGAAATCATTCTATACAGTACTGTCTTATGGTTATAGCTCTAGAGTTGTGTCTAAAGCTCTCAAAGGGGAATTAAATCTTTCTGGTGACGTAATGACAGAAACTATATTAGGATTACTTTTAAATAATAAACTTGACGAAAAACAAAAGTAAAAACAAATTATGGGAACTATTAAATTTGAAATAGATCTTCCAGAATTTGAAAAAGAGTTGAGTATTAATGTAACTATTCATAGAGACGGTGAGGTGGTTTATACTACTACTACCTCATCTTCCTCTGTGGATAAATCTAATAATACTAATCTTTTATCGAGCCTTGGAAGTAAACCCGAGCAAGAAAAATGTATCTCTGTGGATGGAGATAAACAAAAAGAAGAAAAACCCAAGAAAGCATCAACTACATCTCGAAGGGGAGGAAATTTGATGAACTTGGATATATGATGATTAAAACCAGAGAAGAGAATTTTTTGTTATGAACGATAATTATTATAAAATTATACTATCATATGAAATTCCATATAACATTTTAGACAGTCAAGATCCGAATATTATACAGGCGAGAGAAATATTATATGAAAAACTTAGAGATGATATTTTTCCGAAGTATGAAAGATTTTCGGTAAAGCTTACATTACATCAACTTAAAGATAACTTCAATTATCTTGTTACTTATGAAGCTTTTTTTAGATCTCTTGATGGTAAACCTATGGGAGAATATGTAGAGGCTCGTAGCTTAAAAGATAGTATTAAATCAGAATTAGAAACATTTTTTAATTCAGTAGATTGCGAATATAAGCAATTAAATATAAAACCATTAGTATAATGAGTAATTTTAATCAATATTTCAGAAACACTGGAGCAAAAATTATAGTAGATCGATTTTTTAATAAAGTTGATGCATATAATCCTAAAGTAAAAGTTGGAAAAATTGGATATTCATTTATAGAAGAACCTCCTCAACCAGCTTCTTACTATATTGAAAATGGATTAACTGCTACACATAAAGTAAGAATTGAATATACAACTATAACGGATGGGAAAGAAGATCCTGAAATGAAGTATGCAGAGTTCGAAGTTCCTAAAGAAATTGATGGTGCATTTATTATAGAAGGCGCTTATCGTATTTCAACTAATCGAATGGGATCTGATTATGACTGTCGTATTAAAATGTCTGGTACAGGAGATTATAAAGTTAATTTCGACTATGATAGAGTTTACGATATTCAAAAACAGATTCTGAAGATAAAAAGAATTAATCCGGAACTTGGAATTGCAGATAAACCAATTGATATAAAGTTTGAAGACATTGATAAATACTTGGAAACTGATAAAAAGGAGATCTTGAAGTTAACTGAAAGACAAACCAAGAAATTAATGATCAAACTTGACTTGGATTATAAACCTGAATATATTACACAAAAACTAATACAGGAATGTTTGGCCTTTGGAGATGATAGACTAAAAGACTTAATCATTGATAAAACATTAGAATCAGTTCCTAACAGTTTTATGCAATATATCTTTAGAAATAATAACGGAAGAAATTATTTTGCAGCAAGACGAAGAATTACATCATATTTTACAAAGTATGGTAAAATTCAAGATCAAGTAACTGCAATTAGTACATTAGCATTCCGTTATTTTAAAGGAAGTAGCGATAACAAAGGAGACTCTAGCCTACAAGTTCCCCCCGGAGTAAATTCCATTAACTTAGAGGCTATTTCCCAAAAAATTGTTATCCCTGCGAGCGTAGCATTTAATTCGACTTTTACAGATTTAGATTAAGTCTGATTATAGAGTAAAAATCTATAATAAAAACTTTGAGAATTGCTAGAAAACTAGTGATAGTTAATTAGCAGTATAAAATAATTAATACTTATTTTATATTCAACGACTATGTACAAAGAGGGAAATTCCTTAAGATATAGTCTAGTGATAAAGTAAATAACTTTATTTATTCGTTAGTCGATATAGCTGATACACCCATAAATTATTTGTGGCAATATTAATTATTGAAAATTTCATTAAATTGCTGGAAATTCTTAAAATAATAAAGAATATCAGCAGTATATATTATAATTATATAACTTTAGATATTTTATGGATGAAATAATAAAGTTATTGATATGGAAAATATAGAAGATATTAAATACCACAATAGAGTTTGGTATTTAAAAACTTATGAAGCGCTTATTTTAAAAGCCCAAACAGAAAATATAGCTAATTCTGAAAATTATTTTGAAAATCATCATATTCTTCCTAAATGCATAGGAGGAACTGATGAAAATTCTAATTTAGTATTACTGAATTCTAGACAACATATAATAGCGCATATGTTATTATCATGTATGTATCCTGAAAATATATCATTATGTAATGCAGTTATAGCAATGACGATGATTAGCAGATATACTAAGGATAGAGTTAGATTTCCTACTAGATTATTAGCAATATTTAGAGAAGAATATGCTAAACTTCAAAAAGGTAAAACTTTAACAAAGGAACATAGAGAAAAACTATCTAAAGCAAAAATCGGAAGGAAAAGAAAAGACTTTTCTGAAGAAACAAAGAAAAAAATTTCTGAGGGAAAACGAGGAAAAACTTATGGAACAAGAGTAATAGATCCAAAAGGAGTAATATATAGTTCTTTATCTGAATGTTCTAAAGTATATGAAGTTTCTCAAAGTACAATACATTTTTGGATAACAAAGTCTCCAGAAAAAGGATTTAAGTTTTATAACGGGGATGGATTTAAATTACATCACCCTCGAGCGAGAAAAATTCAAGGTCCTAACGGAGAAGTGTATGAATCACTGACTGATTGTTCAATAAGAACCAATCACGACAGACATACTATTTCTAGATGGATTAAAAATAAACCTGAAAAAGGATTTAAATATATTTGATTTAATTTTCCATAAAATAACTCTAGATTTAAATATAATTATAATTTATATTCAACGACTTATATATGAAATAGAATTTTTTTAATAGTTCTAATGATATAGTCTATCCTAAAAAGTGAATTTTTAGGATTAATGAAATAACAATACTAATCTCCAGAACTCACTCACGGTCTCATGTCATATTACAGATGATGATGTATTATTTGATGTATATGATCCAAATTTTGTTAAGGTAACTATACCATACATAGACTATCTTAATAAAAAAGTAGCTGCCAGTGAGTATGTAGATTATGAAACTAATACTTTAAAACCTGATAAAGATGGTCAGGTAGAAGTTAAATATAGGATGAAAAGAAAAATGGTTCCAGTCGAAGAAATAGAGTTGATCGATTTGGCGCCTGATTATAGATTATCTAGTACAACTCGAAGAATTCCTTTTGTCAATTATAAAATAGTTGCCTAATTTTATAGTAGATTAGGAAAATTATACTAAAATGCTGGAAAGATAGATTCAAATCAGCAAAAAGGATTACTAATATAAATCCTTTCTCAACGACTAAATGTATAACCTAGGAACTAAAACCTGGGATGATATAGTCTACTTAAGTTAAAAATAATTTAAGTGTATACAGATAGTGTCAGAATAAGCATGGGTACTAATTTATGTGCCGCTTAAAGTAGTAATATTTTAAGTAATTAGTAAGTAAATTCGGTGAAGGAATAATTAAAATTCTAATACCGAGCTAAAGATAATAGATTTCTTTAGTGTAACGAATAAAGACTTACTAACCAAAATAAAGGTTAAATTTATATTCTAAACTATAATTAAAAGTATATTATAGAAGATTTGACATCAATGCTTAAACAGAGTATACCTCTAATTAATGCGGAGCGTGCACTTGTTGACACTGGAAGGAATGAAGAGTTGAAAGATAATATATTAAATGAAAAGTTCAGTTATCCAGAGGGTAAAGTAAAAGAAATAACTAATGATGAAGTTATAATTGAATTGCCTGATGGAACTGAGACAAATATTTTACGAAGAACAGCGATTCAGAGTATAAATGACGTGGCGGTATTTACAGAGCCTAAAGTAAAAATCGGCCAAAAAGTAAAACAGGGAGATATTATAACTGGTGCAGTTGGACATACTCCTGAAACATATAAGGCCGGCGTTAATGCTCTGGTACTTTTCCACGCCTATTATGGTTTAGTAAATGAGGATGCTTTGGTGATATCAGAATCATTTGCAAATCGTATAGCATCTTATAGTATAATTGACTTAATGATTAATGTTAAGAGTACTAGTGCTATTAAGTGGATCGCCCCTATTGGAACAAAGGTTAAATCAAAAGATGCAGTAGTGACATTATATAAAGCTGTTCGTCTTGATGCTATAAATCAGGCACTACAAGAAAAACTCGGAGGACTTTTCGGAGAAGGACATGATCTCTCCGAATATACTATCGAGGATCATTTAGTTGTGCCTAATAATATAGACGAGGCGGTAGTTTCTGATGTTATGATACAAGAAATGAAAAAACCTAAAATTCCTAAATCAGTAAAATCACCTGACTATTCATTTACACATACTTCTCAGGATGTTATAGATGAATATGAAAAAACAAAATCTAGAAAAATTATCTACGAAAAATATCCAGAGTATATTGCAGCAGATACATTAGATCCTATTAATATGGATCCGGATGCTTATAAAGTTGTGTATACTGTTCGTGTAAGACTTATTAAAAGAACCATCGGGATAAATTATAATTGTCCCTTGAATAACTTAATTGATATTCAAGAAAATTTTGTGAATTGCTGGAACCAAGGAATCAGCATCATCTAACAAAAGTAAGATGTTCAACGACTAAGGACAAGATATAAATGATATAGTCTAATATCAATATATAAGTTATTGATTATCAATGGATTGGTTCTAAAATTACTTCCAGATATGGAGGTAAGGGTGTTGTATCAAAAATTCAATCTGACGATTTAATGCCTATAATGGTCGATAAGGATGGAAAACAAAAAAGAGTAGAGGTTGTGATGAATCCTATTTAATGAATGGGACTTAGATTTTTTGAAATCTATGAAAAAGCTTTAAAATGCTGGAAAAATATTAAAATTTAATCAGCATCAAGTAGTATAGTAGTATTTAATTACTTGTTCAACGACTATGGCAAGCTTAAATAATATAGTCTAATCTTAATAAAAATTTATTAAGCAAGAATGTATTCAACAATCAACCGTAGAATTTTTGCGGTTCTTAAATTATGTTAAAATGCTAGAAGTCTTATAGATAATTAGCAGTATAAGTTAAATTTTATAAAAAAGACGCGACAAATATAAATAAAAACAAGACGGTGAATAAAGAAGATATTTTAGAACATAATAGATTAGTATATAAAAAGATATATGAATCTATTATAATAAGAGGCCTTGAAAGAGGTTTAGATAAAAGAACAGTGGATTATTATGTAGAAATTCATCATATTCTTCCTAAATGTATGGGAGGTAGTGATGATGAATCTAATTTAGTAATGTTAACTGGAAGAGAGCATGTGATATGTCATATGCTATTAGAACGAATGTATCCAGATAATCCTAAACTAATTTATGCTATTCAGCGAATATCAACTAGTAAAACTGGTGAACATCTTTCTCCTCTACAGGTGGATTATATTAGAAAAAGATTTTCTGAAACAAGAAAAAATCCTGAGAAAACATCAGAAATGAGATTAAAGATTTCAAATACACTAAAAGAGTATTATAAAGATCCTGAAGTAAGGAGGTTACACGGAGAAAAAATGAAAGCCAGAATAATAACGGATGAATGGAAACAAAATATTTCTAAGGCACAAACAGGAAAGAAAAAGCCTCAGAAAAAACCAAATCTATCAGATGAATTAAGAGAAAAGAAAGCTCAATTATGTAGAGATAGAGTAGGAGAAAAACATCCAAATTCTAAAAAGATAATGGATCCTAGTGGAAGAATATTTCATTCTATAACAGAATGTGCTAAAGCTAATGGATTAAGTAGAGAGAACTTATCTTATATAGTAAATCATTCTCCAGAAAAAGGATATAAATTTATAAAAGATTGAAACTTCGTCGTCTTTATTTATCAAAATTATACTTATATTCAACGACTAAATACATAACTACTGTGATAGTAGATGATATAGTCTGAACTTGAATAGAAAATATTCAGTTAACATAATTGAAAATTCCGAGCGTCCTTTAAATTCTAGAGGCCTAAACATTAATTATTTAGGAAAATACTTTAAATTGCTGGAAAACTTACGTCATAGGAATTTCCTGCTCTAAAGATTTAATTATCTAGAGCGGATGTAATATATGACAATAGATAATCAGCAAAAGGGATATTCTTAGCTTGATTTAAGTAATAAAATCCTTTCTCAACGACTATAGTAAGTACTTAGATAATATAGTCTTCCTTAATAGAACATATTAATGAACCAGAGATGGAATTACAACTCGGAAATATAGCACACAAACTGCACGATCTTGTAGATAATTATAAGAAAACAAAAACAGGGCAAAAGAAGATTAAGCCCCTTCTTGAAACATATTACCCCGGACGTTTTACTAGTATGGATGTAGAAGAAATTATAGAACGTCATAATACTAGTAAAATCGAGGATATGTATTATTTCAATGTTGGCTGCTTCTCTACTAAATTTACTCCAGAACTTGTAAATCAATGGGCTGAAGATTTAGGTGTAGAAAGTCAGAGTAAAATTCTTATGCCTGAGACTGAATTAACAGATCTCGATGAATTAAAAGAAAATCTAGAACCAGAAGAATATGATAAATTAGTTTCTGGAATGTCTGGTAAGTTTAGAGAAGTAGATAAACCTTTGCAGGTGGGATTCATGACCCTTGAAGAGTTATACCATATACCATCATATAGTAATAAGGTTACATCAAGTCTATATGGCGTAGATATTAATGCTAAACGAGATGAACCTATACTTGGAAAGGGACGCTATAGACAGACAGGACAGAAAATTGGTGAGATGGAATTGGCCGTATTACTTTCTAGAAATGCGGATCAATTTATCAGCAGTGCTAGAAAAGACACTGCGAAGGAAGATAATCAAATGTTCCTTAAATTATTGAGGCTAGTATCGATACAAACTGATACTAGAAAATATCTTAAATTGCTGGAACAAAGTAGAAAATCAGCATCAAGCTGTTGTTTTATAATTAACAGCTTGTTCAACGACTATAGTAGATACTAAAGAATACTTATTTTAGATAATATAGTCTTACTTTAAATAAAATTAAAGATGAATAGAATAACTTATTAGGTCTAGGATTAACCGTAAACTATTTGCGGTTTTAAATTATATTAAAATGCTAGAATATTTATAATAAATATATTAGCAAAATATCTTACCTTAGATTATATCTAAGAAAAAGATATTCTCAACGACTAAATATATAACTAAGTTTGAAATATAATTTAGATGATATAGTCTGAACATAGATTAATAATAATCTAGTAACGTAATTGAGTAGATGATAAAGGATTTAACCAAGGTGGATCAAGTCTGAAAAAGGAATTGAATGACTTAAAGATTAAATTCCGTCGTAAAAATAACCTATTAAACATGGGAGGTAATTGATATGGAAAATAATAGCTGTTTAATGCTAAATTGCTCGCTTTATCTTCCAGTATCCTTATCTGCTATATTTAGTAGAGAAGATCTTAAAGATACTGGAATTGAAAATGAATCGCATATAACATTATTATATGCTCAAGGAAAAGAAATCCCTAAGATGAATATTCTTGGAGATATTGAAACTATTTTAGGGGAATCTGAATTTGATGATTTTATTGAATATATAAAATCTGAGAATACTGAAAGAATCTTAGATAATTTTGAGATCGGATCTTTTGAGAATGATAGTGATTATATAGTGTTGAAAATGAAACAAACCAGTGAATTATACAAAACACTTGGATTAATTAATAAAGGATTAAGAACAAAATATGAAGTTGTTTCTGAGTATTCCTATACGCCTCATATATCCCTCGCTGAACTTCAACCAGGAACAGCAAGGAAATATCTCGAGGATCCTAAGATTAAATTAATTCTAGAAGAAAGTTTTGTATCATTCGAAGATCTTGTTATTTCCTATGGACCTAGTAATACGCCTGTAGATAGATTGAGATATAATCTAACTACATTTAATGCAATTGATTACTTCTTTCATACAGAAAATATGAGAAAAGAAAATTCAGAATTAGATTAAATTAAAATTCCTCAGTAAATAAATATTTTCTTCTACTTGGAGAATAATTTTGCTGAGGAATTGTTTTTATAAAATTAACTATGTCAAAAAAGTCAAAATGGTCAGAGTATAGTAGTATTGAAAAAGTTCAAGAATTCATAAATTCCAATAATATTAGCAGTAAAATAGATTTTAAAAATAAATATCAATCTTTATATACTAGAGCTAGACTAAATAATTGGTTAGATAATTTAAAATTTAAGATAATAAAAAGAAATGATCTATCTAAATTTGATAATATAGATTCAATAAGAGTATTTATAAATAATAATAATATAAAAAGTAGAACAGAGTTTAAGAAAAAATATAATGGATTATATTGGAAATCTGTAAGAAGTGGTTGGATACATGATATAAAATTTGAAAAAGATATGAAAGATTGGAGTTACTATGATAGTATAGTTAAGGTTCAAAATTTTATCTATTCAAATAATATTTTAAATCATGATCAATTTTCAAAAGAATATCCAGGATTATTAAGTAAATGTGATAGAAATAGATGGAGTATTTACTTAAATTATATAAATGGTAAGATTAATAACTGGAATAATATTAATTCTATTATAGATGCACAAAATTTTATAAATATTAATAATATAAATAATAGAGAATTATTTACAAAAAACTTTAGTGGTTTATCTGATAAATGTTATAGAAATAATTGGATGAAGGATCTAATTTTCAAAGAAGATGGAATTAAATCTTGTTGGGAAATTAATCTTAAGATATTTCTAGAAAAGAATAATTATACTATAGAATCTGAAATAGTATCATATTCAAATTATTCTAAGATTGATATTTTTATACCAGATCTAAACATAGCTATTGAAATTCAGGGTCCATACCATTTCCCAGTAATGGGAAAATTAGAGCAATATCTATTTCAAAGAAAATCTGATATAAAGAAAAATAGATGGTGTAGAGAGCAAGGAATTACTTTGTTATACTTTAGCTATGATAAACTATTAGTAGAAAAATATGGATATCCCTGGTATATTTACACATCAGAGAAAGAATTGTTGGCAGAAATAGAACGAATCAAATCCTTATAAGTGTAGTAATAAACAAAATATTAATATTATGGAATCAGAAATTAAATTACCAAAGAAAGGAATTGTTGTTGGAGTTGAGTTAGAAAATCTTAATGAGTTTTTAACCGAACTCAGCATTCGATAGGAACTACAGGAAAGTTTGAGATTTTGAGTGAACTTGAAAAGAAAGTAAAGGGAGAAAAAATACGACACTTAACTGAATATGTTCTTATGAAATATAAACCATTAGAAAGTATTGTATTTAGAATTTCTCGCTATATAAAAGGAGAAAATCAAGAGGAATACATAGTTTATTACAAATTCGAGGGATTTATTTCTTGAAAATAAAATTAGAAGAAGGGATAATAATTAAATCCCTTCTTTTTTCATGTCAAAGCCTTATATGTGAATAAAAAACTTAAATATAGAAAATTTATGAAAGCAGGAGGAGTAATAGCAACTATGATTGCTAGTTATTTAGCTGGAAAAGTTCTTTATGGAACAGGAAAAGCTATAAGTAGAGCTTTAGGCGGTTATCCTAGTAAAGAAGTAGAAAAGAAAATTGATGCTCTTCAACCAAAACTAAATGTAATGTTTAAATTCTATGAATCAAAAAATAATACTTCTAAAGTATCAGATCTTGAGAATCTTAATAAAAGACTCTCTAATGTTATTACTGAAGAGGATTATTTAGAAGTAGAGATTGAAGTGGAAAAGTTTTGGAATATTTATAAAAAAGAGCAGAAAAATTAAAAAAGAGAGGATTAATTTCCTCTCTTAATTTTTTATTTGTTTTCTATTAATTCTTTTGTTGCCTTTCTATGATAACCTTTTTTCTCAAATGCTTCAATAAAAATTCTTTTATGTATTGGATTTCCGGCCGCATCTTTTCCGTAGTATTGATTTCTCCAATGACCTCTTACACCAAAGGGACAATCTATATTTATTTCAGTATCGTATAATCTATCTACTACGATTACTCCTTGATTTCTTCGGCCAGTATTAGGATCTTCAAATTGTGTAGGTGGATTTTTTACTTTTCCAGATAACACAGATTCAAATGTTTCAGTTTTTATTTCAGAAGTCATCAAAAATATAAAACTTTTAAATGATTCATAGATAAATCTGTATTTTATGCTAAATGATTCCTTAGCTTCAACCGAATATAAAGTTTGATTATAATTATTTTTAAAATATTTAATAAGATCATCTATAGTTTTATTATTTGATAATAAATCTTCTTGACTATCTATTACCTCTTTATAGTAATCTTCTAATGTATCTGACCATCCTAATGAAGTAAACTCATTCATCATTTTTGAAGGAATACTTTTAAAAAATTTATCCAAACAATTAAACTGTTTACAAAGTTTGTATGAGTTAACAAATTCATCCATGCTATATAAACAACCTTCTAAGTTTAATTCAGAAAAATTTAATAAATCACTCTTTTTTATTACTACACTTCCTAATGAATTAAATGTTTTTTTTTATCATTGCCCATAATACACTTTCCAATAAATGCATATAGTATAATATATTCACTTGTTATACAAAAAATAGAGTGGGCATTATAGTCTGTTTCCTGTTTATCTTTCGTACTAGAATTATATATCAATCCAAATTTAGCTTTCTTTTCTGAATTTCTAAATAAGTCTTCTAAGTTCTTTTTACTGACTATATCTCTTAATTTGCTAGAAAATAGCCGTTCTTTATTAAGTGAATAAAATCGAATATAGTTTTGTATATTACTTGAAATTTTATATTTTCTTATAGGTCTGGGTTCTTTACTTACAACTTCAAAAAATACATTTTCAAATTCAGTAATATGTTTACGGTTCCTTCTAAATTTTTCTAAGCCTTCTTTTTGTAAAACATATTTTACTGCAAATAATTTCTCGTAATCTTTTTCCATAATTTTTCTTTCTTTTAGTTTTTATTACATTAATAAGGATTTTGGGGAAATAAAAAAAGAATATTCAAATTAATGAATATTCTTTTAAATTAGTGGGCCCAGCCAGGCTTGAACTGACGACCTTCTGATTATGAGTCAGCTTCTCTAACCAACTGAGATATGGGCCCTGTTATAATTATGTCTTGTACCCTCATCCGAAGTCGAATCGGAACTTTCTTTTCAGAAAAGCAGATTTTAAGTCTGCTGCGTCTACCTATTCCGCCATGAGGGCTCCTCTTTTGTTGTTATATTGTGTCTTTTTTGATAGATTTTATTTATAATAGTTTCAGGGTCTATTATAAAAATTAGATCTCCAGATTCTGTAAATAATATCTTTCAATCTTCTCTACCATATATAAGAATTTGAGGCCCTCAAAAATTCCTTTTTTTTTCTTACATACATTTGTAAGAATTAAAAAAGAATTGAAATTCCTTTTTCCATATATAAGAATTTAGGGGTTTTCGAGATTCCTTTTTTTATTTTCAGGTTTAAAATCTCCAGCTGTTCCATGTCCTAACGATAGTACTAACTTTACTGCCTCAGGACCTCTCATGTAGTAATATCCGTCTGGCGCAGGTTTTTCAGAATTTAAATTTTTACTAATACTTTTAGTAGAAATAACTGATTCCTTCTTTGCAGATGTAATTGAATTATATGCTCCAAGAACTCTTAATTTATCTTTAGAAAATTTATATATTATATTCTCCATCTTTTTATGTAATTTCTCTTTGTCTCCAAGTTTAATACAAATATATTTTGTAGAAATTACATTACTACTTAATAACCTATCTACTCTGGATCTTTTAATATTGTCTTTTCCAACTAGTTTCTGGATATCTCTCGAAAAACCAAAATTTAAAAAGTCTCCATATAGATCTGCTAATACTATTTTTTCTGATAATTTTTCCAGAGTATTTACATTATTCATATTTCCTTTTTGATCAGTAACTCTAAGATTAGAAAAACTATTATCTGTTTTTATTGTATTAATGTGATCAATTATTTCTCCCTTTTTTAAATTTCTTCTTAAGAGATATTCCATAATAACTGTATGCGCTTTAGTACTATTACTATCAACTATAATATATCCTTTATTATTAAGTGTTCCTATTAATTTATTAAATCTATTTGATTTAATAAATCCTTCACTACACACAGACCATTGAGGATATTTCCAGTGTTCATACCAAGTATAGTCATCTAAGTTTCCAGAAAATCCTATAAGATCAAAAAACTTTTGATTATTTAATGATTCTTGTCGTTTCCAATAATATCCTTTATAGCTATATTGACTTTTTTTAGCAATCGAAGAAATGTAACGTATATCATATCCTTTACTATCTAAAGAATCTATTGTAAATAATTCATTTCCCTTTTTATCCATTGCAGTATATTTAATTCGTTTATCTTTATGAACTGGTAAGCGTCTATCTGGACTATTATTTTCACTTTTAGTAACCCATTCTAAGTTAGATAGGTTATTATTTCTTGGATTATGATCTATATGATTAACTATATTATATATTTTTGGTTCTGAATTATTATAGAAAATGGTAGCCATTATTATATGAATAGATTTTGCTTTTCTTTTATGCTTTTCTATATATTGTGGAGAGATTGTAGTATATCCAAATTCATCTTGTTGTTGTTTTAATAGTTGTTTAGTGTATTTATTTCTAACTTCAGATTTTTTATTAATCTCATATATATCCTTAATACCTGGATATACTAATGGAATAAATTCATAGTCAGGGAGATCTGGATATTTTTGATCTTGGCGATTAAATGGTTTTTCTTTACACATAACAAAAATAGTTTCTAAATTAAACATCTTTTTCATCACACATATAAGAGAAAAAACTTAAATTTTACGTGTTTTGTAAGTTTCAAGTTTTAATAATATAAAATTCAAGTATATAAAAATAAGAGAGGTAGAAAATGTATCTAACCTCTCTATGTTATTTTACATAAAAATATCTTGACCATTGATCTGTATTCTTATGTTTCCGAAGGGATTGCCTCCGATTATGCCACTAGTTCCAGGGATTTCTTCAGGGATCACCTCTTCTATGACATCTTCATCATTACTAATGATAGTTGGTAATTTTTCTTCGTCGATTGATTCTATTATTTCCTCTTCCATAATTTATTTTCTATTAAAACAATCCAAGTAAATTAGTAATGTCGCCGATATCAGTATTACTAATTCTAGACTCCTCTACTTCTACTACTTCACCTTCTTGATTTACGTATCTAGTGCCAGGGAAAACTATTTCTTTTTTCTGAATTGCTGCCTTGTATTCATAATTTTCAGTAGATTCTTTAAGTTTTTTTACCCAATATTTAGCATAGTCGCCTTCTACTGTTTCAGGATCATATGGTTCTTCAAATAATCCTTCTTTTGGCTGGGGGCATTCCATTTTTACTTTAATAACTGAATCTTCATTTTCAGTATCAGTCATTTCATATTCCCAATAAAAGTAGTTTTTCTTTTTATTACTTTTATATGTACCTTCTGTCTTAAGGTCATCCCATATATTTTTAATAAGCTCCACAATATTAGTAGTACTTGCTTGTCCTGGAGTTAATAAAATCTGTTCTTGAACTAAAGCATTTTCAATAATAAATGCTTGTCCTTTAATTATTTTTGATTTACTCATTGTTTATCAATTTTTTATTTATTTATTTATTTTCAGGTTCAAATTCCCAAGCTCTTCCATGACCTTGAGATAATATTAATTCAACTGCTTTATCTCCTCTGAAATAATAATTTCCATCAGGTGCTAACTTTTCTGAATTAAGATATTTATTAATAATAGCCCAACTTACTTTAGTTTCTACTTTCTGTTTATATAGTTTAATATTAATAAATGCACCAATAGCTTTCATTTCATTATTAAAAACATATGTTACTGTTTTCATCTTATTTAATAACCCTTCTTTATCTCCAGGTTTTATAACAATTATCTTTTCTCCTGGAGTTTTCAATTTTACTAAAGCACTTGAACTGTATATTGTTGATGATAAAGATAGTATATTTTTTGAAATATATTTTCCAGATTCATAACATATAAAGTTGCCAAATAAATCAGCTGCTACTACTCTTTTAATTCTTTTCTCTATAGTTAAAGGATTATTCATATTTCCTTTTGCATCGGTTACTCTAAGATTAGAAAAACTATTATCATATCTAATACAATTTATATGATCTACTATTTCATCATCCATAAGATCTCTTCCTAGAATATATTCCATTATTATTCTATGAGCTTTATATTCTTTTCCATGATCTTTTCCGATGATAATATTAATATATCCCTCTTGACTCATTGTACATAAAATCCTATGATTTCCTCGAATAATTTTCTTAACAAATCCTTCCTTACATACAAATAATCCAGGATATTTCCAATGTTCATGCCATTCATAATCATCTAAATTACCGGAAAATCCTATTAATTTAAGAGTTTCTTCTTTTTGGATAATTTGGACTTCTTCCAGTAGTATCCTTCATATTTATATTTTCTATAAATAGCTGTAACAATAAGATCTACATTATATCCTTTATTATCTACTCTATTAACAGTAAATAATTCTTCTCTGTTATCATCTAAAGCAGTATATTCCATTAACTTATCTTTAGAAATATATCTGCGCTTTCCTTTTACTATACTATTATTTATTGTTTGTGTTGTCCATTCAAGATTAAATAAACTATTATTTTCTGAATTATAATCTATATGATTTACTACACTATAAATAATTGGATTGGGATTAATTAAAAATGTAGAAGCTACTTCTATGTAATCTTATACCTAATCTTTTCTTATCATCACTATTACTAAAGAGATGTATTGAATAATAATTTCTAATTTTAGAAGATTTTAATAATTTTCCTGTTTCTATGTTTTTAATCTGTCCTAATTTATTAATATAGTAGATATTTTTTACAGTATGTCCATTAGAATGAGTATACTCTATTGGGATAAATTCATTCTCTGGAAGGTCTGGATATTTCTCTATTCGTTTCAGAAGAGATATTCCGTTTGAATCTGTTTCATCAAGGTATAAGCTACTATTATTCACTTCATCTTGATTTTCTGTTGTGTGATGTTTCATAAAAAGTTTGTTTAATTATATTTATATCATAAAAGTTATTAATAAAAAGGAGAGATTTAGAATGATAAAGTTTGCAACCTTTATTAAACTTATCTCCCCTATAACTTTTATGAAACAATAAAAGAACACTAGATCGATCTATAAATATTTCTTTTATAAATTTTTCTAATGTTCTTTCATATATTAGGTTTTAACCTTTCTCTAAGTGCATTTTTATCATTTCATATTATCACTAGCTACTTTTTCAGCTAATCTTAAGTATGATATGCAATTATAGTATTCCGAGTCTTCCTCTGGATATACTATTTCAGATACACTAAATATTTTATCTACTTCTTTTTCTACTTCAGGATCATGGAGATATTTTTTCATAAAATAACTTAATCCTCCTAAAACAATAATACCATCATCTAAAGCATCAAGTACCTCTCCATAATTTTTATCTAAATATTGAAAAACTTCGATAATATATTTTTTTGAAAACTCTTCAACTTGTCTAGATAAATCTATTGTTTTTCCTCTGCGTTTTAAAACTCCAGTATCTAAAATTACTTGGCCTTCTTTAATTGAAATTGATATCGAATAATTTTTATATAGATAATCAACGAGATCGTAAACTATTCTAATTACGCCAGAATCTTTTACTCCTACAGCAGCACCTGCTGAAGAAGTACCGTTGATAATACTACAGAAATCTAAAGTTTCAAATCCTCCATCAAGTATTAATGCATTTCTTAACTTAACATCATTACGTCTAGAAGCTTCACGAACATTTAACCCATATTCATTATAGGTATATTTACATGATAAGCCTTGGCAAAAACAATATATATAATCTTCTTTATTTATATTTAATGTTTCATATAAATAATCTAATAATTCATCTACGTTATCATTGGTATTAAAAGCCATTGATAAACCAATAGCTAATTTATCAAATGCATTTATTCCTTCATCTCCGCCATATTTTTTTATTAAATATGACAACCATGGGGCATAAACTGCTTTTAAATCTTCAAAAGTTTCGAGTTTAAGTAAATAAGATCTAGGTACTTTTAATGCTGCAGGTCCTAATACATAATAATCCCCTCCTAATGGAAATACCATATCATCATCACTTTCAAGTGGTTTTTCAGGGAGTTTTGCTGTTGCACTAATAAACTTTTCAAATTTTATTAAACCGTTGGAATCCTTAAAAGAACACTTAATAGCAGAGAAACCAACATCAACACTTAAAATTCTCAAATTGCTCATCTTTTATAATTTTCTAAAATTTGTTCGTAAGCCTTTATTATATTCTTATCAACTTTATACTTTTTAAGATCTCCTAGAACAGTATTAGTTAGGTAATCAAATGGTACATGTGGGAGAAGTGCAGTATATCCAGATGTAACCATACCAACTGAAAAGTGTTCTGTTGGTTGATTAAGTGCTACTATAACAATTTGAGTTAATCCTGACTCTCCTGTAGTATCTTTATAAGCAAATACTAGATCTCCAGCAAGTAATGAACTATGAATACTAGCCCATAAATCATTTGCTACAGACATTGCATTTTCCCATCCCCATACTCTTCTTTTTTCTAGAAGTTCATAATCTTTTTCCGACATTTTTTCACTCTCCATCGGATTCGAGTTTTTCTTTGTCTTTTCCATCACTTAAAATATAAATTAGTATATAATAATAATCTGCTTCTTCACAATCAACTTCTTGAATTCCAACTACATCAATATTAGAATAATCTCCCCAGGTCTTTACTACTTTTGATAGTGATCCTAGAATATGTGCTAAATATTCAGGAGTATCTTGATATTTTCTAGCTTCGAATAGAATATTATAATAAATCCATTCACCAGCCTCTCGATTTCTTTTCTTTGTTTCTAAAAATCTCAATCCTATTCCTGGAGTTTTATCTATATAATCATATTCTAAGATTCGTTGGGTTAATTGATTTTGAATTTCTAATCTAGTATTTCCTTTTAATCCAAGAAGTCGTTTTATATCGTTATTGTATTCCGGAACTGCCATAACCTGATCCTCCTCGTTCTGTTTCATCAAGTTTACTAACTTCCTCTAATTCCATATGAGTTACTTCTGCACAAACCATCTGAGCAATTCTTTCTCCATGTTCTACAGTTACCTCTACAGGACTAAGATTAACTAAAATTACTCCAATTTCTCCTCTATAGTTTGAATCTATAGTGGCTGGTCCATTTAAAACTCCTAATCCTTTTTTAAAGGCTTCTCCAGATCTAGCTCTAACTTGGATTTCAGTTCTAGGGGGAAGTTGAACATATATGCCTGTAGGAACTAATTTTCTTTCTAACGGTTTTAATGTAAATTCTTCACCGATATTTCTAAGGTCCATTCCAGAATCTCCAGGCTTTGCATAACTTGGAAGTGGAAATTTTGATTTATTAATAATTTTTACAACCATGATACTGTATTACTATAAAATGTTTTATTACCTATACCTAAAAAATGTTTTTGTTCACGAGAATCAGTATATACATTTACATCCCCAATAAAGTCTTTAATAATTGTATAACACCAATCTCCATGTTCTACTAAAAAATCTGGCTTATATTTTAAAACTTCGTCAAGATAAAATACTCCAAAAGTCCCAGAATCTACACAATATCTTCCAATAGTTTCCCTCTGATTAACTAATTTTTCAAGATTAATCTGATTTTCAATTGAAGGATTATCGTAAAGATTATAGTAAGCTTCTTCAATATCATCTATGAATTTTTCAAGCTCAAGTAAGCCAAGAATATTTTTTAGTTTTGATACTTTCCATCTTCCATCTCCAACTCCAGTATCTTCCCAAATATAATTATCAGAGAATCCTACTTCTTCCGAGATAGTCATATTATTATAATTAAATCCGTTTCCCCAATCCTTATTTTCTGCAATATAGCAGGGATCTGTGATAATAATCGTTCCGTTAAAATTCATAATTTATACTTTTTTCTTGTTCTAAACTTAAATAACCAAGATGTTCCAGAAATAAACTTTACTTGTCCAATTACATCAGGTCCTTTATACATTTCATTAATATTAGTTGAATAAACATTAAATCCATAGTTTTCAGGGCCAAGACAAGTTCTAGGTTTTATCAATTCTCCAGATGCTATTAAAGATTGAAGAGTTGACATTAGATAATCATAATCTTCTGGTAATAGATAAGTCGGTTTTTCTAAGTCCTCCAGTGCTAAACAATAATAGACTGGGAGACCTAGATATACCGTTTTTCCTTTCTGTTCAAATATAAGTAATCTAGTTTCTTTTTCATATCTTACTTTAATTGGAATCGGAAAGTTTGTTTTTACTGTATTATCAGAAAACTCTACTAAGGAATTATATATTTCTAGAATATCATTTTGTAGAGTAGTCATTGTAATTAATCTTCAGAAGTTGCACAAAATACTTTAATACCCATCTGATCTAAAAGATTATAGATCTGAGTAGTAATAGCTGGTGATACAGATCCAGTAGTATTCTTAATTTTATCCATATTATTTAACAATAATGTAAATGGATTTTTAACACCACTTAATTTATTAGGATCAAACAAACCAGACTGTTCTACAATCTGCCTAAGGATAGCTGGAATTTCAAGACCTTCACCAGGAATAATTTTAGTTGCAGTTGGGTAATCATATTGCATAAAGTTGTAATCGATTACATTCCACTCTACTACATCACCTGTCGGGATACCGGCTGCATTTTCTTCATCATCAGCTACATTTTGAATCTGAACAAGATAACCAACTTGAGCTAACCAATAATTAATGCAAGAAAAATCCTTAGTACTCATTGTAGTTTCTGAATTAATAAAGCTTACTAATTCAGCGTTACCAATACTATTTTCGAAATTTGCTAAATTATTCTTTAAAAAACCCTTAACAAATTCCATAACACTTACGCCCATACCTTCTTTATCAAAACGGCTACGAGCAACACAACGGCCTACCATAGAATTCATTTCTTGGGCCGGAATAGAATACAAATTTACTTCAATCATTTTAATGTTATTTTATATAATATTTAATTCGGGGCTATCAACTAATAAGAAAATAGCCCATAAACGCTCTTCAATCAGACCTGACTCAAACAATTCTTTTTCAGATGTAGTAAAATCTCCAACAGTTAAGATAGCTTTATATATTTCTATAAAATCTATCTCCTTACCATTTTTCCAAGATATATACTGATCAACTAACCAAGATTCGAAGGGTGCATTATTCATTTGCTGATAATCAAGAATAATAAATTCATTAATTCCAAATGCATCCTTAAGGAGTTGAAAAATATCTGAAATTCTTGCTCGGTAGGAATATTTAGATACTAAGATTTTATATACTGCTTTCACTGTATCAGTATAATCTGTATCATTTCTTGTTTTTATATAATTTTTTCTTTGCTCTAAATCAAACATTTTCTATCTCTACTTCTAATGGAAATAATCTCTTAATTTCAAACAGTTTTAAATATTTATCATTATATTGATCCATAAAATCTTTCACTTCTTTATAATGATCAAATACCCAATTTCCATTAAGACTATTTAATACCTTTGATTTATCTTCAAGTTGAAATAGGTAAGTTTCAATAGTAATATCATTTCCTGAACCGTGATAGGATTTAGGAGTACTACTTATCCTTTCAATATCAAATATATCTCCCCAAATTGGATCTCTCCAATCTATATCGAGTACGTAAAATATTAATTCTCGAAGAAAAGATAATTCGAATAATTTATTAAATGAGTTTCCTGATCCTTTCCATTCATACTTAAAAGAGTTAACTTTATCTTCCAAGCCCCAAGATTTTATTAAGTCTAAGAGTTCAAGATAAAGTCTATTCCATTCTTCTTTTGGTTTTTCTACAATTATTGCTTCTTGTTTAAATTCCAATAGACTTTTCATAATAACTTCTTAAGATTGTATAACTTGCTTTCCAAACTAAATCTAAATTTCTCACTTGTAAATCTGTTTTAAGGTAAGATCTTAATTGATTATAGTAACTATTAGGATCATTTCTTTCAACACTTCCCAACAATTGATCTATATTAATCCCAGTACTTTCCCACTTAAATCGATCTATAACAAGTAATTTATTAAGATCTAGTTGTTGTTTAATATTACTAAGAGATCCTATATAATTATTCATTCGATCTAGTCTTTCAGTACACATAGGATTTCCACATTTCAAAAGACTTCCATAAACATCTTTTTCTGACATATTATAACCACAGCTACAAGTTGGCCACATAAAATCTCCATTACCTTCAGTAAAAGAATCCCCTACCATTGGAATAGTTGAATTAGCCATAATAATACTTACTATTGCTCCAGGGGTAATTTTCTTTTTTACCATTTTTCCCACACTTCCAGCACTTGGTTTTCTTACTGTACATCCTTTTACTTGAATTGGATCGATTAGAATATTAGCTGACCAAGAATCTTTTCCTTTAGCTACTTGAGAATTCCATTGTATACCTCTTACTGTAGTTTTTAAAGCTTCAGTTCCTGATCCAGCACCAGCAAATTTTAAGGCGCCGAGACATATTCCAAATTCATCATATACTACCCAACCATCATTTAAGAAGTAACCAGTTGAAGTAACTGTTTTATCTGTTTCTGTATATTCTTTATTTCCGGCGCTCATAAGTTCTTCTATAGTCCATACATCGGCAGGGGAAAATAAGATATGTCCATCAGTTTTTGAACATACAGTTTCAAACATTTTTAAAACTTCACGATAGTCTGTTTTTCTTAGTATTTGTCCTTCTATTGAATCATCAGTATAATATCTATAAGCTCTAAGAGTTAATAAATTATTTACCTCAGATTCACAATACTTAGAATTTATTAGTCCATTGGCTCTTTGTCTAGCAGTTTCAGGATCAGTATCAGAAAGTCGATTAATGTCAACTAATGCCTCTGCCTGAATTGCTACTATACCTTTCGGAAATCTTTTTGGAAGGAAGTTTATTAATTTCCAAGTTTGATCTACCCCATAGTTATCCAAATTTAAATTTCCGACTGTAACTATTCTTTTTGGAATACCAGTTGAAGAATCTAAATAAATTGCTATACTAGATCCATCATACTTTAAATCACAGTATTTTCCAGAGTTTTCATTCATAAACTCAGAAAGAGCACTTAACATAGTTTTTTCTTCAACTTTTTTCTTTTTAATTTTTTCTATATAAGAATTTTTTGTCTTAGTTCCTTTTAAATATGTTTGATAAACATAATCTCTGACAAAAAATCCATCTTCTTGCGCTGCTCTAGCTTCTAACATATCATATACAGCATCATCCATTCCGGTAGGTACTGAATCAATATAATAGTTTTTACATGCAAGAATAAGGTCTTTCCATTTTTCTAATGATTTTTCTGTAATATTATTTGTAACGCACATAAGTTTATTTATTTTTTAATAGCCATCCAATCATTATATCTTGGACTTCTGAGTCAAACATTTCTTTAATATTACTAAAGTCATCTTCTGGTATAAAAGATGAATTAGGTTTTATTGCAACTTCATATTCAACTTCTCGACGATCAGAATATCTAGTAATTATCTTATATCCAAGTTTTACTAAAAATTCTTTCATTTTATCATAATCCCAGTGTATTCCGAAAGGTTTAGACATCATCATATTACTAATAACTAAATCAGTAAGAGGACAATCTGGTAAATCTTCCGGTTCAAAATCGAAATCATCTTCTTGTTCGTCAAAATTAATATTTCCTTCCTCCCCATCATAGAGAGGAAAGTCATTATCATCTTCTTTTTTCATAATTTTTTTATTTTATTTAACCTCATTAATTAGAAAATCAAGCTTTCTCGGCTGCGTATTAAGCATATAATTTATAATATAACTCACTCCAAAACGATCGATCATATCATCTTTTGTTTTTGATAATATATTTTCTATAAAATCAGGAAAATTTATAGAAATTTTGTCGGTTAATTCATAAGCTCCTTGAATTGTTCTATAGTAATATATCTCAGATTCAGAAGAAATTCCATTGAAATTGTATAAATCACTTTTTAAAAATTTATTAACAAATTCCACTCCAATCCTTTTATAATTATCTCCATGAGTAATCGTATAAAATAATTTCTCTCTTTTAGCTTCAAACCTATAACCTCTTAGGGAATCTTGAGAATTAATTAATTTTAAAATTTTCTCAAAATTTGGAAGTTTTGAGGTATCTGATCTATATTTTTCTCGATAAAGATATGCTAATCTAGATATATAACCTTGATATCTACCATCTGCTAAAGACATATATAACCATTCGTCACTAAATCCAATTGAAACTGAATTGGTATTACTAATTATTATCTTTGTCATAAAATAATGAAACCCCACCCTGGGATAAAATATCAAAACCAGGATGAGGTGTAGTATATTATTATTTATTAACCTTCTATTTTAGTTTCGGAAATATTATCATCGATAATTGTACAATCAATTAAGAGAATCATTGATGCTGCTGAAATAGAATTTTCAAGAGCTACTCGAAGAGATTTAGAACTATCTAGAATTCCTTCTTCAAGTAAACTACCATACTTTCGAGTCTTAGCATTATATCCAATTCCTGGTTTAGATGATTTAACCTTTTCTAGAACTACTTCTCCAGAAACTCCTGAATTGTCTGCAATTGTTTTAAGAATTACTGGAAGACTTGAGAATACAATTTCTGCACCCTCTACTTCATCTCCAACTAAAGATTTCCAGAATGTCTTATCTTTCTTCACTTCTAATGATCCTTTGTAATAGATATAACCACTTCCTAAAGAACATCCTTCAGCAATAGCACTTTTAGATGCTAGAATAGAATCTTCAATAGTTTGTTTAAGGTTCTGTTTTTCAGTTTCAGAAGCTCCTCCAGCTCTCACTACTGCAATACCTCCACTAAGATTTGCTACTCGTTTCGCAAATTTAGTTTTATCATAATCTGATATTCCAGGATCTGTAAGTTTGGTGCTAAGAATTTCTACCCTTTCAGCAATCTCTTTAGAATCACCACCACCTTCATAGATAATACATGAATCTCTAGAAATTACAACTTTCTTAGCTACTCCAAGATCCTCTTTTGTTGCTTGTGTGACTGATAATCCGTTCTCAGGAGAAATATATTTACCGCCAGTTAAAATTGAAATATCTGCCATAATATTTTTCCTTGAATCTCCGAAATCAATACCTTTTACAACACAACATCTAATTGCACCTTGAAGAGTATTCATAACAAGAGTTGTATTTACTACTTCATCAATATCATCTACTATAAATAAGAATGGGCGTCCAGTAGGTACAAGCTGTTCCATTAACGGAAGAATTTGCTGTACACTAGATAATCTTTCTCCTACTACAATTACATAAGGATCTTCCATTACACAAGTTCCATCAGTAGGATTTGTAACATACTGTGGAGAAGCCCAACCACGATCGAGTTTCATTCCAGTAGTTACATCAATAGTAGTTTCAAGACCACTAGAGAAATCAGCTGTAATAATACCAAGCATTCCAACTTTCTCCATACATTCAACTACCAGATTTCCAATGGCCGGATCATTATTGGCTGAAATAGTTGCCACCTTTCTGATCTTTTCCATATCATCATTTACTGGAATTGAATTATTTTTGATATACTCAGCCATCCATTTTCCGGCCTTAAGCATACCAGATTTCACCTCATTTACATTAGCTCCAGTTCGTAATGCTTTTTGTCCTTTTTCACACATTTCTTTGATTAATAGTGAAGTTGAACTTGTACCGTCACCTGCTAATCTTTCTGTTTGAGCGGCAGCATTTTTTACAAAGATAGCTCCTGTATTCTGAAGTTGATTCTTAAATGAAATCGACTTAGCAACAGTAGCTCCATCTCTTGACACCTCTGGACCTGTAAATCCTGAAATACACACGGCTTTACCTGACGGGCCAAGTGTTTTCTTAATTGCCTCTACTGATTTTTTTACACCTTCAATAATTTCGGCCTGAGTTTCAAAGCCGTGATTAATAATTTTTCCTTCTGACATGTTTCGTTTTAATTAAAGTACTACAATAATTTCATTTAAAGTTATAACACGATATTCTGTTCCATCTTGAGTAAATGATTTTCCTGTGTTTGGATAAATCAAGATAGTATCACCAGGTTTTAATACTCCCTCGCTAACTTCTTCACCTACTCCAATAACCTCAGCTTTTTCACATTCACTCGCAGGAACAACAAAATTTCCTATCTTTTGAGTCATAGTATCTTTTTTATCTACTATGACTAATACTTTAGATTGAATTACTTTCATTTTTATTAATTTTATTTTAAATTTTTACTCATATATAAGAAAATCACCCTTAGAAATCACCCTTTTTATTGATTTGGAGAAGAAAAACCAACTTCCGTCTGTGAAATCTTAAAAGCCTTATATATGAAAGAATAAAAACCCAACCACCTATAACACAGTAGGTAGTTGGGTAAAATTTTTAAAGGAATTACAACAAATCAGTAGAAAAATTTGAACATTAGAAAAAGTATCAACCCTTTAAAAATTTTCAGAAAATGAAAAAATTTTTAATTGTAATTATCATCCTTATATTAGGGATGATATTTCTAGGTAAAATTTTTATAGTAATCCTAGAAGTTTTTGCACTATACTCAGCATTTAGAATGAGTTATGATGCATTATTCGGAAAATAAATATAAAATATTTTCATGGAGAGATTCGAAATAAACGAATCTCTTTTTTTTATTTCTCCCTAAATTCTGGATGATCTTTATAATATTCTTCTAATTTTTCTGGAATATACTTTTTAGCATATTCATATGATAACCATCCATAACCTTTATAGTGACTTGATTGATTTTTTATGACCTTATTAACCGAACTATATAAAAAACCATCCTTTTCAAGTTCTTTCGGATCTTTATACATTTTTATAATCTCATTTGTATTGAAATCAATACATAAATATCTCCAGAGTTCTGCCTTTACTAATATTACTTCTTTATTATTATAAAATTCATTTAATTTATTTTGGTCTAAATCAGAGTAATGTTTCCAATAATATCCTCTATAGAACTCTTCCGTTCTTATAGCAGTTTTTACAGATTCTCTTATAAATCCATCTTTCTTTACTCCAAGAATATTTTTGTAAATTTTTATAACTTTATGATTTACATCTAAGCATACTATTCTTGTTTCTTTTATATCAGGTCCTTTATCAATAATTTTTCCATCATTTTTATAAAATTCTTCTAATTTATCTTTGTGGCTTTCTTCGAATTTAGCAAATTTATACCAATAATATCCTTTAAATTTTACTTGATTCTTTGAAAATATCCTACAAATAGATTGAAAATTATAACCATCTTTTCCAGCATCATGATAGTTATTATAAATATTAAGAACTGTAAAATTTTTATCACATCTAACTATTTTTTGCGGAGGTAAACAATCAGGATCCTTCAACTTTAGTATTGGTAAGGAGTCTAAACATTTATATTTAATAATTTCATCGTTATCTAGCCAATCTATTAATTTACACCAATAATATCCTTTATAATAATTTATTTTCTTTCTTCTAATTGTATTAGAAATAGAACTTGAATTAAATCCATCCTCTTTAAGTTGAATATCATTAAGCCCAGAATATATTCTAACAATCTTCTTATTTTCTGTATATGCTATTATACTATTTAGACTTATTCCCCAAGTTAAAAATATGCTCTCTTCATCATTATGATAATAATTATCTATTTTTCTTAACTCCTCTTCTGATGTCCATGATGATAAATCGTACCAGTAATATCCTCTAGATACTCTATTATTCGCTTTAATAGAACGTCTTACGGTAACTTCAGAAAATCCATCATCTTTCAAGTCCATCATTTTATTATATATTTTTAGTATATTTTTATCTTTATCACAACAAATTACACTATTAGATGAACATTTAGAACGTAAATTTCCCAAATATTTTATAAGATTTATATCAGCCTCTTCAATTAATTTAATAGCATTTTTTCTTTTCACTGTAATACACTCTCTATTAGCCACCATAAAAGATGCAGCACTGGCTAATTTTAAATTATCTGGTTCAATATAATGTAGAAGTATGTGAGCTAGTATATGTTCTAACCCAGTCAATAAAACATAATTATTCTCTTCATTTAGTCCACCGCAACAAATAGGTAATATGTGATGACATTCAGTATAATAACCTAATGATTTTCTATCTAAACCTCGGGATAGTGCATTATCTATTAATTCACAATATTGATTTAAATAAAATTCAATATCTTTTCCTAATTTTACGATATTAAGAATTTTAATGTTATCTAGTGAATCTAATTGATCTCCTAGTTGTAACATTAAAATTCTACTAAAACTTTGATTTTTTAATACTGCCATAATTCTTATTTTAATAGGTTTAATATAATAGATTATTATTTTAGTAGAAACTAAAAGTAAGATTTCTGGTAGTAGGGTTTGCGCAATTCTACTACCATACTTTCTTACAGAACCTACTAAAATAATAGAAGAACACTAGATCGATTTATTAAAATATAAATTTTTCTAATGTTCTTTCATATATTAGGTTTTAATCTTTCTAAAAGCGCAAAAACTCACCTTAAGATTTATTAAATGGAGTCGGTCCTGAAACAACTTGCTGAACGTTAATATTATTTCCTTGTCTCTGCGGTCCAGCCCCTCCAGCTTTATATACACTCTGTTGAGCTTGATTATATTGAATATTATAGTTATTAATCATTAAATCAATATCTGCCTCAGAAAAATATCGTTTGTCTTGAATCATCCTTATATCATCATACACTTTTTTTGGCAAACTTCTAAATCTACCATTTTGAAGTCTTATATTGTAATCAATCATATTTGTTTCTCCACGCCGATTTTTTGTGATCGTTGATATTCCAAGATTATTAGGATTTGGTCCATCCCCACCTTTAGAGCGTGTGATAATAAAGTCACAAACGTCTACTTTGTGACTACTGCCCGCGATGTAGCTCATATCCAATATCGATTGGCTATATGCTCCAATTTTTAATTGAGATAATATAAATACTAATTTCCCTAATCCTGTTAATTCCGTAAGTTTATCATAAATATCTCCAAATGATTTATACATAGAACCATCTTCTCCACCATTAGCTCCACGGAAACCCGCGTCATAATCGATAAATAAAATTTTATAATCTTTGGTTTTCATGAATTCTATATATTCATCTACTGAAATTTTTCCAGCTGGTAGTATAGTTATACTAAGATTATCTCCAATCATTTGACACATACTATTGTATATAGGTCCTATGTTTTGAGATACTTCATTAAATGACAATCCTGTAAATTGAGCTCCTAATCTGATAATCATTATAAATTTAATTTTCATTAAACTATTAGACTATATCATCTATATTTTTATAGTTCTATATTTAGTCGTTGAACTCTATCTCTTAGATAAAAGATAGAGATGCTAATTCTATTTTATTCTAATAGTTCTAGCATTTTAATAGAATTTTCATAGATTCTTATATCTATGCTTCATTCGTTTAAAGTCTTTCATTTTAAGATCTCCAAGAGCTAAATAATGTACTTTATAACCTTGTAAACTCATGTTCAATGCCTCCTGCATGGATAAAAGAGACTTTCCAACTCCTGGAGGCATTGCGATAAGTCCGAGTTGTCCAAATTCATAAGCTCCGCATGAAAAGCAATTATTTATCCATTCAAATTTACTAGGTACACCACCTTCTGCCTGTTCAGCGATGATTGAATTAATATCTATTTGTGTAAATCCAATCTCACTAAAATTATCTAGATCAGCAGTAGTTTTAACATTTATATTTTTCACAAACTTAACATATTCTTCTGGATTTTGAGAATAGAGTCTGTTTGCTTTTTGAAGATTAACTGAATATATTACATCAGTTAAAATCTTTCTGGCTGGTTCAATTTGACTTTTTGTATATCTTTTCCATTTTATAATTTCATTCATCACCTCTTGGGTCTCTTGTGGAGTTTTCTGAGATCTAAATAAGATACTCCTAAATAAAGGCTCATCTATATTTTCTAGAGGATAAGTCTTTATAGCATCCACGAGTTGAGAGACCATACCATTTCCGGCTGTTTGTGGATTAGTCTGAAAATAATATTGAAGATCTAATATATTATTTTTAGCATCCTGAAATAAATATTGATTAAAACAGCTAAAAATCAAATCAAATACACTACCATTATCCATACTATATTTTTAAAGATTTTCTTCATTAATAACTATATCTTGAATATCACAATACTTATAGTAGTTATGTAATAGTTCATCTCTTTGTTCGAATCCTTTTGTATATACCGGGATTCTTTTCGGTATTTTAGGTTTTAGTGCAAGAACGTTCATATTAGTTCCTCTTGCTGTTCGTCCTAGTTGTTGAAGAACCGATCCAGCGTTGATATTAGAAACTAGTAATATATTTTCTAATCCAGGAAGGTCTAGTGCTCTAAATCCTGCGGCGGTACTAGGAATTATATCTACCATTCCATTTTTAATATATTCGCATGATTGTTGAAGATCTAGGTTTGTTTTATTTCCAGACAAGTCATAATAAATATATCCTTCGCCGCAAATTAAGAGCACTCTAAATACTCCAATAAAAAAGTTATCTATCCAAGTTGAAATAATATTATTTAAATTATTTATTGGGATATATAATTTAGGATATTTTTTTGCTATCTTTACAATCAATTCACATACTCCAGGATCAACCCAAATTTTTGACATTATTGTATTATAGACATTATTATCCTCATTAAAATCCTCTTCTGTAAATTTAATATTATTTAAAGCGATAGTATTTATATGGATACTATTTATTTTCAGACTAGTAGGCATTCTATAAACTAATGCTGGTCCGAAATATTTAATTAAGTCCTTGTTTCTTACTACTGTTTCCGTAATTCCCTGTGCAAATGTGATCATAACTCCTGAATCTCGATCTGCAGTTCCAGAAAATCCGTACATAACTTCAGCATTCACTAGTCTATCATATATCCATTCACCAGAAGGATTAATAGTATATTCTACTTCATCTACTAGAACCCAATCGAATTTCTTAAGTTTCTCTTCCTCTAAAATACATAGGTCTGGATCTTTTATTTTCTTTTGATTTAGAAATCCTGAAGTAATTATACATCCAAGATCTCCATCTATTGATGTAGGTAATTTACCACCAAATCTAGACTCGTATCTTTTTACAATTTCATCTTTCGCTTTTTTTCCTGGAGTTATAACTAATACTTTTTTTCCAAGTTCATTATGTGCATAGTTTATAAGAGTTGCTATAGTTTCAGTTTTCATTTTGTTATCTCATAAGTTTTTTATCTTATAATTCTTATTTTATTTAAATAAGATCGGCATATATATTCTTCTAATTAATAGAAGTAGGACACTCATGGGAAGATTATCTCACCTCCTATGCTCTACACTACAAAATTTATATTTGTAGATCGGTATTAGATTTAACCCATCCTTCACCGAATTTGTCCTATAATAAAATTAAGTATTTTTACTTAACTCGGCAAATTTTTTATATTTTCTCTCTAAATAAACAGTTGCATTTTTATATAATAAATTTCCTACACCAACGGCTTTACTACATTCACTAACTATTTGATAATTATTAATTCCTTTCTTAGATGATCTCGTTGATAATAATTTTCCAAACTTATTTTTAAAAATATCCTGAATTTTAGATAGAAATTCTTTTGTTCCTAAAATATCTATCCTTAATTTATTTCTACTAGTATTCGTAATACTTCCGTCTCCATCTATATATCCCCTAATAAATGAATATACTAAATCATTATTAGAAAATATTTTTAATGATGGGAATACTAATATTAACGACTTATTAGGTACACAACCTAATTCAATTAATCTATCGTGAAAATGTTTGTCGGTTATTATACATCTACATCTAAAATACTCTTTATTATTTATAGAAGCCGCTTTACTTACCGTTATAGATCTTTTATTTTTAAGGAATTTATTAAATTTCTCTAAATGTTCTTTATCACTAGCTTTTAATGATAACTCTACTGAATTATTATATTTACTATTAACAAATCCATCTGCATATAAAAATCCTAACCAATAGGCTTTTTCATCAGAATCTATATTATCAAAATATAATTCTTCTTTTGGAATTGTTAATTTATATTTTTTTAAATAATTATATAAAGTACTTTTAGAAACATTTAATTCTTTAAGAAGATCTTTACATCTATAACCTTTTTCAATCAAAGAAGTAAGATCTTCTATTTTTAACTGTTTTGATTTTGTCATGTTATTTAGATTTAAAATTATTTACCATATCCTGTATTAGTTTGAATAATCGCTCTCTTATATTTTAACACATGCAACATATCTTCATTTTGATAATCTCTGAGATTTGGAAATGGATAGGTTCGATAATAATCTGCAAATATTGTTCTAAGAATTGTATTATAATCTGTATCACTTAAGATAGGTTTAAATACATTAGCAATATAAGCTGCCCATCCCATTCCTAAGATAAAAGTATATATTCCTTTCTTAGGTCCGCATGATCTAGGGTTATCATAAAGTTTTGCTATTTCTTCAGTTGTATTCCAAGATTTCAACCAAGGGGAATACTTAGTTACTTTTCTTTTAAATTCTAAAAGACATTTTACACTAGGGTCATCAGTTTTTATTACTATTTTATTTATAGTATTATCTATCGATGCTGTTATCATTTTATTTAATCCATTGTAAATTATTTCCAGCCCTAAGTTTTCGTTTCATACATTCTTCTGGATCTTCTCCATTAGATTTTATGATATTAATAGGGCAATAATCTATTCTTTTTCTTATTTTTTTAGCTACACCCATAGATTTTTCAGTATCATCTAAGTAACATAAGATTTTTTCTGGAACGTACTCACTAAGAAAATCTAATTGATAATCTGATATAGAACTTCCCAAAACTGCAAAAGGTATATAATCAGGTGCCATAATTAAAGCAGCTATAGCATCATATACCCCTTCCACTACTATTATTTTTCTTAGACCTTGACCATGATCTATTACATAAGGAGGCTTTGCTGATATTTGTGGGAAAAGATATCTAATTTTTGTCTTTCCAGAAAATCTAATCTGGTAATAAAATACTTCCCCATGATATTTAAATGGCATTACTACATTTCCATCAACAAATTTAAAGTCTAGGAGTTTATAGATGTCGTTCATAAAAGGATGTCTACTCATTAGATAATCATAGCCTCTTTGATCAAAATTATCAAATTCATTCCAGTATTTATCTAATGTCCATATAGGATCTTCTGTAAGTTTAACTACATTTGGATGACCTGAATATCCATAATACAATGACATAAAATCAGGTACTTTAAATGATGTATCAACTTCATCAGACACATGTATATAGGCTCGATTACATACAAAACAAGTACCAACAGTTAAGTCAGTTTTTATATATAATTTATGTTTTGTATGTCCAGAATCTCTACAAAATGGACAATGAATAATATAGTGTCCTGTTGAATTTGCATGAGGTTCTACTTCTTCCATACTAGATACTCCATAAAAATCTTTAAGAAGTTCTTCGAAGTTACAAAACACTAATACACGTCCATCTTTTAATTTTACTTCTTTATAGTCTACCATAATTTTTATAATGAAACTGACATGATAAAATACTTTCCTTTCTCAGTCCATCTTCTTTGATTGTGAGGTTTTCCATCCTTCCCAACAATCATTACATCTTTTGTTAATCCAAGAGTATCGTAAGGAGATCTTAGGAACCATTTATTACCTTGATGATATATAATATTCTTTGCTTCTAGAATACTATAAATATCTTTGCTAGACTTACATAAATTTAATCCTTTCGTAATTTCAGTCATAGTATATAGACTTTCTGAGGTAGAAAGAACCAGATTTGCAAAGGTTACTAAATCCTTTTGGGAATCTAATATATTCTTAAGGTAAATATTTTCGTTATTAGATTCAATTAATTTTTGTTGAATATCCATATAAGCTCTTTCAAACGATTCTCTAGATTGATCAATAATAGAATATCCATTAATCATTATTTCCTTTATTCTATCATTACACCAAATAGAGAACATAGGATTTAACCATCTAGCGAATTCTAGGGCTACGTTTTCATGTAGCCAAGTTCCCTGAAATTTTGGCACACCTCCTTGAATTTTTACAATTAAATCCGTTATGGGAATTCCCATAACGCTTTCTAATGCTTTCAGAAATTCTTTTGTAGATTTCTGTCTATACCAATCAGCAAATAGCTTCCCAAAAGGTTTAGCCATTTCAGTTGCATTAATCATTGTTCCCTTACCATCTCCTCTTAATGAAAAATTAATTTCATTGTTATCAAATTTAAAGATAAAACTTCTATCTTCCATGATATTTATACTCTTGAAATAAAAATGGAATCCCTTAGATAAAATTCTATGAGATTCCAATAGTTTATAATACTTTATTTATTTTTTTCCTCTTTAGTTTCAGGTACTGATTTTTCTTTCTCTTTTTCAGCCGGTTTTGTTGGAGTTGCTGCCGGTTTTTTATCTACTGGCTGCGGTTCTTTTTCTTTTTCCTTATTACAAACACAAGGATCTTGATTACACTTCGGACATTCTTTTGGTGCAAAACGTTCAATAGCTTCATCAAGGGATTGAACTACAAAACCTACTGATCCTGATACTCCTGCACACATATTTATTTCAAATGGTCCTGATACAATTAATGCTAGTTCATTGTAATCATAAGAACTTACTAGTAAACTTAGAAATTCATTACTAGGCATAATATCACCAGAAACAGAATGTGCTGGGATAGTAATTCGTTGAGTACCTGATAAAGGTAAATTAATTTGTGATTTTGTTCCGTTATAAACTCTCATAATTTTTATTTATTAATGTTTTCTATTTTATTTTCCGGGGTACACAACTAACTCCGGATTTTCTCAATTATTAGGGTTTGAGTTCTCAAGGACTGTGTTTTTATCATCGGGCTCTTCTATAAATACTGGAAGATCAATTTTAGGAAGTGCACAAAGAAAATGTTTAGATTCAGTTTTTTGAGAATTTTTCTTTTTAAAGAATCTTTTCTTTTTTTCTTCGATTACTCTATGCACTAAAATTCCAGAGATTAGTTTTCCCGTATTTACTATATGAATATTCCATCCATCAGTTTCCGGAAATTTCATTCGAAGAGCTGATAAAACTTGATACCTTACTATAGCATATTTAGATTGAAGAGTAGCATCTTTCGGAAATTCTGTAACCTCCAAAAGATCATCCACAAACATTTCTAATTCCGTTCTTAATTTCGGATCAACTCCATCAACAATATTTACTGGAGAACCTAGATTTATATTAATATCTTCTAAAGGAAATAAATACTCAGGAGAATCTACACTTAAAACTAGATTCTTATTAAATATTAATGAAGTATCCACAACTTTCTTAAGTGGTTTATGAAGTCTAGACACATTCTTTTTAAGGGAAAATTTACTAGAACATTCAGATCCAATTATATTATCCTTTATATACAACATTGATTCTTTAGATAAAATCAAATCACGTCCAGATAAGAATATAACAGAACAATAATTTCCAGCAAAACCAAGAAGATAAGGAATAGTAAAGCTAGATATTACAGATGCTGAGTTAATATATCCGCCGAAAGGATTAAAGCCAAGCAAATCTATTGTATTTTCCTTACAATAATTAACAATATCATAATTAAAATTCAAAGGACATAAATCAAGAGAAACGAATTTAATTTTCTCTTCAATAGCTTTTTCTATGGCTTTGAGATCTTCGGCGGTCTTTGGATTCTTTACCCCAAACTCTCCAATTATTTTATATTCCCTAAGTTGTTTAATAGTTTCCTTAACAGTTCCTAGGTTTTTAAGAATTACTTCAGAATCTATCAATAACAAGTCGACTTTCTTTCTTCCAAGTTCAAGAAGATGCCCAAGGAGTGCTCTTTCAGGATTATCTAAAAAATCAATAGAAGTGATTAAGCTACTTTCTGAAAAACTCTTTATAAATTCAGAAATCAAAAAATCATTATTAGCTGAGATAGATGTATGAAAATAATCAAAAGAGTATTCATCTTCAGGATCTACCCACGGTTTAATGGTCATATTTGAAGTATCTAACCCTACCCCTTGTACTTTAAATTTTGTTGATGTTGTTGTCATAAAATAGATATATTAATTATGTTATTAGATAATGTTTCATTTTTTTCAGGGAGCCAAGAGATATTAATTATTGGTTCTTTTTCAGAATTTAAATTAATACTGTTCTTAAGAAATACTGAATCCTTAAATACTTTACAAGCTCCAAGTAATTCTAAGAAAATAGAAAATACAAATCTCATATAATTCTTATTTCTTAGAAGAATCAACTTTATTATAGTATAATCTTGATAACTTATTTCTTTTAGATTTACTGGCTCTTCTGTTTTAGTATCAATAACTTTAAATATTGATTTTGTATCATAACCTTGAGTATTGAAAAACTTAACACAATTAGGAGAATTATCTAATTTTAATCTTTTTGTTTTTCTATTTGAATTAAGATTAAGAATATTATATCTACTAAAATGTTGTTTATCGTAAGGAACGATTTCAGGGAAAAGAATTTTATAATTATTAATCTCTATATTATTCTTTCCTGATACTATTCTATATTTCTCTGATAGATTTACTATTTTTATACCAGTCAAATTCGGAATAGATATAATTTTTGGATATCCAGGTACCCAATCTAAAAACCATATATCATTTCGATTCGGAAGATCTAGTTTACTTAGAACTTTCTTGAATTCTAAATAATCATGAGAATAGGTAGCTAAATGGTAAATACTATCAATCAAGAATAGTTGTAAATATCTATCACTAAGAATATAATCATAAAAAGATTTTATATTCTTTATAATAGTTTTAATTAATTCTTGTTTTTCTGTCTTCTTTGTAATAGAGTTACTACATATTCTACAAGGAAGATAATAAAAATCTTTAATTAATGTAGATAATGGACCTCTATATTTATTACATCTAAAGCAAAAATTATCAAGATCTTTTTGATGTGTTAATTCAATTTCACAATACTCTTGATAACTTAAAAAATGCTCTTCGGATAGATGTTTTTCAAATTCTATTGGATCATTACTTTTGAATCCACACCAAATACATTCCATTTATTTTAAATTATATAATCCTGTATCAATAAATTGTTGCTTTAAATCATTTGCTAAAATTTGCATATCTGGATGAGCATCTTTAGCACACCTTAATGAAAAGAATCCAGCTTTTTCAGGAGTATCTTCAGAAGGAATATATGTAAAATCCTCAATGTAACCAGTCATACATAGTTCGGTTTTTATATCATTTGGAAGTAATCCTCTAGCTTCTTCTGGTTTTAGTTTTTCTCCTTCGTCAGTAGAAGTTGCATATAAATAATCGATCTCTGTATTCCTCCATGATCTATCAAAAGTTGCAATAGTTCTATCCCATACTGTAAGATCTTCCCATAATTCCTGCCCATCTATGTCATGAATATAACTTCGAGATAATCCTGTTTGAGAATCTATAGTTGATGCAATATCTTCTCTAACTCTATATATCCACTGAGGAAGAATAAAGGTAAGTTCCCCTCCAAATCTATCTTTTGAATAATTTACATAACGTTGAGATTCTTGAAGAAATGAAAACGCTCTCATTACTTATTTCTTTTTCAAGAAAAATTGGACTATATCATCATCTTTTATTATCAATAAGATGTCTAGTACTTATTAGTCTCTGAACCATTCAATTCTATTGATTGATTTGGATGCTGGTTAGTATAATCTAATACTTTTCAGCAATTCTCTAGATTATTCTTGTAGTGTCTCCACTACTTGGCACAAAACGTTCTATGCCGAACAAGTTCATGAGATATACCTCTACTACAGATCCATCTAGTTGTGACTCTGTGATAATGGTTTTCAGTAGGTTCACACCAATATTTTTTCATAACTCCTTCTAGATTATGTTGATAAATAATTCTTAGATCTGTAGTAACCTCATAAGTTCCAGTTACTGAGTTATGATACCATCTAGTGTAAGGAGCAGTTTTGAAAAAGATCTCCAAGTAGTATCTATCCTCTTCTGGGATACTGAGATATACAGTTCCTGAGTTAAAAACCGCCCAATGACCTCTAGAAAAAAGCATGTTGTCAAACCTTTCCCATGAATCTTCTGTGATTTTATCTTCAGATTTATAAGCCAATCTTCCAATTTTCTCTACATGTTTCATTAATCCATCCACCCCAGGTTGTTGAGGGAGAATGGATACACTTGATTTTACGATTTTCATATTGTTTTTTATTGTTTAATGATTACATCTATAAGTTCTTCAAGGTTCTAGAAGAGCAAAAAGAAGACCTAACACCTATTTCTAAGTGCTAAGTCTTCTGAGTTTTTAACCTTGGCTACTGTTTAATTCTGCAGTAACCTTTTGAATTCTCTCCCTAATAATTTTCTTATAATGATAATCGGGAAATCTCATACTTGTAATCTGAGTTCCTCCCTTCTTTGTAGTGGATATAACAGCAACTGGTTCCATATATCTTGTCATTACATCGATACATTGTTTGTAAACACCAATTAATTTCTTCTTTGCCTGTTTTTCTTTTCTACTCAATTTCATTTTTACAAATTTTTTAAGTTATTATTACATTTATAAGATTTTTAAAGGTTTTGAAAGAAATCAATAATGCTTTTAGATTTTCCCTGAGATTCTTATATATGATATTATTAATAAAAATAAATTTAAAACAGAAAATTATGGATCCTTTATTTGGAATGATTTTTTATTTTAGTATAGCTATAACAATTAGCTTTATTTGTAGTGTTCTTGAGGCGACGTTATTAAGCACACCAACTTCTTTTATTCAGTCCAAAATCGATTCTGGTTCTAAGGCAGCAATAAAATTTATGAAGCTTAAAAATGAAAGAGTGGATGATGCTATTTCTGCTATTCTAACACTAAATACTGCTGCTCATGCAGTAGGTACGAGTTTAGCTAGTATAGAGGCAGTTGAGATTTTTGGGATGAAAAATTTTGCAATTATTTCTGGAATAATGACTTTTTTGATATTAGTACTTAGTGAATTAATACCAAAATCACTCGGAGCACATTATTGGAAAAGAATGACCTCAATTACAGCTAACATATTAACTTGGATGATTTATATAACATATCCTATAGTTTGGATGTCAAGATATATAATGGCTATATTCTCACCAAAAACAGAAGAAGCTACTATATCTCGAGAAGAAATATCTAGTATGGCAACAATCGGAGAGCGAGAGAAGATATTTACAGGAAGAGAAAGTAAAATAATTAAAAATCTACTTGCTCTTGATAAATTAACTGTTGGAAATATAATGACTCCTAGAACTGTTGTAAAATCTTTTGATGCTAATACTTTTCTTAAGGATTTTCCAGATGAATTTGAATTTTCTAGAATACCAATATGGGAAGATACTGAAGATAATATAGTCGGAATAGCATATAAGTCAGATATATATCAAGATTATGATGTTTATCAACCAGGATTAACAATAAAACATACAGATTATGATTCTGATATTATATTTATTCCAGATTCATCTAGTGTTAATGTATTGTTCGAAAAATTTCTTAAAACTAAACAACACTTAGCAATAGTAGTAGATGAGTATGGAACATTTGTTGGAGTAGCTAGTTTCGAAGATGTTATAGAAAATTTACTCGGAATAGAAATAGTAGATGAGACTGATACTGTAGAAGATTTACAAAAATTAGCAAAAGAAAAATGGGAAGAACGAAAAAGATCTATGAATGGTTAAAGGATATATTATGGATAATAAATCGCCAGAAAGATAAGGATTATATTAAAATCAATGAAAAGATTAATATCATCAAGAAAAATATATCAACTGGAGAGATTGATTTTTATCCACAAATAACCTATAGGATTGGTACTAAAGTTAAAGTATATATTCCTATAAATGATGCTTGGATGTTTGATTGTGCTGAATTTATTGGGACAGTACTTGGATCTTATATTTCTAGTAAGAAAGAAGCAATGTCTGATAACGATATAACGTACTTAATTTATGTAGAGTATTATGAAGTTGCTGGACGTCGTAAATACTTGAATAAAGTTTTTCAGATTAGTTCTCAAGATTGTACAATTTGTGGAATCAATGAAGAAAAGAAGAAAAAAGGAATATATACAGTAAAAGATATGTATAATGATATAAAAACATTTTGTAATAATAGTTGCATTTTATCTGATGAATGTAGCGAAGATTGTCCATTCTACCATTATGAAGCAAATAAAACTAGGAAGAAACATTTATTTTGATATTGAGTTATCTGAAGTTGATAAGTTCTTATTTCAGTATGGAATAAAAATGGGATTCTTATTTGATGATGGAGTAGAATTCTTTATTCCAGATCATATAATGACCAAAAATTATCCAGGGGACTTATCATTTTATCGGGAAGGTTTTAATAATCCAGATCTAATATTTGTAATATCTTTTGGAGAATTATTATTTCTGGATGGGGTTACAGAAAAAGAATTATTTAAAATACCAATATATGATTAGTAAATGGTTTGAAGTTAGTGTTGATTTATTTAATATAATTTTTGATACTTACTGGAAAAATAAAAAATCTTGGACATATGATAATATTATAGAAATTCAAAATCCAAGATCTATCCTAAGTGATCAACCATCTGAAAGATTATACTTAGGATATAAAATAAATATAGAAGATTACAAAAATGTTTTCACTAATTTTCTTAAGATACATACTATAGAAGCTCTTAAGGAATCAGGTTGTACAGTTCCTAATACTTACATGTCTATATGTATGATAACTAGTTTAGGACCTGATATTATACCTCTTCAACATGTGGATAAGCACTATAAGATTGTACTAGATACATGTTATGGAGAAGATCCACATCATCAACTTGAGAGTTTCTTACAAAGACCATTAACATCTTGGTATGTAAAAGAGAATGATAAATATATAATTGGAGGAGAGTATCCAGTAGAAGATAGGTTTATAAGATTTAGGTTAATTGATTATACATCATGGAAAGAAATGATTGAAAAATATCAAAAAGAAGATGTATTATCCTATCTTTATCCAGAAGATGATATTCCTAAAAAATTATTAATGTTATCAGATCAGAATCCCTCAAAGCCTTATATGTGAAAAGATAATAGATCATAAGTGAAATGTCTACTCGAAGAAAAACTCGGGTAGACTTTTTATTTAAAAAAAAATAAGAATATGGAAAAAATTATTAGAAAAATTAAATTACAATTAAAGGCAACAATAACTAGGTTTATTTGTTGGTTAAGTTATGGAATGGGGTGTTATAGAAGTGTATCAAATACCCTAGAGATTTATAGAAGTTATACATTCGACAACTTAAAAAAAGAATTAAATATATTACTGGAGATATATAGCCTTACCGAACTTGATTGTGAATATCTTAAGAAAATAGTATCTGTTAGGGCGTCTTCTGGAATTCTTAGATTATTGGAAATGCATGAAAATAAGAAAATGCAAATAACCTATAATCATCTAGAATTAAAGAAGATGATTGAAGACACTTTGGGTATAAAAATTGAAGAGATGGATTGGGGTGAATATAGATATCAACAGAAACTAAGACCATTGTTTTTATGGAATATAGGAAATGGTGAGAACGAAATAAAAAGAAAGCTTGAATTGTATAACATAGTATTATTAGTAATGGAGGAAGACTAAGGTTTTCCTCTTCATTTTTCTCCTTGAAATTCTTATATATGAAATTTAAATTAAAAAATATGAAAAAGAAATTATTAACATTATTAGCGCTAACAACATTATTGTTAGTAAGTTGTGAATCCGTTGAAAAGGTCGAAGATGTTAGTTCTTCAACAACAGTAACAATTAATCTTCCTAAAGGCGAAAAGTTTATAGATCTTAAACCAAATAACAACTCTTTAATAACTTCTGATACTTTAGGAAATATTAATGTATACTTATATTCCCCTACCAATAAAAATTTAATATTAATTTATAAAATAAAACAACAATGAAAAAGAGAACATTAATATTTTGGGGAATTATAATCATAGCTGTAGCATATATAGTATTTGTATTTATTTTCCCAGAGAATAAAAGAACTGTATTGTTTGGAGGAACTATGGAAGTAAAAGTAGAACCTGGCCAAAAAGTAATAACAGCTACATTTAGAGGAACTAGTTTATTTTATATGACTGAACCTATGGACTCTGGATATATACCTAAAACAAAAACCCTCCATGAAAAATCCGGCCGTGGCATAATCGAATCTGAAGTTAAATTTATAGAAAGAAGATGATAACGAAATATAATAGTAGAAATCGAGTATTTAGTATAACTCTCTCCCAAGAAATAATGGAGAACTACTTAAAGAAACGCGAATATCAAATTTCTACATTCTCACAAGTAGCTAAGGATTTTGGATATACGGCCGGAGAACTTATGGAGGAATTAAAACTATATCCTAGTACGTTTGATTATAAAATAGCATACCTCCCAGAAGAAAAAGAGGAAGTATATCGAAAGTTTATAAAAATTATAGAAGAACGAAGAGAAGATACTAAATATTCTTCTGGAGGAAAATGGTTTTGGTATAACTGTGCGGAACTTGATCTCTTAAATCATATAGTAGATCTTAAAGCGAGAGCAATTATGAAGTCTGAATTTATAGAACGTATTATAAATTATGATTGAAGCTATAGAATTATTAACAAAACTAGAATGTGAAATTGATTTATTAATTAAATTATTAGGATATGAACAGAAATAAAAAAGCGTTAGTTATCTTTCATAGGGTAGATTTTGATGGAACATCCAGTATGTGTATAGCAGTAAAATCACTATACGATGAAGGGTACCAAGTAGATAAAACCGGATATAATTATGGAGATGAAATTCCAGAAATGTATGTAGATAAGAATGGAAGACCCTATGACCTGATCTGTATGGTTGATATAAGTTTCCCTCCTGAAATTATGTTACAGGTTTGGGAACACTATGGAGATAACTTTATATTCATAGATCATCATGTATCATCCATCGAAAGTTCTATACAAAATAACTACACCGGAATTAAAGGTATTCGTGAGATTGGACCAGCTGCTTGTGAATTAACTTGGAGATTTTTCTGTCCAGGTCAAGATATTCCAGAATTTATTCGACTTCTTGGAGTATATGATGCTTGGAGAAAAGATGAAGTTGGAGAGGATGATTGGCAAGATGTAATACTTCCTTTACAGAGTGGTTTGAAATTTAAATATGGCTTAAATCCTGATACGTGGCTCTATGAATTTCCTAATCTATGTTTCTGGGAAGATAGATTGACAGAAGTAATAGAACTTGGAACTATTCTTAAACAAAATCAGGATAAAATTAATAAAGGAGTAGTTAAATCATTCTCATTTCCCGTTACTGTTGCTGGAAAATATAGAGGAGTTTGTGTAATAGGAACTGCATTTTCAAGTACAGTCTTTAATTCTGTCTTAAATGATTATGATATTTATATAGTATGTAATCGAAGAGATAAAGGAGTATATAGTATATCAATGTATAAAGAACCTGATCGAATTCCAGAATTTAGTTGTGCTGGATATAGAGGCATTATTTTTGGACATAAAAGTGCTGGAGGTGGTACTTTAAACTTTGAACAATTCAAGACTTTAATAGAGGATTGTGAAATTTAAAACTTATAAGAACCAAGGATTTTATTTCCTTGGTTTCTTTTTTCTTGATACATTTTTATGAGGACTAAGGAACCCTTTATCATACCTTCCGTTCACCACTAAAGGGTTCACTCCAGGGCCCTACGGGCTCTAGATTGAATAAACTATATAGGGAATAAATAGATTATAAGAATTCGATCTCCTCCCAAAGGGAGATCGAATATATTGATGCACTTTTTTTTTAATTAGAAGAATATATAGTATATTACCATTTTATTAAATTTTAAAGTGTAGTTTTGCTCTTCTACTGACTTTAAATCCTTACAATTGAATGAAGATTATAAAGGGTATCCTTAGTCTTCGATTTTATGTAACTGGATTCTGTATTAAAAAGAATCTATAATAAATTAAATTAATTAAAAACTTTATAAAATATGAACAGAGAAAAGATTATAATTCCCAGAGGTATTAGGTATATCTCTGAATGGAATGAATTTAGATTTAACAAATTTCCAAATAAATGTATAATAAATAAACAATTACCTGGATGTGGTTTTACTGAATACTGTATTAATGGTCCTGAGAATGTAATACTTTGTTCTCCTAGAAAAATGTTATTAGAAAACAAGAAAGATCAACATCCTGATGATGTTTATTTGGTTGTAAATGAAATGGAAAAAGAATCAGAAGTTGATAAAGATCTTTCTAAAGAGCCTAAAAGTGTTAATATAGATGAAGAGGGAGATGAAAAGAAAGATAATTCTGAGATCTATGAAAGATTATATAGAGAAATTGATACTTATACCTATCAAAGATATCTAAATAATCAACCAGCTAAGATTCTAGTAACATATGATTCATATAGAATCGTTAAAGATATTCTTGAAAAATTAAGGATTTTTGATAGATTTATAACAGTAGTAGATGAGTTTCAAAGTATTTTACATGATTCTAGATTTAAGTCAAATACAGAGCTAGGATTTCTTCTACACTTACAGCAATCCCCAACAGCATACTTTGTATCAGCTACTCCTATGATGGAAAAGTATCTAGAAATGTTAGATGAGTTTAAAGATCTTCCTTATTTTGATTTAGATTGGGAAGCTGCTGATTCTTCCAGAATTATTAGACCTTCATTAAAGGTACTTACAATGAAATCTGTAGGTACAAAAGCAGAAGAAGTAATTCAATCCTATCTATCAGGAGATTTTGAGGAGATTACTGTCATGAGAAACGGTCAACCTGTAAAAGTAATATCAGACGAGGCTGTATTCTATGTAAATAGTGTTAATCATATTATTAGTATGATTAAAAAGAATAATCTTACTCCAGAACAGTGTAATATATTATGTTCTAGAACTGATGATAATGCTAAAAGAATTAAAAGGAAACTAGGTAAAAAGTTTGTTATAGGAAAAGTACCAAAGAAAACAGAAAAACCCAAGATGTTCACTTTCTGTACTAGAACTGTATACTTAGGAGCCGATTTTTATAGTTTATGTGCACGTAGTTTTATATTCTCAGATTCTAATTCAGACTGTTTAGCAGTTGATATTGCAGAAGATCTTCCACAGATACTAGGTAGACAAAGATTACAGGATAATCCATGGAAAAATACAGCAAATTTCTATTATAGAATAACAGCAGATTATAGGGAAATGAAAGAGTCTGACTTTCAAGCAATTCTAGATAGAAAAACAAAAGATACAGAAAGTTTACTTAGAGCTTATGGGGAAGTAAGTCTTGATGAGGATAAATATACTTTGGCAAAGAATTATCAAATATTAGCAAAAAGTCAAAACTATAAGGATAATTATGTAGCAGTAAATAAAGTTATTAACTCTCAAACAGGAAATGTCATTCTAAAACCTGTTACTAATAAACTTGTATTAGTAAATGAGATTAGAGCTTTTCAGATTCAACAAGTAGATTATAGAGATAGGTTTAGTGTATTTTCTAGTATTAGATCTAATCTAACAAAGGATGATATAATAAATAGAGATGTAACAAGATTTTTATGCATTTATGATACTTTAACCACTATGTTAGAGAAATTCAAAATGTTATGTGAATATCCAGTCTCTAAGGAAGTTATTCAGATAGTATTAGATCAAATAGCAGATAGTGATGAGATTAAGTCTTATTATTTGCTTTTAGGTCCTGATAGGTTGAAAAAATTACATTATAATATTACAAATATTAGAAGAGAATTAGGTATTGTAACCTTTAGTCCTGAATTATTAAATAATACTATTCATCAAAATTTTAATCCAGGTGAGAAGTATACATTAGCTAATTTAAAGGCTAAACTTGGAGATCTATACTCTTCTATTTCTTATACTGCAGTTCCTAAGGCCAATGATATTTTAGAGTATTTCGAAGTAAAAGAGGTTCAAAATACTATGTTAGTAGATGGAGTAAAGAAGCGAATTCGTAGTTATGAATTATTAAAAAGAAAGGATAATTAATTATGATATATTTGATTAAGAGTGCAGGTTATGATGAGAATGAAAATTTAATTCATCTTCTCAAAATAGGTTATACAGAGGATAATAATAGAGATAGAAGATTTAATGCATATAAACTTCATAATCCAACCTGTAAAATTTTATATGAACTTCCTGAATTGACTGAAGAAGATGAAAAGAATATTCAATATAAGTTTAGAAAATATTTGTATATAGATTATGGTAGAGAATGGTTTGAATATAATGATGAAATAGTAAACTTTTTTAAAAATCCAGAAGTAGTGAAGAATATTAAAAATCTTCCAATAAATCCATGTATTATAAATAAAGAATTAACTGAATTTAAGAATAGTGTTAAAGAAATTTTAGGAATTTTGCTTGGAATATCCTCTAATCTACCAGGGAAGGGTAGAGACAATGTAAAATCTGTATTTAAAGAAATTTTAGATAAGAAACTTAGAGATATAGATTCAGTATTTGAGTTCTTAGAGTTGAAATTTGATAAGAGCATAATAGATAAGTGTAAGGATCTTTTGGAATGTAGAAAAACAGGTAAATACTGTAATGATGATATAATAAATCAGGAGGTATCTGAATTTCTGAGAGAATATCAAAAATTAGGAACCTTTAGGAGTAAATTGAAATATTTATGTGAATATGGATTTTCAGATGAAGTAATAGGAGTAGTGTTAGATCAGATAGGGGAGCATGATAATATTAAATCTTATTATATATCATTAGGTCCTCGAAAACTTAAAGCTTGTGGATATAACAGGTATGACATAGAAAAAGAGTTGGGAGTAGTAACATTTTCCTATGAACTATTAGAGTCTAGTATTTATTCAGAATTCAAAGTAGGAGATAAATTAACATTATCTAGTATAAAAGATAGGTTAGGTTATTTATATTCTAGTATTAATTATGATGCTACACCAAAAGCAAAAGACCTAGAAAATTACTTTGAGGTAAAGGAGTATAAATCTACTGAAGTTGTAGATGGAGAGAAAAAAAGAGTAAGAGGTTATGAATTATTATCTAGAAAGGAGGTGTGTTAATTATGAAGTTAGGTAAATTAATTTCTAAAGCAATATCTTGTATAGATTCTTATATTAATCCACCAACAGAAAAAGAATTAAAAGATAAGCATAAGACTGAGTTTTATGTCTATATATCCCAATTTCCTGGATTTATGGCAATGAATATATTAGATGAAATTGAGGAACTCGAAATGGATATTTTATCAGAGGATTATTATAATATAAGAGCTGGAAAAACGTGGAAGGTTCTTATATTATATCAAGGAACTTCAGATTGTTTGGGAAATATAAATAAAGTTCTAAAAGAAGATTTGGAATATTTTAGGAAACGAGTGATAAAATTAAATGAAACGTACTTAAATGGGGAAGTTTCAAGTATGGAAAATTATGATAGAAAAATACTTAGATGGTGTTTTCAATCAGAAGATCCAGAATTTAGTAGTAAATTTTTTAAATATTTAAATAAGTTGTTAAATGGTAATAAAACGTAAATTATTCTCTAAAGAAGTAGAGAGAAAGAAATCTGATAAAGGATGGGATGCTGCTTTAGGAGCTGGTATTGGTGCTACAGCTGGAGTTGCTGGTAAAATGAAGCTTGAGAAGATTAATTCAATTAAGAAATTAAAAAATGCTACTAATGCTAGAATAAATAAAGTTCATGACTATCGAACTGAGAAAGTAGAAACAGAGATGCAAAGGAGAATTAATGCTTCTGTTGATCCTTTTGAAAAATCTGTAATAGATGAGGTTAGAAGAGGTAAACATGATATAATTAATAATAGCCGTAAAAATATGATAGAAACAGTTGGAAAGAAGAAACGAAAGCTAAAAATTGCGACAGCTGCTATCCCAATTGCTGGAGCTATTATTGGTGCAGTTTATGGTCGTGATAATAATCTCAAGAAACAAAGAGATAAAATAGAAGATGCTGCAGGAGATAGAGTTGCAGATATTGTTAGAGGAAAGAAAGAAAAATAAATATAAAAATTAAATTATTATGTCAACAAGAAGTACTATTTCAGTTAAGATACCTACTGAAATGATTGGAAAGGTATACGAGAACATTCATGGACATCAAGTTTATCTAGGAGGAGAGTATATGGTTATTTACTGTCACTTTGACGGTTATTTAGATGGTGTTGGAGAGATTTTGCAGTGTTATTATGATTCATTTGAGAAAGCTTTTGAGTTAATTCTAGGTGGTGATATCAGTTCCATCGCAGAGTCTCTTGAGGGTTGTGACTATTATGTTCGAAGAGGTGAGAGTTGGGAGAATAGCAAACCAGCTTTTTCAGATAAACCACCTAAGAGAGTTGAAGAGTATTTATATATCTTCGAATCAGGAAAGTGGTATGTTTATAATGGGTATAATTGTAATGGACCGCTGGAGGATTATCTCAGCCCGGAAATCTCTTCAAAAGATGACATGATTTCGTTACCTAAGAATTTTTGTTATTATTTACATGGTTATTTATCTGGGCTGTCATCTACCCAGCGAGAAGATAAAGGACTTGATTCTATAATTAAAACATTGGAGGGTTATTTAGATGTTTAGAGTAATTATTTGTGGTTCTAGAGAATTTGATGATTACGATCTTCTTAAGGAGAAGTGTGATCTTATTTTATCAAGAAAAGCAGCAGACCCAACGGAAAAGATTGTGATTGTTAGTGGATGTGCTAGAGGTGCTGATAGACTTGGAGAAAAATATGCTGAAGAAAAAGGTTATGAAGTTTTGCGTTATCCAGCTGATTGGGATAGATATGGAAAAAGTGCTGGGTATAGGAGAAATAAACAAATGGCAGAAGTGGCTAATGCATGTATAGCTTTCTTTAGTTCGGTTGCAGAGAATAAAGGAACTAAGAATATGGTATCTCTTGCAAGGAATATGAATCTTCTTGTAAGGGAGGTAAAAGAAGAGGATTAAAAGCCTTATATATGTAATAAAAATAAATGTGAGAAATAATATGAAAACAGTAAAAGTAATTGTAGGTACCTCTGTAATTATTGGAGGTATATATTTAATATATAAAGCAGTTAAGAAGACGAATAGTGTAATAGATGGTGTTTCAGAAGTAAAAAATAAGATGAATACTTTTATACAAGATCAAGCAATTAACTGGATGAAAGATATTAATAAGAACTTAGAAACAAAAATAAAGGAAAAAGAAGACAAGTTACTAAACGATAAAGAAAAGAATTAACGGGTTCTTTTAAGTTTGTAATATTGTTGTACCCTATTTAGTCCATCGGTCTGTGAAGATAGATGGATTTTATTTTTCTTCCTTTTTGAGTCCTTTAAAGCCTTATTAATGTAGAGAAAGAAACTCCTTAAGCTAACAATGAAATAGCTTAGGGAGATTTTTTATTAATAAACTTAAAAGAGAATAAAAATGGAAACAGGAGAAATTACAAGACAAGCAAAACAAAGCTTAACTATCTTTAAAAAAAACAACTTCATGAATGTCAGTGTAGAGAGAATCGATTAAAAGAATATTATGAAAAGAAGTGGCTGACAAAGAAAGAGTTTTTAAAGAAAATAAGAAAGCAGAGAAAGAAAAGAGCAGAATTTGCAGAAAAGTATCTCACTAAATATAATGAATTTAAGAATCTTGGAGAAAAGATGTCACTAGAGCAAGAAAATTATGCTAGGGATGCAGATATAATAGTAAGTAGTTGGTTTATAATAACTCACCAATCATTACCTAAATTATTTATCTTAGCTGGAATGGTATCTGTTATAATGAAGAAAATAACTAAAGATTTTTGGTTATTGAGTGAGAAGAAAAAAGAGAGGGAAATTTAATCCCTCTCCATTTATTTTTTTTATTTAAAGCTTACAACTGGGAACTTAGCCGCGTCATAAGATAAACAGTAATCACCTTCTGGACCAGCTACAGCATCTTGACATACCATAACTACTTGACTTTCATTTTTAGTGCCACAAACTGAAGCAGGATCAGCTGGATTAATCTTTACTCCAGCATGAACTAAATTATTAAAGTTAACAGTAATCTTACCGTCACCAAACAAGTTATTAGCATTAACCTCTTCTTCAGTCTTATTAGTATAATCTTCGCAAATCAAGAAACCTTGCCATGGAGCTCTAGTTTCCCATTGATCTACAGTACAGTTATTAATATTAACAACTACACCAGAAGCATTAGACTTATTACTTAATCTAAGAGTATTACTGATCTTTTCGAAATAACAGTTATTCAATGTAATAATAGCATTGTCTTGAGTACCGAATACTAAGATAGCATTATTACTGAATTCACCTTGGAATTTACAATTATCGAACAAGATATTTTTCGGAAGTACAGAATTGCTTGCTAGACCAATCTCAATACCGTTATAAACTTCAGATGCATCAAATACCATATCTTTGAATACGATAAATTCAGCATTATTTACGCTTATTACAGTATTTCCATTAGCTTTCGGGAATGAACCTGAAATATTTAGATCTTTGGCTTCTACATCACCAGCATTCAATTTAAGTCTAGCATTATCACTTACTTTAATTGATTTTAATGAGATAGACTTACCAACGATTTCAGCATTTTCATTAATAGATCCTGATACGATATAATCCTTAGAAGAATCTTTCAATTCACCAGCAGAACCGTCAACACTTACAACTTCAGTATTTGTTTTAGTAAGAACATCAACTTTACTTTGAAGAATTTGAACTGTTGCATTCAAAGCTTCAAGAGTATTGCTAAGACCAGCTACATCTTCTAAGTATGCAATTTTATGAGCTTCTTCTCTTAATTGACCAGCTTCTTGTACAGTTGGACGTACATCTTTCGGAGTATTGATATTAAATGGGACGCTAGAAGAACCAAAATCAGCTACACCCCAACGATTAAGTTGAACAAGATTATTTCCTCCGCCCAATAACATATCACCCTTAGCTAACTCAACAGCTTTACAATTAGGTAATTGTTCAGAAGGAATATCTTTATATTTTACCTGTCCTTCAATCTCCTCTTTTGTTGCATATGGGGTTAAATCTACGGGAGGAATAGCATCAATAGCTTCTTTAATCTTACCATCTACTTGAGCTTCATTTTGGAAACCTAGATCGTTTTCAAGTTCAGATACTTTAGTAGGAACATTACCGATCTTTTCTTCAAGTTCAGAAACTTTAGTATCAGTAGCACTTATATAAGCTTCAAGATCAGATTGAGATGCCTTAAGATTAATATTATCTTGAAGTTCGGCTGCTTTAGTTTCTAAATCTTCTGAAAGAGCAATTCCTTTAGAACCATTAAATAGAGGACGAGGTTCAGATCCAACTAAGTTAAGATCCATACCAGCAGAACCAACCTCTACTTTATCATCAGCACTTACTTTTGCCAGGTTAAATCCAGCAACACCTTCTGCATTAACACCACTCAAAGAATCACCATTAGCAAGTTCGATAGTCTTAGAACCATCTTCGAGAACTTTATAAGAAATCAATCCTTCTTTTGCAGCTTCAATATCTTCGGTAAGAGCAATTTCCTTAGTATCATTATAAGTAGGACGATCTGCAGAACCATTAAGATTCAATTCAACCCCAGGAGCACCAAAATCAGCTTTATCCCACTTAGACAACATTACTAGATTATGACCTTCTCCCTTAGTATCGATACCAGAAATATTGTCATAATTAGAAAGTTGAATTGTTTTACGACCTTCACCGAATTCTTGATACTTAACAACACCTTCAAGATCAGCAGAAATACCATCAACCTTTTCAGTAATAGCATCAACAGCAATCTTATCAGCCTTAGAATCAAGACCTTCGTTAACTGTAGCAAAACGATTATCAACACTTTCTGCATCAGCCTTAGTAGCTAATTGTTCAGTAATCGCATCAACTGCTATCTTATCCGCTTTTTGATCAAGTGCTGAATTTATATTTTCTACTGCACTATCAACATCTGCCTTATCAGCTTTAGTTTCAAGAGCAGCCTTAACTTCTTCTATCTGTGCCGAACTAGATTCAACATCACTCAGGTATGCAATCTTATGAGCTTCTTCTCTTAATTGACCAGCTTCTTGTACAGTTGGACGTACATCTTTCGGAGTATTGATATTAAATGGGACGCTAGAAGAACCAAAATCAGCTACACCCCAACGATTAAGCTGAACGAGACTAGATGTACCACCTTCTAAGTTACCACCTAAAATAACATCACCATTCTTAAGAACAATAGCTTTACGTTCTGGGAGATTAGAGTCAGCTACATCTTCATATTTAACAGCTTTCTTATTAATAGCATCGATAGAAGAAGCAAGATTTTCATTAACTGTTACTAGGTTAGCAGCAACTTCTTGAACATTCTTCTTAATTTCATTGATACCTTCTACTTTAATACCTGCTTCAGATACACTCAAGTAAGATTCACTGGAAGGATCTAATTTAATAGAGAATCCATTTTCAATCAATTCAATACCATTACCAGCTACGTAAGTATCAACCAAAGAGCTAAGATCAACTACTGAAGTTTGTTCTCCTTCAGAAGTGTTAAATACAAAGGTCAATGATTTATCTTCTGCAGAGTACTCAACAGATTTCAAGAATTGGTCTGCAGGAATATTAATAGTACCAGCAATTTTATCACCTACTTGAAGTTCATAAGTTAAGTCATCTTTCTTAACTAATGCAATAGTTTCCATATTGCCATGAACATCTTCAAGAAGGGCAATTTGTTTGGAATCGTTATAAGTAGGTCTTTCAGCAGAACCGTTTAAGTTGATTTCTACTGAACTAGAACCTAGATCTACTTTATTCCACTTAGAAACCATAGCAATATTCACAGCACTACCATCAGTAGTTTTTCCGCAAATATTATCATGATTGTTTAGGAAAATAGTCTTACGTCCAGGATTTTGTTCAGTTGCTGTATCTTCATATTTAACAGCTTTTTCAAGTTCTGGACGTATCTCATTATTGAGTCCTCCGTTTATGGTGCTGAAACCGTCTGCAACATTCTTATTGATATTATTAACAGCTTCAACAAGATTATTGTTTACAGTTGCAATATCAGCTGCATTTTTTTCAATTTTTCCTTCAAGTTCAGTGAGATCAGCACCTTCACCGTTTACTTTTTCAGCTAATTCATCAATAGCTGCTTGAAGTTTAGCATCGCCTTCTTCACGATTAGTTACTTCAGCTGCAATACCATTATTAATAGTTTCGATAGCCTGAACAAGATTATTATTCAGAGTTTCGATAGAAGAAGCTACATTTTCGTTGATTTGATTTACCATTCCATCAACACGAGAAGCTTCTGATTCAATTTTTTCAGATAACTTAGCGTCACCTTCTTCACGGGCACTAGCTTCTTCAGTTACCTTATTTTCTAGAGCAGAGAGTTGTTCTTGGATATCACCTGTAGACGCGATATCGTATACAACTCCGTCAACACTAATCTTAGAGATTTTTTCGCTCATAATTTATTCTTTCTTTTAATTAAACGTTTAATAAAATTTTCTTAATCATTTACAAGACCTAGGGTAGAATCTTTGTAAGTTACTGTTTCATCGTAGATCATCAATGTATCTGGGGATTTGAAACTTGCATGATAACTATTAGGAAGGTATAATACTCCATTCTTGACATAAATTTTATTATTTTTGTCTTGAGTATCTGGATCTGTACCATTTACTTCCTGAATAGTTTTGCAATAGACTTCATAAATCAGCGGAAGATTGTAACCTATATCCCCGAACGCATTGTAATCACTTCCAGGGTTGAATCCACAACCACAGTTGCAAAAATCATTCATAATATTTTAATAATTATTATATATTAAATAAACACTACACACTTCTTAGGAAAAACAAAAGAACTACAAAATTTCTTTTATAATTGTCTATGTCATGTATTAGGGTTTAGGTTTCCTAGGAGCGCAAAAACATCATTTGGAGAAAGAAAAAAGAAGGGAATTAACCCTCCTTTATTTTTACATTTACGTTTCCAGTTAAAATGAAATAATCTATATCTATATTCCAACAAAGACCATAATGTTCTATTACATCACTTAATTCAATATAAGTATGATAACCAAGATTATATATAGACCTTATTTCTTTTACTGTACGAGTTGCAATATCACCTAATGTTTTCATATTCTTATGTTGAATATCATAATCTACTAAAGTATTAAGTGCTCTACGAGAAAGATTTAAGTCTCTTATACTAGTTTTTAATAATCTCATTCTCTTTTCTTGCTCTTCACTTAAAGTAACATCAATATTTTCTACATTTTTGATTCTCTTAAGTTCAGCTAATTCTATGTCTTTGGTCATGTTCTCTTTTGTTAACTTTTCAAGTTTTTCGAGAACTAGTTTATTGTTATCATATAAAAATTTTATATTATCATTAATATATTTAGTAAAATCACTTTTTGTCAAACCATAAGAATCTGCTAATTTCTTAATTTCATCAACATTCTTTTCTCCTTTTCCTTTATTAATAGAGTTAAGAAAAGTTAAGTATTTCCATAAAATTTCATTGATGCGGTGAAAATCTGAGTTATCATTATAGTAATGAATATTGTCTATTAAAGATGCAATAATTAATTCTTTGCAGTGTGAGTATCTTCTATATCCAATTCTTATAATTCTTGTAACATCTTCTACTTCTTTGATCTCTTTTTTCATTTTTTCGATCTTTTCATCTAGCTGGCGTTCTAATTCTCCTAAATCAGTTGTCTTTTTAGATAAACTGCTTTCCAATAAATCAATCAGAGTTTTCTTATCTACATATGTCATATTTTTAATAACTCTGATAGTAATTAAACCAGATTTACTCCAGTTTGTAATAGTTTGTGTACTTACTTTTGCTAACTTTGCAGCATCAGTTCTTGTAATCCATTTTTCTTTTTTCATCTTCTTTTAAATTTTAATTTATACACTAATAAGGCTTTGAAGAAGAGCCTATTTTCCTTATAAATGATTATGAAATATTTTTATTATGAAAAGAATAAAACAAGTAATTAGAAAAAATCTACCTGAGACTAATAGTAGTTCGTCTCACTCTGTAGTAATCTGTGTTGATCCTAATTCATTGGTTGATACACTTCCTATGGATTCAGAGGGAGTTATACATGTTCCTAGAAGATCTGAATCATTTGGTTGGGAGTATGAAAAATATAATGATCCAATGACTAAACTTCAGTATGTATGTGGTATAATTTGGAAATATAAGAGTAATCGGAAGAAAGTAAAACTCTTAAAAGAAATTGTCCTAGGATATACTGGAGCAAAGGATATAGTATTTGACTGGGAAGAAAACAGGTCAAATGATGATGTTGTTGAAGAGGATGAGGATTATTACTGGGATTCTGGTGCTCCTGAGATAGATCATAATAGTTCTGATATATTTCCTGAAATTATGGAATCAGCTAGATCAATTAAGAATTTTATATTTAATTCAAGATCTTGGCTATATTTAGGAAATGATAATTCAGATGCTCCAGAGGGTTTCTATGAAGAAGAAACTGATGACCCAGAAATTATCGTTAGCGTTGATTATGGAGGAGATATAGGTAGAGTTGATTTTGAATATAATAAATCAGTAGGTTGTGATATAGAGAATTATCTGAAAAACGAATCTTTAATTTCAGATATAGTTTATAATATCAAAACCAAAAAATTTGAAAAAAATCTTGGAATGGAAAAGTGGAGAGGATTTCATAGTGATAATCAGCTTACTTTTAGACCTATTTCTCTTAGTGATAGAAAATTATATTGGATTAGTGAAAGTCTGGAAAAAGAGATTATAAATAAAACAATAATAAAAGGTGATGGTAAAAAACAAAAATCAACCTTACTATACTCACTTTCTACAAATGAAAATGAAATCTTTAAAGAGTTAATAAAAGATACTCAGACTTGGGGATCTCATTGGATTAGTTTACCATATACAGTAATGACAAAAGAGTTCGGAAAAGTACTATGATAACAGATGAATATTCTTATATAAACGGAAATTATTATGTTACTCTTAATAATTTATCAGGTACAAAAACTTATCGAGCATTAAGAAGAGGAGAGGAGCTTATTTCAAAGTTTCCTGATTCTATAGACTTGAAAATAACAAATAAGTGTTCTATAGGATGTCCATTTTGTCATGAATCTAGTATCTCTGAAGGAAAGTCTTTTGACCTACAGAAAACTATTGATGTTTTATCTCAGCTTCCTAAAGTTGGAATAGAATTAGCTATTGGAGGTGGAGATGTAACTGAAGATTCTGTTATAGATGATTGTGCTGTTTTATGTAAGTGGGCAGATGATAATGGATTTGTTCCAAGACTTACCATAAATTCTAGGTCTCTAAATACTGAAGAGAAGCGTAAGAAATTTTATGATAAACTTGATATGGTAAAAGTATTTGGAGTAAGTATTGATAGGTTTGATAAAAAGTTAATAAATACTTTAGAAGACGAATATACTACATATTTTAAAACAAAAGTATATCATATCATTGCCGGAATATTTCCCCCAGAAGATCTCCAAGAACTGATAACGTCTGGAAGACAAGTATTAATTCTTGGTTATAAAAATTGGGGAAGAGCTCTCGGCAATCCACCCAAGTATGATCTTAAGGAGTGGGAAAAGACTTTAAAGAGAATTTTGTATACTCGACAAAATAATCTATCAGCTACTATAGGATTTGATAATTTAGCGATAGAACAGCTTGGAGTACGTGATTGTATAACAGAGGCTGATTGGAAGAGAATGTATATGGGAGATGAATTTACTCATACTATGTACGTTGACGCAGTTTCAGAAATATTTGCACCTACTTCTAGAGATTCATTTAGAGTTTCTTGGAATGATATGAAAATTTTAGAATTTTTTAATACTTATAAAAATGATAAAGTTAATAACAAAGAGTAGATATTATAAAATTCTTGGAAAGGAAATTTATAAAGACTATGTAAAATATTCTAAAGTAGTATTTCCTGAAGAGAGATGGAGTAAGTTTCTTAGTATCTCAGAGTCTTCATGTATATATTTTCTTTTGGAAGAGGAAAATAAAGTTTTTGTATATATTCCTTCCCTCGAAGTATTATTAATTCCAGGAATGTATAAAAATTCAGATGACTTATATAATAAAATTTTAGCTTCAGAAACAACATTAAGTAATTGGAAGGTAAGTTTAATAAAAGAACTGAAACCCTCTGAACATAAGCAAGATTATATTTTGAATACTTTTAAAATAGGGAACTTTCAATGTCTTCTTGATAGAAGTACTTCTGAAATTGTGTATACTTCTGGGAAATATAGGTTGATTAATTCTGATTTTCCTGAAGATTCAATGGATTTTTCGTTAACTAATAATCTTGGAGATCCAGATGCTTATTGGAAAAGTACATATTTAGCATTTCCAGAGAAATCAGAGATAATGTTATCAGATAAACCTAAATTACAACTAATTGAAGATTTAATTGCAATTATATTAAATGAAAACGGAAGAAATTATCAAAGAACTGATAGCAAGAGTTAATAGTACTCTTAGTTATTATGAGAAAGATTATGTCAGTGTTAAGAGAACTCCATATGCTGAGCGAGAGAGATGTGTTAGCTTTGAACAATACATAGAAGCTAGGTTTAATTATGAGTGTTCTAAGATTCCAGAATTATATGATGCAGTAATAGCAACAGACGGACATTTATTTTCTTGTACAGAATTAATTGATCCTGATACAGCAAAAAGAAGGTTTACTACTGCATCAGTTGTTCTTGTAGATCCAAAAACGCTGATAGGAGCAAACGAAAATCTTATTAATGAGATATACAGGATTCATGATTATCTTGGAGGATCTTGTATAAAATTCAATAATGTTAAGAAAAAAATTAAGTTTACAATTGAGTAAAAGAGAAAAATTATGAAGAAAAATTCTTGGAGATTAACAAGTGATTTGATAGCTTATTTTCCGTGTGACTTATCAGTTTCAGCAGGGAAGCGTGTTTTTTTAGCCTCTCCTGAAAAAAAGTCTTATAAAGCGGCAGTACAAAAGAATATCGAATCTGCTTTTGATGAAGTGATTATTGAATCTAATTCATTTAAATTAAAAGTATCTAATGATCTTAGTGTTTATGTAAAGTGTGATGAATTTCCTGATCCAGAACAATATTACTTAGTTTGTAATATGTATCGGACAGCTTTTGGAGTTCCTATGATTGGCAATATAATTACTCAGGTTAAGAGTGATAAAGCTAATTTTGGAGACACAGTATTTGAAGCAGTATTTTCAGAAGATTCTCAAGAAAGTGTTTATTTTATGACACCTGAAATGGCGGAATATAAAAGTGCTTTCGAAGAGATGAAGCGTAGAATGAATTGTACTTTAAATAAAAAAGTAAAGAAGTGGATTCCTGGTGGAAGATATGATACATTAACAAATACGTATTATTATCTTGGAGAATTTAAGAGTAGAAAAAAGAACGAGTTAAATTCTGATTTTCTTGGAGATTCTTCAATGGTTCCAGCGTATCTATATGTTTCTGAACTTGGAGATGAGAAAAAAATCTCTGACATTCTAAAAACCAGAAAAATTGGTTCTGGACCGGAAGATATTCAGATTATGTACTCTCTTCCAAGCGCTGTAGATTCTGGAAATGTTTTGGAGAATGATATAACTTGTCTGAAAGATTATCAAAAATATATCTTTGATAATTCAATGAAGGAATATACAATTACTTCAGATTATGGATTTTCTAGTTATTCAAATCCTAAATATATTCTTGATATTCTTTCATTGAAATCAAGTGAATCAGATTCTTATGCAGATCTTATTCCTGAATCTGTTTCTGAAATGATTAAGAATATGTTACATGAAGTTGTATTATGTTCTTGGGATTTGAATAAGAATAGAGAAGACATTTATATTGGTGAAGGAAATAATAATGATAAGAATGCAGAAAACTTAGTAAGGAGATTTTATCAAGATTTTAAAGATGGAAATGCAATGAGAAATTTGTATTATAGAAAACTCTTTATAGATCTTGGAATAAATATAAATGAAATAGCAGTAGAGGTAGTAAGTCAAGGTAATCCAGAAAGTTTAATACTATCTGGAATTGAGAATTATGTATCTTTAGGAAGTATTTATTTTAAAAATCACTTTACAGATGCTTCCAGAAAGATTAGTAGACAAAGAATTAAATCAACAAATTATACTCTAGAGGTAGTTAAATTATCTGATTTATTCTCTGCTACACCTAATTTATTATTGGATATTAAAGATTTGATAGAAAACGCTAGAAATAATTTTGGATTAGGTGTAAGAACTTTTTATGATACTAATACCGGTACTAAAAAATCTCCGAAAATATATACAACAATTGAAGTAGATATTTTAGACTTGATTAAGTACTATGGAGGTATTAAAAATATTCCAGAAGTTATTGTAAATGAAATTATATCAAGTAAATTTTGGAATCTTCAAGTGTTAATTGATAAAGAAGGAGTATTAGAGTGATATGGCTAAGCAAGAGAATTTATCATTTACAGGAGAAGTTGTTGAAGAGCTCGGGAATTCTATGTTTTCAGTAGAATTAGATTCTATGGAGCATCAAGTATTATGTACTATATCAGGTAAAATTAGAAAAAATTATATAAGAATTCTAGCAGGAGATAAAGTGAAAATTGAAGTAAGTCCTTATGATTTAACAAAAGGACGGATTGTTACTAGATTATCTCTTATAGAAAATAGTGATAACAAAAATAGTAGTAATAACAAAAAGAAATCAAAAAAGAAATGATTAAGTACAACGTAACAAACAGTATGATCGGTAATATTTATCCGATTTTTTTGAGTAATAACAAACTAGTCGAAGATCCATCATACTATCTGTACAGAATTGTGAGTCCTAGTTTAAGTCCAGATCTTATTCCATATATATCATTGGAAAAGATTAGTGAAAGAACAAAAATTGGAAATCCAAAAGAATTCTGTGATAGTCAAAAGAAAAAAGCTATTCGTGAACATTTAGATGTTATTTCTATGTGTCTTGGTAGTCGTGAAGGTCTTGAAGAAAAGGCAGTTGAGTTCTTGCAAGGAATTCTGTGGAGAGATAAACCAGTAATTGATAATGGTTTTCCTGGATTTCCGTTGATTGAAATGGAGAATGGTAATAATATCCAGAAATCAGTAATTATTGGTCTTAGAGATACAATGAGATGGAAGTATTATAAATTGTATCCTGGAAATTATGTTGATATTCTCTGGACTGCTAAGACTTATGCAGTATTTAAACTTTGTGGTGAAAAAGGAAAAGAGGAAGTTTGGATTGAACCGGTCGGATTATATAGTAATACAGATCCGAATATGAAAAATCCTCTTCCAGTAAATCTTGAATCTTTAGACTATCCTACCGATAGATGGTCTATTACAAAGGGTAAACTTTCTGAATTGAATCGAGCATTGAAAAAGCTTGAATGGGAAAGTTTTAATAGAAAAGAAATTTGCGTAGATTAATTATCATAATAGTTCTAGTCCTTGGTTGGAGTGTTTATAGCCCCTCCAAGGACTTAGATTCTACTCCATTAGCTACATTTTATTATGCTAGATCGGGAAGCATTACAGCAGATGGAAGTAAAGTTCATCCTGAAAAAGTTAAAACAGGTGAACATAGATGGATTGCAGTCTCTAGAGATCTCAGAAGGAGTGGGAAATTTAACTTTGGAGATACAGTTCTAATCCAGTCTAAGAAATGTCCAGGTTTAAATGGTGAATGGATAGTAAAAGATCTTATGGGTTCTAAGCATACAAATAGAATTGATTTCTTACTGCACCATGAAGAGATTGATTCTTTGAAATTTTGGATGCCACATAGAGTAGAAATAGTAAATAAAAAAGATAGTCTTAATCCTTTGGAAACATTGGATTGAGGCTCTTTATTTTTCCCGTGAAAGCCTTATTAATGAAAAGAATAAATAAAAATAAAGATTATGAAAAAATTAACAAAAGAAGAAGCAGCAGAATTAAATGAATTATTCGAAACTAGTAATTTTAAACCAGAAATGAGTAGTCTTAGTTTATATACAACACTAACTCAGATAAATTCAAAGACAATTAAACCAGGAGAAAATAACCTTAGACTAATATCTATTCAAGGAACTGAGAAAATTTCGAAAATGATTGGTAGATTTATTACGAAGAAAAATAAAAAGCTAATTAAGATTACAGCTTATTCAAAAAGTGGAAAAGTTCTTAAGGAGTTTGATTTTAATTGTTCTACCTTATATATAGAGAAAGGAAGACAGTCAAAAGATATAGATGAAATTACTGGAGAGATTGGATTTATACCTTTAGTAGGAGATGTATTTGTTCCAAGGTCTCATTATATTGGATTTAAAGTACTATATGATAAAGAGGGGATTTAATTTCCCTCTCTTTTTTCTTTCTCCCTTGAGATTCTTATATATGATGTATAATATTAACAAAATAAATTATGGTAACAAAACAAGTAACAGGAATAGTAGTGGATAAATCTATTGAGGATATTGATAGCATAATCCATGAATGTACTGAGAAATTATCAACCAATGATATAATTTCTAAAAGTCAAGTAATTTCAATGCTTCGAAAAATTAGATCTTTTGAAATTCCGGATGAAGTATTTGATAATCAATCTTCAGCTGAATATTATGCCAAAGAATTACTTAAGATTGGTTTTCTAGAGAATGTTAAACAAATATTTAGAACAATTCTTAATAAACCTAATTTTTCTACTCTCGATCTTAGTAATATCCGAATGGAAATGGAATTCTCATGTTTTAAGATTAATTCACTTGGAAAAATTTTGAAAGAGCGAGAGATTAATATATGGGGTGGTTCTTATCCTGCTATAAAAATTGATTTTATTTCTGAAAATGGTAATTATATAGTTAAATAAATTTATTATATTATGATTATTGAAGTATTAGCACAGAAATATCGCTGTGGTTGTGAGAAAGGAATGGCTGATTTAGTTATCCCTGGAATCTTGGTAAAACTTAATGCAGTAATAGAATGGGATTTTTGCAGATTTCCAGAAGAGATTAAACACGAGAAAAAAGATCCGGCCGACGAAAACTCAGAAGAAATTGAAGTAAGAACTGAGCTTAGAGATTTCTTAGGTGAAGATCCTGAATTAAAACCTGGAAATTGTTTCTTATATAAAGGTCAAGTGATAGCAGTTGATTCGGCCGATAGATTAATTCTCGTGGTTTCTGAAACTGGTTATGGAGCTCTTGATCGAATATATGAGGAAAACTTCAAGACGGAATTCGAAATGATCTTTAATGATTATGAGATTGAAGATGTTAAATGGGAGGTAAATGATACAGGAGAAGTTCCAACTGAATATGATGAAACCTATAAAGTTCCGTATAATCTTTATAACATCTGGAAAGAGAGATTTGTTTCGGGTAGAGGGTTCATTTCTCCAGGACTATGTTTGAAAGTAGTAATGAATTCAGACAGTTTCATTATGCCTCTTGAGTTTTATATGCTTGATTGGTCGATAAGGTATAAATCATCTCAACTTGAACCGGATGAAGTAGAGTATGCAACAAAACAACTTTTATCCTGGTTTTATGATAATTATAAAAGAGTTAAACCATTAGAAAGGAGAAAAGATGAACAAGAAGAGATCAATTGATTTTATATTAATAATTTTCATCTTAGGATTATTATTGATTTTTGGAGGATGTAGTAAATCTCCTGAGAGAAGAAAAACTTGGACAACTACTTCAGATTCACTTCCAAAGAAACCAACACAAGGACAAATTTTTCGTGATCGAGATAATAATTCTTGGGCTTATAATGCAGCACTTGGAGCATGGGTATTGGGTTCTGGAGGATATAGATATTACCCTGAAACAAATTCTTATACAGATGGATCAGGAAAAACAGTGATTCCACCTAGATCTATAAGTTCAGGTATTTCAGAAGGAGTAAAAGCTAGAGTGTCTCCTAAAAAGAAAGTAGTTTTAACAAAAGAACCACAAATTAAAGAGACATCAAAAAAGAAGTATACTAGGAAGAAATCTAGAGCTCATAGGATACATAGAATGCGCAGAAGATAATAATAAAAAAGTCCTCAAGGATAGTAAAATATTCTTGGAGATTTAATTTTACAAAGATGAAAGTATATTTAGTACGTAAATTTTATTCTTTCGGACAACCTAAGTTCATTATTTACTTCTATGCAAAATGTGGAGATCTAAAACATGTTAATCTAGATCTTATAAAAAATAATGAAGATATTGATAATTATTTCAAATCTTATTATGGAGAACTTAATGATACTATTCAGATTGCAATATCACTTATTTCCTCTCCTTATAAAAGACTTGGGAAATCTATTAGATTCTCGGAATCATATAATGTGAGGTCGGAACGAACAGGACAGCATTTTGAAGACTATAATAGTTCTTATGTTAAGGTTATAGATATTCCTTCTGAAATTCTTTTAGAGAAATTTAAAGCAAAGAATTTATCTCCAGAACACATACAAATTTTTGCTAAGAAGAATCAATTTAAATTATTAAAATATATGAGATATAAATGGATAGAGAAGAATGGATTAGAAATTATGGATCCAAAGGATTGAAAGGTGATATCTTAGTTAGAGTTTATTATACTGACAATAATGAAGAATATTGGGTATCTAAATTTTTAGAAATCAAGAATCTTCCAGTTTATAATTTAGCTCTTGTCGATAAAGAATTAATTTCTGAGAAAAATTTCAAGGATGAGCTGGAACTAAGAAATATTGACGATTATCTGAAGGAAAAGTATAAGGATTGTCTAAAAACAGAATCTGTATATTTTCTAATTGATCCTGGAACAAAATTTCTGAAAAAGCGCACATCTGATAAAGGCTTGTGCTTATTCTATGAAGTTAAATTTGATTCTGAAATAAATTTGAGAGATCTTGACAATACTAGGATAATATCAGAAAATATTAGAATTTCTAAGAATAAACTCAAAGATTTTACAATGGATTTAATGTTTGAGCTTGCGGGAGAGGCTGGTTTATTTTATGATAAGGATTATTCTCCAAGTTTATGCACTAAATTATGTTATTTTAATATTCTTAATATATTTAGATGCTTAGAAGAAACTCTGGATCTAGTATAAAATTTTTAAGTAAAAGGGAATAAATTTTCCCTTTTATTTTTCTCCTTAAGATAACCGACAAATCCTTATTAATGTAACAATAAAACATTGATAATTATGAAAACAAACATTTATGAAAGAAAATTAAATTATGGAGAACAAGAAGCCATATTTAATAAGATGGTTGAAAAGACCGAAAAATATGTGATAGATAATAATATAAGAGCATTAATTCTTGGTATCTCAGGAGGAGCAGATAGTACTCTTATGGCTGCTGTATGTAATGAAGTTAGAAATAGATCTGGAATTCCTTTTTACGGATATTCACTTCCAATAAAGAATAAACCAGATGAACTTACTTCGTCTGATCTAACAGGAAATGCTTTTTGTGTTAAAACTTTTTATAGAGAAGTTGCACAGTATGATTTCTATAAAAGTTATATAGAAAATCTCTATAACTACGATTATTGTGATAATGATCGAGATATTCTTTGTGATTTATCTGGAAAAAGTATATCCGAGATAGAGGGGATGATGCCAGAACAAACAAAAATAGCCAACGGAAATATTATGGCACGTCTTAGAATGATGTACCTATATAATCAAGCTGGTATTAAGAAAGGTATTGTAATTGATACTGATAACTTAACTGAACATTATCTTGGATTTTGGACTATTCACGGAGATGAAGGAGATTTTAATCCTATGGGTGGTCTCTGGAAAACAGAAGTATACTCTATTCTTAAGTGGTTACATGCGAAGTATTATTCAGAATCTTATTTAGATACTGAAATCATAAATAAAAATTCGTACGATAAGATGGTAGCTCTAGAGAAAGCTATTAATATTACACCCACTGATGGTAATGGAATTTCTAGTTCTGATCTTGAACAAATTGGAGGAAAGGATTATACTGAAGTAGATAAAATTTTGATTCCTTTGATTTGTAAAGGTTCGGGAGCTATTTCAGAATTATCTAAAATTCATGGGATGGATACTGTAATGAAGATTTGGAATAGAGTTCAAGGATCAGAATTTAAAAGAAGAACTTCCAGAGTAATAAAAGTGTCACGAGAAGAATTATTTGAAGGATTATGATTATGATAGAATTCAAAAGAGATCCAAGATTTTTCAGAGCAGTCATTAGAAGAGAAAAAGAAGATGAAGATCCAGCTTTTAGTTATTTTATGATGGAAGATACTTTTACTAATATAAAAGATAAATATGATATTAGTAGGATTGAGAAATTTCAAATAACTAGAAAAAATTATGTAGTCTTTGGATTAATAACTGATCTTGAAAATATTACAGAAGATGATCTAATTTCTGAAACAAAATGCACAATTAATAGTTCTTACATTCATTCGCTATACTTTAAAGAACATCAATATATTGAAAAAGATGATCTCAAGGAAATAACTATTAAGATTTCTGCCGAGTATATTGGAGATTTAATGTTTTCTGCTAATGATTATGTTAATGAATATCATTGGGAAATTTGTTTGAGAGATGAAAAGATATTTAGAGATAATGAAGATATAATAAGAACAATTTTAAAATCAGAATTAAATTATGGAAGAAAAAGAAAAAAGTCTATTACTGATAATAGACCCACAGTATGATTTTTGTAACCCCAAAGGAACTCTCTATGTTCCTGGAGCAGAGAAAGCAACGAAAGAATTGTGTAAATGGATATCTGGGAAACGAAAAATCTTGGAAAAAATCATAGTTACACAAGATACTCATATGTCTTATCATATTGGGCATTCTATGTATTGGGAACAAACTCCTGAAGCATTTACAACTATTACTTCAGGGATGGTAAAATCGGGAAAATATACTCCAGCTTTTTATAATAAAGAAAATACTATCGCCTACCTTGAAGAATTAGAGAAGACAGGAAAAGTTCATACTATTTGGCCTGAACATTGTATCGCTGGTTCTTGGGGATGGAGTTTGCCCAAAAATCTAGTTGAGGAATTAAATTTATGGTCCCTCAGTAATCATGGCGCCGAATATGAGCTAATTCAGAAGGGAAGAAATCCACACTTAGAGATGTTTTCTGCCTTTTCTTATGCAAACGGCGCTAAAAAATCTGAGGGATATGAATTCCTAGATAAAATTGCTAGAGAAGATTATACCAAAGTTTATATAGCTGGTTTTGCAAAGGATTATTGTGTAGCAGAGTCGGTGAAAGATATGATGAAGGAACAAAGATTATCAGGAAAATTAGTGTTCCTAAATAAATGTATGGCTTCGATTGATAAAAATTCTGAATCTTTGAAAGTATATGAAGATGCTGTTAAAGATTTCGGTGCGATAATCGAAGAATAAAGGAAGAATAAAAAAAAGATAGGATTTAACTTGACTTTTAATTAGTCAAGACCTATCTTTTTATTTTTTTTTATTCGCCGATAATATCAAGTATTTTCACATAATTCTTTGATATATCTTCAAATAATATTTTTTCTTTTACTTCTATATCTGGATCATCCGGTAATATTTCTACAACTTCAGCACCTCTAGATTCATAATGTTGCTTAATGATATCATAAGATGAGTATTTTTCTTGTTTAGAGAAAAAGTTAACTATTGCTTTCTGTAAGGAATAATTATCTTTATTATTAACTGGAAGTCCGGAAGTCTCACAATCTAAGAGAATCATTTCTCTATTTTCGATATCAATCATCATTGCTGCTATCGAATCAGTCTTAGATGTAACGGGAACTGTTAATTCAACCTTTTGCGGATACCAAGTTTTATCACCTTCCTGTAATTTTTCTCTAGTACAATACCCCAACCATACAGGAAGAGTATCCATTCCTCGACCTTTATAATTGCAAACATCCATCACCACATATTTATATCCATTCTTTTTGCACTTATCTAGATCAACGTCTACATACTCTGCACAATCTCCTGGACGGTTTAATACATCACCAGAATGAACAGCAACATTAGAATTAAGTGAAGTATTCCATCCTATATTGCTAATATCATCATTAGACTTATATAAGAATGCATGAAGATCTAAGTCTTCATCTCTATCTTTCTGAATCCAATGAACAAAAAACCTAACAATATTTCCAGAGATTTTATATCTTGTTCCTTTGGGGATAGATACATTTTGATTTCTCATACCCTTCGGAATAGGTATTCTCTTAATTTCTGGATCGATATATACAATCTCGTTTACTAAATCTTTCTCAGTAATTCTAGAATCTATGTTGAGAAATATTTTTCGAATTATATTATCTTTTATAGTTTCTAAGAATCCAGGGTTAATTGGTTTTAATCCATCTAGTATATATAAACCTTTTCCAGGAATATTTACCACTCTAGGAGTACTTTCTGATTGATCTCTTATATCGTAGTAGCTAAGAATTTCTAAGAGTGTTTTATTTTTCATCCCTGAAGTATTTATAAAGATATCCATTATATCAGATTCTTTACCTTCTTCAAGAGCTCTTCTTAAGAGAGAATCAAATTTTCTAATAAATTCCCCTGGATGAGTAGAAATAAATTTAGCTATTTCTAGAATATCTTTACCAGTATCATACATATTCTGTACTTGAGAATTAAATGTACGATATTCTTTTGATAAACCCTTACTCTTAAGTTTTACAAAGAAATCAGCACACTCAGGATAATTTACTACATATTCCTTCGGATGTACACGTTCTGATAGTAATACCCAATGTCCATAAAAATGTTTTGCATCTCGTATACAGTTTTCTACTCCTTTAGCCTCAATTATTTTTTCTATTCTTCCACAAATTTCTCTACGTTTTGATCTAGGAAGAGAATCAAGTTTTCTCCATTCAGGATTATCAGTCTTTTTACCAGACCAAGAGTTAACTTGTATCTTTTTTGGAACATGTGGAAGACTTGGATCAGCTCCCATCAAGTACAAACTATACCTCAAGACATCATTAATCTCGGCAATTTTATATTCCGGCCGATGTCTAGCTACTATACACATCGTTTCTTTAAAAGGTATACGTTCTGGAATACTGAGTTCTGAATAATTCTCTAAGAACCATACCAACTCTTCTCTAGTTTCCCCCGTTAATGAATTTCCGGCCGACATCATTTGCCGAGGGATATCCATAAATTCGGGAGGAGTCATAACCTTAAGTTGTCGATCTGGTTCATCATCAATTATTTCCTTCTCTTCTTTAGTTGTCCAAGGATTATCTCTTAGAAATCCTTCAAGATCACCAGAATAAACTCTTTTTTGATCTAACCACAATTCCGATTTATCCTTAGAAATTACTTGTTCTGGAAATCCTGGATACAAAGGTTTAAACTTTTCCCCAGAATGATACAATTCGTGGATGTATGGAAGTAGATTTGTATGGAGATTTTCCATATCACTAATCGTCATCCTACATATTACTTCGGGAGAAAGAAAATATCTATATCTCTTTAATTCTTGAAGAAGTGAGATTAATACTCTCTTACTCTTTTCCTCCATGTTTCTAGGATCTACTAACTCCTTGCTCTCTACTAATACGCATCCTCTATGAAATGCAATAATTTCCTTGTTTAATTTCATTTCTGCCATATTTTTTTTTGGTTTATAAATTAAATTTTCATCCACTTTTTTGCTCTCTCGAATTGTTTTATGAGATCATCTATCCAAGTACTAGCCGTACAATCTTTCTCAACTAATATCCATGAACTTGGAATGTCTGCTGAGTGATTCATAATAATAGAAAAACTAGTATCTTTTCTATCTTTCCCATCACCATCTAAGAAAAGTATTACCCCAAAAACACTCCCAAAGAAATATATCCTTGGAAGATGAGGTTGTTTTGATAGGTCCAGTTTATCATAATGATTTTTCCATGATCTATCTTTCAAATCATTTTTAATTAATTCATTTATTTCATCCATTTTTCTATTTGTTTATTTTTCTACACTTATAAGAGTTTCTCGCCTTCTACAGTTATGGTCCTATGTTTCTTTTGTAGTTCGTCAAGTAATTTTCTTTTTAGTGTTCCAGGGAGAGGAATTTGTGGAAACAGCAACGTCTCACTTCTATGTTTCCAAAGCCACTCATCTATCTCTTCGAAGGATTGCTCAAAGACTTCAAAAACTGGTTGCTCATCATAAAACCATTCATCTAAGAATTCAACTTTAAAATCATATAGTCTAAGGTGAAGTCTAAGTTCGTCTAATTCTGAACCCTCTCGTGTAGATATTATTTCTCCAAGAGGATTATGAAGACGATATTGATTTTTTCGTTTTTCTAAGTCTCCGGTATATCCAATTTTTACAACCTTCCTTATTCCTTTCCATGCGCCAGATCCAAATAAATATAACATTTTATAATTTACTCCTTTTTCTTCTTACCTTTAATAATTCCAGCAACCCTATCTCCTGCCGCATCCTCTATCTTATTCCGCTGCTTCTTAAGGTTATTTTGATATCCATAGGTTGCACCAAGAATAGCTCCTGCAATCGGAATGGCAGCTGCTGCAATTTCATCATGGGATAAATATGTAAAATCATCAAGTGACCTATGTGTACCATAGGTAGTCAATGTTTCAGCACTTGCCATTCTTGCTTTCTTTGCAGCTTCTTCTACTGTCTGTTTCATAACTTATTCGGATTTGTTTTACAATAATTTTCATTCTCTTTCAGTTTTAAAATATTATTCAAATGTTCGTCTGAAAGCAGATGCTTATTACTAAAATTACCCAACATTATACGAGGTTCAATATTTTCATCTCTCATAAATTTCTGTAGTTCGTATATATGAAAAAGCAAACCTTCACAATCTACTGCGTAGTATTCAACGCCATCGTCATTGTTGGCAGATACTTCATAACCAATCCATCCACCGTTACCCATATAAGTATTTATCTCAATATTACGGCAAAAGCCATAACTGATAAGTAATAGCCTTAGTACATCTTTCCCACTCATACACATTTCGATTTATCAATTTGTCCTATACGCTGTCTTTCAAATCCCTCTATCTGTGCGTCAGTAAGGTTGTTCAGCCATTCATCAGCATACTTTCTGTACTTGGCATGATTGCATTTATAAAACTCCAATCTAAGCCATTCAATAGTTATGTCCTTTTGTTCCATAATCATCTGGTTATAGTAGTTCTTTTATTAAATAAAACCATAAGTATCAAGGCAAAGGCGACTTTCAATAATCGCTTTTTACCAACAATTACAATGTTGTCTTTGGTTATTCCACTATCAGTTGTTATGCTGTACCATTTACTATATGGTGGTAAGCACCTATAAATATGAATTTTAGAAAATGTATATTTCATAATTACCTCCTATGTGTTTTATGGTTCTTGTTCATTCAACATAATTTTATCTCCTTCTCCCATATACCTAACGTTAATGATCTATGAAATTCGGGATTATATAGATCCTCCAATCCCTCCTTCCTAGATAATTCTTCTATTTCCTTTAATATATCTTCTAAGTATTTACTCTTTAATTCCTGTATCCCTGGAACTTCTGATCTCAAATACTCTCTAAATCCTATTATATACTCATCCTTATCAATTAAATATTTATCATCCAATGAGATCTTTTGAAAATTATCTACTATCTCCTGAGAATAATAAAACCATTCTCTTCTCTTAGGATAACTGTATTTATTATATAAAGAGTGAAAGTAAGATTCTAATTCTGTATCTCCCTCCCTAGTATCTAATAATTTACACTCCGGACTATGTAGGTAATAAGAGTCTACCCTAGAATCTATATCTTTAGTATATCCTATCTTCAAGAGATCTAATACTTCTTTTGTATCTTTATTATAATATGTTGTTTCTATCAAATATATCATAATCTATTATCCTTTCTTTTTTAATAATTCATATCCCTTCGTTTGTTTCTTTTTTCCAGTAGTTTCATCCAAAATAGATATATAAATCAATTTAACCTCAAAATAACTCTCTAAGTCCTTCGCTTTAGCTATTTTATTATAATTAATACTAGAATATAAGTACCCTAACCTATCTTTTATTCCAGATAATGTTATTTTATCCCCTACCTTAAATTCATTATAAATAGTAGCTTCTAAAAGTTCTTGACTAAAAGTTACTATTCCTAAAGCTTTCATAATAAAGGTTTTACTATAACTAAGAGACTTCAATCTTTCAGGCCCTAATGTAGTATAGTAAGATTTAATTTCATCTGAATTAGATATTTGATTTAAAACCATATCAATAGCTCTATCAGATAATCCATATTCACACAATAATTTTAATTTTTCTTTCATTGTAGTTAAACCCGTATATACCTGCAAAAACTCAGATACCTCCTGATTTACTATATCATCTGGTGTAAGAATACTATGTACCGTGCTAAATACTGTAAATCTATCCTTATAATCAATCTGCTGTATCTTAAAAGCCCTAATCTCATTTACTAGTACTAAATTATTAATAACTGGTTTAAGAATAATATTACCATCGGAAGTGTGGATTTTATTTACTGCTACATAGTCATCCTTATAATTTTTTAAATTAGCTAAATCTTGATAACTTTTAGATAATGCAAACTTATCCTCTTTAAGAGAAGTAGAGTATGCTCTAAGTAGACTTTCCGTCATTTTCTTTTTTGATTCTATTATCTTTTGAAAATATTCTCCGGACATTCTTCTATAATCAGCAGTAGATCTATAATAAAAAGTAGCTGAATTTTTCCAAAGATTTTCGAATAATCTCTGCCTACCTAAAATCTGTGGTAAGTCCTCAGAGATATCCACTGCAAGAGAATCAGTATTAGAATCACTAAAAATAAAAGATCTAGCACATCTTGAATAAAAATCTGCCCCAAGGTATACAGTTCTAGTACAAAATGTAAACATCTTAGGTTTCTCCTCCTTCTTAGGAACCTTTCCAATTATGAAAGATTTACCTAATCTCCTTTGAATCTTTTTGAGGTTATCATCTGTCCTAGAACATAATATATTACATTGTTCTGGGGTGAGGTTGTTTTTCTTTATAATAGATGTAATATGATTTACAGAGTTTACATAAAATACTGCTTCATCTGATACTATTCTAGTAGGAATCCCATTTCTCATTACCGTAATCTCCTCAAAATCTCCAGATAAATATTTTTGAATTATCTCAGAAGCCTTCTCTCCTACAGACCTCATCACGAATACATCTAAGGCTGGTTTAATAACTCTTGATGGATCTTCAGTATGCCAATCCAACTCGTAATAAGGTAAGTCTCTAAATTCATCTAACATTTCTAAGTATTCATCCATCATAGGAGTAGCAGATACGAAATAAGCTGTAGGAGATTGTTTAAGGTATTCCAGAAATTTAAGCTCAGTATTACTTTTGAAACGGGCGTCATGAAGTATTGATTGAAACTCATCAACTATAGTATAAAATGTATAAAATCTATTCAGTTTCTCCAAGATGTCCTTTACAATTCGGTATGAATCGTATGTAACTAATATTTTACAAGGTAATCCATTAATACTCCTAGACATACAATACTCTTCAATCTCTCCATATAGTCTTTTATAAATTTCAGAATTTATACTATTTGTATTGATATCATTAGTAAAAGAAGCACTATTTTTATCAATCTTAGATAAATCTTTATCTATATTAGACTCCTTATCCATTTCATTTACTACTAGATAAACATCAAACTCATGTTGATCTTTCTTATTTTCTAGTAACATCTTTCTAGGACTACATAAAATAACATTTTCATTACTTCTAATACAATATTCAGTAAATCCACAACCTGGAAGTTGTTTATTGATTATACATTTACCGGGGAAATTGTTAAATCTAAAATTCTCCCATTCACCTATATACCTAATTCCTCTAGGTACTATAATTTTATCTTTTATCATATTAATAAATATTTTAAATTACACAAATCTAATCATTGAATTCTAATACAGAATCCAGTTTTTTCTTTAGGTATCCTAAATCTGAAGACTAGGGATACCTTTATTTCATTAATTAGAGTTTAACGGTATTATAAGAGCAAAATACAACTTTAAATCAGTTTTTTACCTACAAGTATTAATATAGATTTAAAGTTTATAAAAAGTTGTAGTGGTTCTTCTAAATAAGCGAATATAATGAGAGACCCGCCTCCCCTTCAGGGAGAGCGTGGTCGTCTTATTTAGAAGGTTCACGATACATCTTTATTAATATATCTTATTAATAATCTAATGAACCTTAAAAGAGTACCGTCCA